TCAATCTGTCGGGCGCTCGCCCTCTTCTACCCTCCTCTTCTCCCGCGGTCGCCGCGGCATTTTCGGCACCGCCTCCACTGAGGCCGTCCCGAAAAGATCTGGCTCGCTAACTGTTACCGTTTCGCCCGGCACAGGTGGCAGGTTCCCCCCGCGAATCTGTTCGACCATCTCTGGCGGCAGGTTCACTTCTTCAATCGCGCCGATTCCCTGTTCAATAATCTGCTGAAGGAACACTGACTGTTTGCGGCCAGTAACCGAGGCCAGCAAGCGCAACCGATGCGCTATGGCCGGATCGAGCCGCACGCCAACAACCTCAAGCTTGTTCTCTTTGCTTCTTCTCACACCACTCCTGATGGGATCGTTTGAAATGCCTATCTATTGTGAGGCCGCCCTGGACCTTTTGTCGCAATGGCGATCTATCGCCTGCTGATGTTCCTGCGTCAGTGTTTCGACGCGCGTCAGCCGCGCATCATTGCTGCCATTCGAACGTTCTCTTCCTTCAGTTCCGCCCGTATCTAAAGACCGATATCACGCATCGTCGCAACGTCATGCGCGATATCGGCAACGTGCTATATAACGGTCACGCCGGTCGCGATCAACACCCCCATCCCGGTTAATACACCCCAGAGCGGGATCGCACGTTCGACCCGCAACGTGACCTTCTCCGTTTCTTTCAGTTCCTGTGCTGTCATCCCCTACCTCTTGCGCGTTGCCACACAAACGGACGCGCCCGTTCACTGATGTGGTGGAAGTGATGAGCTGGAGCGCGACCTTCCCATACGATGCCGGGCACGATCGGATATGCTTCGATGAGATGTCAGGTGCCCGGATGACGAGGGGCGATGCCAGCAGAAAATACTGGCCTGAGTGATTCTGTGCTGGAGTGGACCATGCAAACCACGATACTGCTTTGACCTTCCCAATCCTCCAACACTTCGATATCGACGAACTCTGTACTTACCGCTTCAACGACCCTTCCCCGCTTCATCGGCAGGTCGCCCTCTGACCTGCCCGCCCCACTCACGGGCTCAGCTGTCCGGATCGATCGATCCAGCGCCGTCCGTGTCTAGATGCCCTGCCCGCATCGGCTGCGATCCGCAGCCCTACGTGCATGCGAACCGCTTCAAATCATCCATCAATACCGAAACTACAACTTACGTAACGAACAATACATTATCGCCGCTCCAAGCTCCGGTTCGGGTTTGCGAACGCATTATCGCGCCATCATGGGCAACTGGAGCCCGCCCTGCCCTTTTTCTGCGTGGAACAATTCACGGTTTTCGGCGCAAGCCCATGATCCATAAAGGGTTCGCGCCCCTCATTCTTTTTTCAACGATGTTTCACGGATTGGTCTGATCTTCAACCGATCTCTAGCTTTTCCCGCCAACACCTTACCCGACGGGGCTTGGCCGGAGGAAAGTTAACTTGCTCTCACCCCGTTTACCGGCTAGAGTTCACCAAAATTCTGTCGTGCGACACATTCTTCGGTACATGGTGATTTTTTTGAAAACCGAGGAATCCACAATCAAGAGGTATCTCTCGTGAATGCAAGCACTTTGCTCGCTACCAAACTGCCGCCTGCGCTGGACTTTGCCGCATCCATGGACACCTTGTCCGACGTGGCCGAGCGCGCGGCTGGGGTTCTCAATCAAATTCGCGACCGGATGCTTGAACCATACCCGCGCAAGCGCCCACCCACATTCACCAGCGCACAGGTCGCCAACCTTTGTGGACTTGAGAAACTGCGATTTCAGTACCTGACCACGAAGGGAGACCTCCCCGCTGGCACATCAGTCGGAAACGGCAAGAGCAAGACCTTTACCTTGGACGAAACGTTACGTTACATCCGCGCTGCTGGCAATCGTCCTGCGCGACCACAAAACGCGCCCGGTAAGGTTGTGACCGTCGCCAACTTCAAGGGTGGTGTAGCGAAGACCACAACCGCCGTCTCCCTTGCACAGGGACTCACTTTGCGCGGCCGAAAAGTTCTGGTCATTGACTGTGATCCGCAAGGTACCGCAACACAACTTTGTGGCTTCTCCCCCGAGACTGAAATCGGCGAAGAAAGGACGCTAATGCCTCTGATCTATGGGGATGAGACGGGGCTGGACTACGCAATTCAAGAAACCTACTGGCAAGACTTAGACTTGATCCCTGCGTCATCTGGACTCTTCAGCGCTGAGTTTCATATTCCGGGCAAGCTGGCCAGCGACCACGAGTTCGCGTTCTGGAACATCCTGAATCAAGGACTGGTCGACATCAAGGACAGATACGACGCCATTATCGTCGACACCCCGCCCTCTCTGAGTTATTTGACCATCAATGCTCTGATGGCGGCTGACGGACTATTGATGCCCTGCCCGCCTGAGGGCCTCGATTTCGCGAGTTCAACGCAATTCTGGTTCCTCTTCACGGAAATGGCGCGCCACGTTCCGGCAATGCGCGAGACGAAGAACTTCGATTTTGTGAATGTCGTCCTGACGAAATCCAAGAACGATGATCTTTCCGGCGTTGTTCGGGGCTGGCTACAAAAGGCGTACGGGGATCGCGTTCTTCCGTATGAAATCCCAGAGTCGGTCGTCCCCAAGAGCGCATCTGCTCAGCTTTCTACCGTCTATGACCTAACGAAGCCCGAAGGCAGCGTCGCCGCATACACGCGATTCAAGGATCCGATGGATCAGTTGGTCAGGCACATCGACTCACAGTTTGTTCAAGCGTGGTCGTCTTCCCAGATGGAGGTCTAATGCGCGCAGCACAACGACTCAGTGAAAAAACAAAGGACATCGAGGTCCCCGAGCCCTCCCACTCGACAGCTGGTGATCCCTTTCGTCCAAGAACTGCCCCTGGTGGGGCGTTGGCGTTCCAATCGGCGATGCGCGAAAAGCAAGCCGAAATCGACGCAATGTCCGTAGAGTTGGCCGAACTCCGAGCACAGAAGCAGAGCGGCGCACCTAGCGGTGTCGAGATTCCGCTCGACCAGCTACATGAAGTCGTCGGCCGCCGGCGCTATATGCCACCGGAGAAATTCATCGAACTGCGGGAGAACTTGCGTCACAACAAGCTCATCCAACTGGTCGTTATTCTGCCTCGTGCCGAAGGCGGATATGAAATCCAGTCGGGTCACCACCGGGTCGACGCCTATCGAGAACTAGGACGTTCGACCATTCGCTGTGTACTGGGCGATGCCACGGGTGACGAAGCAGATGACGGCGCCTTCTGGGCCAATCTGATGCAATCAGACCTGACCGACTATGAGAAGTACATCGGCTTGACGCGCATCCATGCAAAGCATCCCGAACTGAGTCAGGCGGAGCTTGGTGAGCGCGTCGGCATCAGCAGCTCGCACATCAACGCCCTTCTCTCCTTCAACCGCCTGCCAGAGCAAGCACGGGCCATCCTCGACGCCAACAAGGCAATCATGGGTGCCAACGCGGCAGCGGAGCTGGCAACGATTGCAGAGACCGGGAACGCAGATCGGGTTGTGGAAGCGGTGCGACGCCTCTCCGAGCGTGAGCTGGATCAGGCGCAGGCGGTCAAATATGCTAAGGCCGTCGAGACGCCCAAGCCAGCCAAGGCGGTTGCCGCGGTGTACAAGGTCAAGACTGGGAAAAGCACATGGTGCGACGTTCGCACGACAAAAAACATCATGCGCATCGAGTTCCAGTCGGAAGCCGTAGCAGATGCTGTTCAAGAGGCCATCAAGCAACACCTCGAACTACTCGCCGCGAAGTCTTAAAACGCTAAGTGATTGATTTTATTGCGATCCGTAGTACGGATGAGGAGAGCGCAGTGAAATAACTGCCAGAAAGACAAAAGCCCCCAGCTGGAAACTGAGGGCTTTTGCGTAAGTGGGCTTGGCTGGAAACCTTCGCTCACTACACTCTCCAGCTGGAAACTGGAAAGGTCAACTCACAAGATCGGAGTGTAGCGCAGTGAGATAGCCAGTCAAGCGTTTTCAATCCATTTTCTAAAAATGGAACGCTCGACATGTCTATCGCGCAACATTTCGTTGCTGGCGAGGGATCAACACACCCTTCTCCAGCCCATTCCGATCAGGCCGCCCTTTCTGCATTCCAGTGCGACACCACGAATCTCCCGTGGGTGATCTTTCGCGCTGCCTTTCGCGCCAATCACATCGACGGCATCTCACAACGCGCACGCGCCCTGCTCTCGGCACTCGCCCGCACCGTTGACGCCGATCGCCCTTTTGCCTCGATTTTTGCCCGGCGTGAACTCCTCACCGGCCGTGCCCTGCAATCCATGCGCACACTGTACCGAGCCCTCCATGATCTCGAAACCGCTGGCCTGGTCGAGCGTCGCCCCCAAAACCGCTATGTCGAAGCGGGACTCTTTGGTCGTGCCTACCTGCACCTGACACAGCAGGCCGCGGAACTCCTCGGCCTCGTGGAGGAACGCCCGGCTCCGGTTGTCCCCGCCACTGCAGACGCGGGCGGCTCCGACGAGGGCAAGGGCCCAGACCAGGCAAATGGTCCGTGTGCCACTGTGGCACACGGTGCTATATATAAGGATCTTTACCCTGCTTCTCTTCAAAAGAGACAACCGGGGCAAGTGCCTGCGGACCTCCAGCGCCTGCGGTCCCTGGGTTTTTCTGATTTCCTGATCTTCAAACTCATGCGCCAAGCGCGTGATGCAGGCAAGAGACTTTCCGATGTCGTCGAAGTTACGTGGCAACATCTGAAGGCCGCCAAGCGACCCATCTGTTACCTTGGCGCCCTGCTCCGCAACCCTGTCGATTTTTCGCACCAGTTGCGCCAACGCAGCCAGGCCAGCGCCGAAGCCGAGGCCCGCAGGCAGCGCGCGGTCGAGGCACAGGCGGTGGCGAAGCAGAGCGCCGGGAAGGTCTTCGAGGACGTCGATCGAAAGCTGCGCTATAGCGTCGACGCTTCCGGCGAACACCTCTCGGTCTACAGCCACGAGGAAGGAATCGAGCGTCAGGCGACGAACTGGCAGGCAGGCTTTGCAACTGCTCTCGCCGGCGGCCGGCTGCGAGAAGCCGTGCCTGTCGGACTCGCAACCGTCGCAATGTCCTTCGCCAGGACCGAACCCAGGGTTCCAGTGACGCCGGCAACACGCGCTCACATCGCGGGTATCTGGGATGTGCTCAAGCCCGGCCGGAAGGACCTCAAGGCAGGGCCAAAAAATGAAGGGGGGAGGGTGAGGCTGGAATCTCTCCAGCCTCACTTGGAAACTACCAGGGTCATTGCTTCCCCGGTTTGAAGATCTGGACATCAGCAAGCGGCAGACGTCCAACAAGCGAGCCGTTGCCTACGCCGATCAACGTACGAATGAGCCGCAGGTAACTGGTATCGATGCCTTCGTCCTGACACCAGTTAATGAACTCCGCGGGGCTGACTTCGCAAGCCGGTGTTTCCGGCGTCGCTTCGGCCTGCTCGACCTGTCGATCCACCCAGGCCAACAGGGACTGGAGCAGCACCCAGGCGTCGTACACTTCGGCGGAATTGCCGGTCAGCAAGCGTCCGTCGAGCGCATGGCATTCGACCGGCGCAGCGTCGTCTGCTGCGTCGACAGGAGGATCGATACCATAGATCAAACTGCAGGCGACTTCCGCGGTCCAGAACGCTCGGGCGAGCCACCACACTACCCGCGCGCACTGCTGCGCAGCCACGCACCGGGATTCGGTGTCACCCGGCCTGAGCGTGGCCACGTGACGCAAGTCCCGGATGCCTTCCGGTATCCGGCCGCCCTCACCGGATTTTTCCAGCAGCTCGACGAGTTGTGCTTCCAGCAGATCAAATTCGGCCCGATTCTGTCCCTGATCGCGGCACAGGGTTTCGTACACGGACATCAACATACTCCTTCTTCCGATGCGGGTGCGTCACAAACGGTACCGGTCACGAACGGCAGCTGGGGAAACACGACCTGTCTGCATTGGGTCGCCTGACCTCCCGTTGAATCCGGTAGCTGCCTGTCTGCATCGGCCCAGATGATCTGCACCACGCAGGCACGGCCTGGATACAGCTCATCAAGCAACTGGCTCATGCCGGCGTGTTCCCCCGGCGTCGCCGTATCCGGCGTGGCTATCAGGCGCAACTCAACCCGGCCAGGGATCAGATCGTCTCGGATGCCAAGCGGCGTCTGCCCCTTCGTCTTCGAAAGCTCCCGGACCACCCGTTCAATGAGCAGCAGGGCAGAGCGACGGCTGATATTGCCCGAGACGATCAGCTCGGGCAGTTGCGATTCCGTCAGTCCGGCCGTGAAGAAAAACTGGTCGGTACGATCGGCGATCGTGTTCGACGCGTCAAGGCAAACATAGCCGTGCGCCCGGATTCGCTCCCTGATGTCGAGGCAGAAATCCTGCACCCGATTTTCTGCCTCGCGGACCCGGTCCGCACTATAAGCCAGTGTCAACATGATGACCTTCCTCCTTGTGGATGTGCTGGTGTGAAGCGGGCGCCTTCATGGCGCTCCGCAGTGGTGATATCTGTCGGAGTTTGTTTTCATTTAAATTAGGACTACGAAATAAACGGGTTGACCCTGTGGCGTCTGATCGTAAGCTTCAAATGGGGGAGTGGATGAACTCCGTGTCATGGTGAAGTGCCCGATACCGGAACAGTTCGACCTTGCGCTCGTGATAGACACGGTGCTGAATGATGTCCATGCAGTTCAGGTAGATGAACTCCGGGACCCTGCCACTGGTGAGCCTGCGCAGGCGCCCGAGTACCTGCAGGTTGGCTTGCACGCTGCTGAGCGCAATAGCCAGGATTACCGTGGTCAGATTCGGGATGTCGATTGCCGTGCCACCCGAGAGGAGGGTGGTGCTCCGGATATCCGGCGTGATCGCATTCTCGAAAGGGTCTTCTTCGATGTAGCGCCGCACATCGAGATGGGGATGGCGTCCGCGGAAGAACTCGGTTGCCCGCGTACACATGGCGACCGTGGTAAAAAAGACAGCGAGTCTTTCGCCTGGAATGTGGCCCTCCAGATACCTCATCCGGACGATCCCATCGATGAGATCCAGATAGCGGTGAAGCAGTTCGGGATCCTTCATGACGCTTAACTCGAAGCGCTGGTGCGAGTAGTTTTTGGTGAGTGGATCGCGGTAGCGGATACGTTCGGGATGCCTGAAGCGGTAGAAAAGGGCGGTCACCCTCACGTACCGGTCATAGGCCGGGCTCTTGTAGCGCGTCGGAGTCGGGTACGCGATCTCGTACATCCTGTTGAGAAATCCATCGCTGTGTAGCAGCGTCGCCGACAGCGAAAGTGATCGTTGGCAGTGCGTATAGAGGTCGAAGCGGAACTGCATGGAAAAATGCTCGTGCACTTCATCGATGAGACGTAGGCCGGCGCCGAGCCATCCCATGAGCTGATCTGGCAGACAGGCGTAGCCCATCTGCAGCGTGGTTTCGCCGTGACGCTCATAGACGTTGATCCATCGCTGCAGTGTCTTGCTGCTGATGATTACAATCGGGCTATGCAGGGTACCGGAAGCCGCCATCGCCAGCAGCGCTTTCAGATGCCGCACACCGCGCACCACCATGACATCTTCAAGCTCAACGTCGCAGATCTCGCGGATCTCCAGCACCCACTTTTCGATGTACTTCGGCAGCACCTCGATGAGCGTTCTCAACCGTAGGCGGCTTATACCGAAGAGGGACACAATGCCCTTGCCCTTGCCGGTCTGTAGTCCGATGAAGCGCGATCGCGGCTCGCCATCCGCGGTGATGTAATCGACCGCGGGCTCCTGATAATCCCGCAACGTCCATCTATCGCGGATGGACACATTAATCTCCCGCGCAACAGGTACTGGCTCCTCGATCCTCTCGATGAGCGATTCATGACCGATTCCACACCCAACGAGGTGCTGCTCGAAACGCTCGAGCACATTGATGTGGAACCGGCACTCGCGATGGTCTTCCCGCCAGGCGAAGTAATCATGCAGCCGCCCGCTGATATACCGGCGGCCCCGGCGTCGGCGGCCGTACTGGATAAACTGCCTCGCAAACTTTTCGACGACTTCGCGTCCTTGGGGAGACATCCGGTCCACCACGAAATGATGCGACCGCACTGATAAACGTAATTCCGCCATGACCGGTCTGGTAAAGAGAATGGTGATATGGGGGCATCGGACTTCCAGCTGACGCCCCGCAACGCAGGTTCTTTCAACCGGAGACGCAGGTCTCGGGCTGAAGAATCTCGCGAGGAGAGAGGAACACGTCGAACGGATGATCCATGCGCCTCGTGTGAATGAAACTCACTGGATCGGTCAGCACTTCGCGGTGATGTTCGAAGGCCATCGCAGCCGAGAGCGAGCGGTGTTTCATTGATAGCGACATGACACCAAGACCCGCGGTCGTCCACGGCTTGGGCAGACTGTAGTCAAGCGTCTCGGCCGAGACGATCATGGCCTGCCGCAGCACCATGGCAAGGACCGTCAGATTTACGTCGAGTTTGCTGTTGACGAGATCGAAAAGTTCGACGAGCGCATCATCGGGCAACGTCCTCTTGTCCCGCTTCTGCATCATGCCCACGCTCGATTCCAGCAGCTTGGCAATATCCTTCGAATGATCCGCCATGCTGAAGTGTTTCAGTGGCAACGCGAGAATGGGCCACGAACTGTTCCATCCCTCCATGTCGATGACGTGGTTGCCTCTCTCGTCGCTCGTCAGGCCGACCTTGCGGATGTGGCGCATGAGCTCGTGCGTGATAGACGCGACGCGCTGCCCCGCGCGGGTTGGAATTTCTGGACCCGTGGCAACGCCGACTTCCCCCGTCACAATGCTGATACACGGGACCTGCGAGAAGCGCGCGATGTTCAGGTTCTCGACGTTTTCGACTTCAAATATGTCGTTGATATTGGGTATTGCCTCTCCCGGGATAATGAGCCTGACCGGCCTGCCTTTCAGTCGCGCGGCCAGCAGGTACGAATTTTCATCGGCGCCCAGTCTCAGGAACTGCCGGTCCGCCTGATGCAACACCGCTGGTTCGATCGATGCAGTTCTATCCAGGTGCTTGACTGCGAGCACCGACTGCGATGACTTCTCGGTGAGCAGCATGCAGCACAGGTGTCCGATGTTGGTGTCTTTCGGTACTGATCGGGATAGTTCTCCGAAACAGGCTGAACACACACCCGCCGGATCCGGATGAGCGCAATGCAGGACCGTGCGCAACCGGATGGTCCTGCCGACGAGATCCGTATCGCGCTTGCGGATGGTCCTGAGCTCACCGGATGCTTCATCGAGATAGTTCATGCCGGCCAGCAGCGCGATATCGTCCGTGCGCACCATCCAGTGCGAATACTGATCGGTACCGCAATCGCCATGGTGCAACCGCTGGATGTTCATGGACATGAGCTGCAGGCGCCGCGAAAAATACTCGGTATCCTGCAGTGGTGCCGCGGCGAAGAACAGGGACTTGGCGGCCGATCTCGACTCGACGAGCGAATCCCGGAAACTGCGGATGCCTTCGGTAAAGCTCGGCAGTACCGGCAGCTCGAACTGGTTCGAGTCAATATCCGTAATCTTTCCGCGAAATGCGACGCACTCGAGCAGTTGTTCGAAGCGCACGGTTCCCGAGCGCGCGGCGATCACGATCGGATTGCGATCGAGCGCGGGGTCCTCGCGGATGATTGTGCCTACCTGAGAATATGCGTCTTCGAGCATGCGGTCAGTGACTTCACCCAGCGGCACTGCGTACACCGGCCTTTTCGCTTCCACAACGGGAGGATGATCGACTACCTTGACGAAGTCCGAGATATCGAAGGAAACGATGTACTCCTCGAGCCGCAACGAGAGATCGTTGTACATCGTGTTGACGATCTCATACGTGCGTCGTCCGATCCGGTCGACCGTGACAACAGGATCTGACTCATAGGCATCAAGCACGTCCCACGCTACATTGGCCAGCAGTTTCAGATGTGTACCGGTGTCCAGCCGGCGACCATCCAGGACGTGCGTGACGTGATGTCTCATGAGGACCGGCGCAGCTGGATATTCCCGGAGCAGATCCCATCCGTAGCTGCTGTACAGCGTCGAACGGTGATCGACCTGCAGTTCTCCATCGTCGAACATCAGCCGGAACGTGCCATGAAGCATGCCCCAGAGGCTCTCTGTGCTGTAGTCCAGCAGCGTTCTGGCAGAAATGCGTCTCATGTTATTTCCTCGCATGGGGCGGGCTCTGATTGGGTGGGTTCTCCGTTGTCGGGATGAACGACAGGCTGCGCTCCGTTGGGCCACGGGTTGGGCCAATCCGGCACGTGAGGCGTATAGACAAACTCGACGCCCATGCAGGCAAGCAGGTGCCTGACGAGTTGCAGCGGGCGGTTGTTGCCATAGGGGACGACCGGGCGGTCCACTGCACTGGCAATGTCGGCAGGGTTCTCCGCGCAGAGGATTGAATCCAGAATCGCCTGGTGTGTCTCCCGGCTGTTGTTGCGGTCAACGATTTCGGCCACCGCCCGCGGTCCGCAATATGCCGCGATGAGTCGCATCTCCGCTTCGCCAAATGCCCTGATCGACTGCGGGCGGTAGGGCAGGGCATATTTGTCGACGTTGGTGACGGGAGACAGGACGCCAAAGTGCTGTGTCTTGCCCGACGACACCGCGGTCCCGTCGTCAGCGATCTTCTCGAGCAGGATGATGTACATGCTGCCGATGCGGACCGGCACCTTCGTTCTTACTTCGCGCCCCGAATTGCCGGTATAGGTAACCGGCCCGTAGGTGGACCAGTAGCCCTTCTTTTCCAGCAGCCGGACGATGTCGGCGGTGTGCCTTGGATTATCGGGAGGGTAGTGCAGGGTGAGTATGCCGGCCGCGATGATGCTTGCCAGATGCTCAGCCATGGGCCTCTGGTAGCGACTGTTGGTAGATTGATCTGAGCCGGGTGTGAACCACTTTGCCATGTCCGGCACGACGATTTCGTAGTAGCCGATGAGCCAGTCGACTGCCTGCCTGAAGAGGGCAGGGCCTGCGTTTTCGATCTCGCGGATTCTCGCAAGCGTGTTCTGCTCGTGAGGCTTGAGCCCGAACCACCGGCAGATCTGATTCACCACATCGCGCGAATACGCGTTGATGAAGAGTTCATAGGCGCGCCCGGGATTCTCGCGCGAGACAATCGAGTTTGGGGCAAACACGATTTCCGCGCGGTTGCCGTCCGCGTCAACGGGCATGGCTTCGGGCGGCACCACCTTGCAGATGACTCCCTTGCCGCCATGAGTGTCAGTGATCTTGAACCCGACGGTTGGCGTGATCTCGTACTCGATCACGAACTCGATGCGCCAGTCGTCGACCGGTGCATTGCGGTACAGCTTGAAGACGCGTTCCTTTGTCTGCGTCGTGGCTGCCAGCGCTTCCACCACCAGTCGGTGGAATTCGGGTGTCAGGTGCAGATATTCCCTGCCGCGCTCGCGTTCGAGCCGCCGGTATTCCTTCACGATTTCGCTGTAAAACTCGTGCAGCGCCTCGTCGTATCGTGCGGCCTGTGTTTCCATGCCCCGTGGAGTCGGAAAGACACTCGCCTGGCGGTCGTGATGTACGCGGATATCGATGACCCGCCCACGACCGGTGCGAGCGTAGGTCAGGCGGTCAAACACGTGATCGGGCTCCATGAGGTCATGCATGCCCTGCTCTACAATCGCGAGCTCGCGATCGTAACTCTGCGGATCGCGATCGTAAGATCGCAGTGCCATCAGCAGTCCGTCGGGACGGACGTAATCTCCGATGTCGGGAAATGCCTTGAAGTTCTCCGCGTCGCCGTAGATGTTCAGCGGAAAGTAACGGTGGCCGAATTCCACCACGCGAACTTCGAACTTGTTGAAGACGAATTCTTTGACGAGATCCGAGGAGACCAGCACTCCGTCTTCTGATGTTGCGGGATGGGTCATGAAGGCGACATTGCACTCACGACCATATTTGTAGCCGCCCGCGTCGGTGACTGAGGGTGAATCAGTCAGGATCGTGCCGGCGGCGAGCCAGTCGCCCGCCTTCAGGCGTGACAGCGCTGGCTTGATGACATTGCGGAATCCGAAGTGTGTGTGATACGACGTGTGGGTTTGCACATCGATACAGCCAATCTCGTTGGTATGAACGTCCTCGTAGATGATGAGCGTGTGGGGATTGTCTTCACGGTTGCGGATAACGCAATCTGCCCCAAGCGTTGCGCGGTAGCGGTCAATCACGCGGATGACCTGACAGTCGACCGGCACGCGGGTCGAGAAGGTGTATTTGGCGAACTCCCGTTCGGCGCCGGTCTGGCAGTACCGCTCGGTTGCACCGCGGAAAGTCAGCATCTGTCCCAGGTGCGAGGCAAACATCTGTTTGCGCACTGCGCTGTCATTGCCGTCCCACGGATTGAGGCTCAGGACGTTGAGCAGCTCCATGTGCAACTCATTCGGTTCTTCACGCAATACGCCAGCATCGGATTCATACGGAGCCTCACTCAGATCGTTCATGGGTACCTCTCAAAAAACGCATTCACCAGCCAGCAGGCAAGGCCATCAGGCCTGTGACCTGAATGGCTTCCAGATGAGTGATATAGGTCTCAACCGTTTTTCGTAAGGATCTGCACCATGGCCGCGTCGACCGCATCGGCCACCCCGATCACGCCTGTCGTGCGGATTGCACCAATAGGCAGTCTCATGTTGAATCCGGGCCCCGCCGTCTATTACACCGACGCATTTCGTCGGGTTCTCGAAGACCACATGGGCTTTCTCAGAGCACACCCGGCAACGCAGCTCGTCCCGGTATCCGCCCAGGATTCGGACTGGGCTTTCGAACATGATCTGTTCGGATTCCTCCAGAGCCTGGGTATCGCACCCCAGTATCACTGGGTGGCGATGCGGATGAACAACTACACCGATCCCACCGAATTTGGCGCGAGTGCATCGCTACTTCTTCTGCCTCCGCAAAACGTGATCGAGCAGATACGCTCGGCATATATGGCCAGCAGCGTCATGACTGCGTGACTGGACTCCCTTTTCCAAAAAAGAAGTACGGGCCTTGCAGGTCAAACGCCAGGAGCGGTTAGTCCATCTCGCCCCCTCCTGGCAGAGGGGGCTGAGGCTGCCAGACTTCCTTATTCCGGGACCGGTTCTCCAGTCCTGACATCGACACGAAGGGGACGTGCCTGACCCGTGGGATACGCGATCTGGCCTTCGTCGGTAATGTGCGCGTCCGCGCAAACGCGCCAGGCCTGTGCCGCACGACCTATGGGTCTGTCCTTCGAGTACGGACGTGCACTCGCTGCCGCCAGAAGTGTCGTGCCCTTTCCCCACTCGCCGCCGTCCACGACGATGAAATGGGTCAGTCGTGGGTCGGATTGCCTTACATTCATCTTGTGTTCCTGTTCGTTAAATGAAGCTGTTGGGAAGAGGAGGGGGTCAGTCCTCAAGGCCGTAGGCTTTCGCGAAGGCGTTCTGGCTTGTGTAGCATTCAGAGGTACCTACGCGGTAGCGGCTGGTCGATCCCCGGATGTACACGTGAACGCGGCCATCCCTGTGCTCGGCAACATGCAGGTGGCCGTCATCCTTGAGTCCCATGCGGACGTGAACGGTGCCGCAGACGTTGTTCATCGCGACCATGGCTGAGAAGGCGGCTTCAGCCTGGGCACGATCCAGCATTTTTATCATTAGCTATCCTTCGTAAAGATCCTTCCAAGGGAGAAATGGAGAAAGGGCTCCCCTCTCCATCCTCGTTACGGACTCAGATCAGTCCGCGCCTTGTGCCTGGCGCTCCGCCGTATGGACCCGGGCCGGTGGGGTTGCCGGGCCAGGCAGCAGGGTAGGTGCCCGGGTAATTGCTGGGATAGTTGCCCGGGTAGACCGACTGACGGTTAAGCGCGAGCGTGGCGCGCTGGGCCCATTCCGACGTTTGCGGCGGTGGTGGCGGCTGAACCGGTGCGAACGGCTCGACGCTGGCCAGTGCGGGATTGCTACGGATGACGGAACTGAAGTCGAGGCCCCGGTCGGTATAGCGCAGATCAGACTGCGGTGGCTGGGGCTGGGGCTGGGGCTGCGCCTGAGACTGTGCAGCAGATGCCCCGCGCGCCATCACTTCGTCAAGCGACACACGTGCCGGCGGAACATGTACGCCGGGTGCGGATGCGGCTACCGGGCGAGGCGCATGATCCGCCGGCTGTGGCGCCTGCGTGGTGGACGCAGCTGGCTCCGGTTCGTCCCAGGGGACACCCTCGTTGCCTGCCTGCGGCGGAACGCGCCAGATCTGCGCCTGCATCATCCCGAGATTCATGAACGTTTCCTGCCAGTCGGCGTCGATCAGATGAACACTCGCCGGGACTTCGGGCGTGCTGATCTGGCTCTCGAACTTTTCGGTGATGTCGTTGAGCGCCTGGATAATGCCAAGCGATGCCTGCATCAGCGCGTGAAGGTTGGGTGCGATATCGGAGTCCGTGCCGCGATCGTACGCCTGCGCTTCGCCGATCCGGGGGAAGATGAACTCCAGCAGCGCGGCGAGGGTCTCCTTGTCCTTCACCCGGCACTTGATCCCCCAGATGTCATGCTCCGGCTTTTTCAGCTCCTCATATAGCGGAAAGCTCACGACGCCCACGCGCTTGTGACTCTTGCCTGCAACCAGACCGGTCTTCTTCAGGAAGAGGGTGACAATCTGGCGCGCGGTCTGACCCACTTCCATGGCATCGAGAACCTTGCTGGCGAGATCCCGCGTGCTCTGGTCGGCGTGCTTGACGAGCGAAAGGAATTCTGACTGGTCTGGCGTGAGGTGTTTGTGATTCTCTTTCTCCACCGCGATACGCAGCAGCTTGACGATATGACCGCTTGCGACTTCGTTGAAACGGTAGATCAGCAGGGAACGAAACTTCTCCAGTACCGGAGATTTGCCCCGGGTAATCATTTCGCTCAGCGGGTGAAAGAGCACGATCTCCGATTTGTCCATCGCCTGAAATTCGGGGGTGGGCAGCACAAGCCGCTTTCCCTCGACGAGAACAGGTTCCGTTTCTGCGAGGATGGTTCCGGAAATCATGTTGTCGGCGGTGACGGTGAGATTCGCCGTTTTCAGCAGTTGTCGATAGACTTCGAGCAGGGTTGGTGTCATGGATTGAATCGGGAGCGCTTCTCGCGCTCCCGCTCTGTGAGTGTCAGGTTTCTGGTTTGGGATCAGGCCGGATTCAGATGAGCCCGTAGCGTGGCTTCTGGGGCATGGCTGCCGGCTGGGTGCTGGTCATGCCGTCGTAGTTGGCGATGGTCGTGCAGATTTCGTGGAAGTCCCCGGCAAGCCGCTGGCCCAGATGGGTCTGGGTCGTCACGACCGGCACCATTAATGCATCGGCGAAGCTGGGTGACACATAAGTGATGACAGGGCCGCCGTCGAGCGAGATATCTATCCACGTCTCGCCCAGCAGATTGATTCTCATCTCCAGCCAGAAGTCGATCTGGTTGTTGTGCGACACGTCCTTCAGGATCATGTGCTCCAGGTTGATCCTGAACTGCTCGATGAAAGGCGAGAGATCGCGCCTCGAAAAACTCTCTGCATCACCCGGAATGAACGTGATGGAGGAGTGCCCGTCCACGCCGCTGGGCGCATTCGATGAAAACACCTGGCGATTGGTAGCGGTAAAGGCGAATCGGGTCAGTGTGTACACGGACATCAGGGCTAGCACGGACTGGGCCAGGATCGTCGCCACCTGCGTGAGCCGGTCGGATCCCCCCCAGTCCTGGGACATGCCGCTACCCACGCGATGCACACGGGTGCTGGCCGGCAGTTCCAGTGCCTTGACCTTGTGGACCACATCCGGGTCGAGCCGGCACAGGTCACTCCAGGTAAAGAAGTTCGTGAGCATGCCCTCACGATACTCCTGCATCGCGCGGAAAAACGGGTTGAGCGCCAGGACGCTGTCCTGCGCGTAACCGCGTGCCGAATCGAGTACCTCGGTTTCCGGCTGGAGGCCAAAGTTGTTGCTGTCCGCCGCCTTCTTGTAGTTGTCGAGCACTGCGGCCGCGTAAAACGCCGCAATGGAATTGCTCCGGGTCGACGCAACCGGTACGCGCGTCAGTGTCGTGCGTGTGTCGAGCGTGTCGCCCATGTTGTGCAGATGGTTCAGACTCATCGTTGCGTACATGTCCTCGGGCCGCATGCTCATCGTCTTCTCTTTGACATACGCATCGAAGTACGTCGGATCGACCAGCACGTGCGCATTCTCCGCGACGTTGGTATGAGGCTGGTTGCCCAGTGGGGTGGTCTCGATATATTCGCGAACCTGGACCACGGAATTCACATAGAACTCCATGTTGGGATCGATATGGCAGCTGCCCGTGTTGACGATCCCCATGTAGTTGGTCCAGCCGAGCACCTTGACGACAGACACAGCGCCTCCCATGCTGTGTGATTCCACTTCCATGAAATACCGGCAGCGTGTGGCGTCCCAGCCATTGACGATGCCGATAGCCTTTTCGGGCGTCGCTGCGGGCGACACGATCTGGTTGGCGATGCCGGCAAGACGTGCCGGCGTATAACGGTTCTCACCGCAGAGCGTTTCGCATATGGCATTGAGACCCGGCCCCTGGAGCGTGTTGTCGTAGGGGCGCATGTACTGGGTGTTGTAGGTGCCCGTCGGGCTGATGATCAGCCGCCGGACGACGATGCGGGTTGGGATGTCCATCACTTAAAAGCTCCTTGATGCAAGCGCAATGCTGAGTTGCGCGAGTTTGATCCGGATGTTGCCGGGCACCGCGTAATGCCGTTCGCGTGGATTGCGGGTGAGCTCGGCCACCCATTCGGGGGGAAGGGTCAGGCGCCAGCCGGTTTCGCCGAGCTGCCTGACCACGTCATCAATCGCCAGCTCGGCACAGGTCGGTACACGCGCTGTTTTCGATTTGCCGCCCGGCATGCGCCGGTAGGGAAACCATCGTTCCAGTTCCGCGATCATGGCGGCCGGAATTTTTGAGCGTGCCTCGAGGCTGCCGAGATACATGACGTCGGCATCGGATACCGGGAGCGCACTCACGAGCGCGGCCAGCTCGCGATAGCCCTTGTGCCAGTACACGGCCTGGGCGACGGCGAACGCCTGCAGGATCGAGGCGCGCGGCAAATGGAAGAGGGCGCGGGGTTGCAACTGCTTGCGGTACTGCAGGACATACATGGTCAGGGTCATCTGGACCTTGCGCTCCCTGACGTGCTCGAGCACCTTCACGGACTCGAACGACATCTCCAGGCAATCGGCTGGCATGTCTGGTGCAATCTGCCGCGCGATGTGGCGCATGTCGCGCGCGTAATACCTGATGGGCGCAATCTTGCCGTCGGCGACCGGCATCTTCTCCTTGCATGCCTCGAGTCGCGACTGCTGGTTCTCGATATCCTGACCATACGTTTCGGTTTCTTTCTTCTCCTTGATGATCGCGTTAAAGCCTCCTTCCGAACCGGGCCGTGTCTTGTGCCTGATGAAGGTGAATACGCAGGAGACGAGGTTCGACGACGTGTCGAGCCCTCGCACATCGGCAATGGTGAGTTTGCGCACCAGCACAAGTGCCGTGAGCAGCGTCGGATAGTCTTCGGTACTGATGCCCCTGAAGACGTGCGCGGACTTCTCGACATCGTGCCGTCCCGCGCCGACACGCGACCAGTACTCCACGTAACCGCGCAGACGCTCCATCGGGGGGCTCTGACCGAGGCCGGTAGCTGCGAGTAGCTGCCAGGCGTAGAACTCCTTCCAGCCGGTCGGCACCTCGGCACGGATGCGCGCGATGAATTCGCCCCACACGGGAAAGATCACCCGCAGCGCAATCGACAGAGCGACGAGCCATTCATATTCCTCGCGTACATAGGTACCGTCACGCGTGCCGGGCATCTCGTACGGCACGAACTCGTCCTTCACATCGTCCGGGCAGCGAAGATTGCTGTAAAACGCAATCCAGTGCCGGATATCTTCGAGTGGATGCAACTCGCAGAGTCGGGCAACCGGAGCATGCAGCCTGCGCGTCAGGGCATGTGTTTCGTAGCACTCCCGGAACACATCACGGATCTCCGCATATACCGCGTAAGCTTCGTCCTGCCGCTCCGGTGGCATCCTCGCCCAGTACTGGTTGATCTGGTCAAAAACGTCGTAGTCGAGATTCCTGACGATGTTCTTGAATTCAGAAATATTCCATTCGAGACTCTCTCCACCATGCTCCAGTGCAACCTCGGTGAGATTGTTGTCAGTCAGGCCGATTCTGCTGATTCGCAGTTTCAATTTCTATCTCCCTTAAAACGCGTCGGCATTTCAGCAAGATAGTGATATGTCACCCAGATTCGTTTCGATTCGTCGGGCTCGTTCTGTTGGGGGAATAGGGCAGGTCAGCCCGGTCTGACTGACCTGCCGGAGTTGTTCTGTCCTGGCTGCTGCCGACGATGGCGACGCAAGGGAAGTTATCCGGGCAATGCAGAAGGCGGGGCGACTCCTGACTCGCTAATAGGGAATATCGTCCTCCTCAACTTCAGCATAGTGGGACTTTGCAGAAGTTGAAGCCCGGCCCCTGTTATTTTTGCCACCACCATCGTTCTGGGGTTGCGGATGTTCGTACTCCGTTCGCATCAGGTCGGTGACGAACTGTCGAACGAGATGTATCCAGCCGAGCGCAAAGAGCTGGGATGCCTCTGCCTTGCTGTACTGCTCGCCGGCCTTGTGCTGCAGGAAGTGATAGCGGCTGTAACCGAAATCGAACCGGATATTGGGCCGCCCTTTGGCCGACAGCGCAACCCAGACGATTCCGTCCTCATCCTTGCCGTAGCAGAATGCAGAGCGTACCGCGGGCTTCTCGCCCTGGGCCGGATTGCGGTCACGCTCGACGTTGCAAAGCTGGCGTTTGTTTTCCTTGCCATCGGGTCCGGCGATCACCCGTTCGAAGTCGATGAGCGTGCCAATGAATTCGACCGGCGAAATTTCGGCGCTGATACGCCCGCCATCGTTATCGCGATCATCGGGATCATTGGTAAACACCGTGATGAACGGTGTATTGGCAAACACAGTGACATACAGTGACGCCCAGATCTTCTTGCCGTCATTGCCGGTCTTGCCCTGAAGCGGTGCGGAAAGCATGAGCCGGCGGCTGTCGAGTATGGTTTTGCTGCGCGCCTTGCGGTTTTCAGGCATGGGGAATCCTCAATGGTTGGATTGGCACGGTCGCATGACACAGCATGGCCGCGTTCAATAAAAATTTCCGTGTCGCTGATCGCGTGATCTAGTAGCGGCTGGAAATGATCTTCTTCAGGACTTCGCGGGCATAGGGGTTTTTCATGAGATCCACGCCGAGCGCGATGCGCTCGAAGGTGGTGGTCGGGTTCCACTGCATTTTCTGTGCGATCTGCAGCAGTTCGCGTCGAAGTTCCAGACGCATGGGAGCAAAGAGTTCCGAATCGCCGAACACCTGGATGAGATCCTCGCGAAAGGGGATCATCGTGAGCTCGCGCCCCTGGGCGTACTTGGTGTGCCAGAGGGCTTTCTCCTTGAGCCGCCCGGTATGTGACTCGAGCAGCGTCATTTCCCTGAAGCGCTTCGCGGAGAAGAGGTCGTAGGCGTAGTGGGTCAGCAGCAGGATTTTTGGCGACGATGATTTGGGATCCGGAGTCGCTGGCGCAAGCTTAAGATCAAAGACAGCGATCCGGTCATGCCGCTGCTCATCCTCCTGTCGTTCCTGCGCCCGTGCTGTCTTCAGCATGAGGGCGATAGTGTCTTTCTGGATCGCGGCATACTGCTTCTGGCGTGCGGTCGAATCCGTGCGCAACGTAGCGAAGGGATATTTCTGCGCGAGCCCCGCGTAATTGCTTACGTAGTACACGGTCCTGCAACGGTTCTGTGTGGCTTCGGCGACGAGCTCCGAAAGCTGGCTGAGCTCTTCCTGAAGTGTCCATGCCAGCTCGTCGGGAAACACGGCGCCTGCCGTCGTTTTATCCAGCGCGCCCATGCAGTTGCGCAAGAGCGTCTTCAGGTTGCACCAGAGTTCGTCATAACGAAGGATTGGCGCCGGAGACTCCTGGTGGTCAGGATGAATGCCGAACGCGCCTTCGAGTGCGAGAGACGTGCCAACGGAGAGCGGGAAATAGCCCATGGCACGGGCGGTGAGGCCAGCGGTGGCGGACATCACATAGCCTCCTGGATTTTCTGTTGTGCGACGGCGACGACCGTTGGACTCACGCCCGAGGCGATCATGCGTTCCGTGAGCAGCTGCAGGATGTTGCCGGCATGAATGGTGACGGGTTCAAAGACCTCGCTGTCGTCGTAAGCCTTGCGCTCTTCCTCGTCGGGACGAACCGGAAGCTTGCTCCAGCTGAAGAACGGATAAAGCCTGATGAGCGCGTCCATGTCTGCGAGCAGTGGATGGTCATGCATGGCCTGGATGCGAACCGCAGAATGTTCTGGCAGCTCGCGAACACGCCCGTCAATTGCGCGTAATGCGGCTTCCACATCAAGGTCGGTGCAGTCGATCGTGATGTACAGACGCGCGCCGGTATTTTCGATAAAGGTGACTTCATGGTCTCCCGAGGTATGCAACACCGCCCTCAGGTGACCTTTCGGCTCTTCGTGTCCGTGTGAGTACCGGTCGAAGGAGCCCTGCGCGTAGATGCGGTCGAAGGATGAATGCCGGTGGTTGTGACCAATGAACGCCAGATAACGTGTAATCGCCAGCCACGCGGCTGAATCGTGTTTCGGTACGCGCGCGGCCGCCGGAAGCTGGAACTCGAAGTGACCATGCATGAACATCAGGTCGACCTTCCCGATCCCCTTTGCCTTCATCAGGCTGCGGAATTCGCTGAGCGTCCTGTCGGTGTCGGGCGTGGCCTCATCTGGTACGAACCCGATCCAGAGATCGAGAGCTGGTTCATACTCGATGCTGATCTCGCGCACATATCTGAGTCTGGCGTTGATGCCGGCGATCTCATTGATCGTGACAAAGCGTGCCGACTGCTCCCAGTCGTGACTGCGTGTACCCTCCAGCACGTACAGGATGATGTCGTGCTTTTTGCAGAGCAGCAGCAGATCGCGGATCCAGAAGTCGATCTGCGGCACATCTTCATCGTTGAGCGGGAAGAGGGTGTCAAAGACATCGCCTGCCAGACAGATCACGTCCAGCTGTGCCGTTTCTTCGTTATCGGGGAAGGCGGCCCGCAGGTTGCGCAGGATGCCTTGCGTAGGCGTGCGCCGGTTGCCGAGATGGATGTCGCTGGCAACCGCGAGATGGATATCAGAAGTCCTCATACACGTCGGGAGTAACGGGGCCGCCCTTAGCGGCGAGCGCAGCGCCGGCCGCCTTTTCTGATTCGGCGTACAACGGTTCGCGACCGTAGCGCCCGAGAATGGCGTTCCACTGAAGAACATGGAGCGCGAGCACCGCGGTGTTGTTCATGAAACTGGCGCGCTCACGTAGTGACTGCTCGATAAACGCCTTCGCCTGATTCGGGTGCAGTCCCGCAAGTTTCGCGGCAGTCGCGACGATGTCGGTGAAGGCGGCCTGGCCAGCAGCGCGGTTGTGGATGTCCCTGACGGGATTGATGCCGTGGTAGTCGAGGAAGGGGGGGACGCGAAACAGCGTCTGGCCCGTTGCGTTGTCGAACACGTCGACCGGCTTGCAGGGGCCACCGGCAATGGAGATCCAGTCGGCCATGGTGACGGGATACGGCAGTTCGGCATCGCGTGCGAGCAGCGGCAGAAAAACGTGGACGAACTGGTCCTCGGGCAGTTTGGCGACGTCCTGGCTGGCGATCTCATGCAGGTTCTGCGCCACCGTATTGATGAAGTCACCCGGGTGGGCGTCGGGTGAAGCGGGGGTTTCAGTAGATGGTTTCATGATGGGGGAATGGACGTCCGGCCCGGATCGATACCCGCGCCATTCATCCTGCGCCGCCGACGGGCGTTGGCTGATCCGGTGACGATCCCGCGCGGGATACCTCGCGCAATCGTTCAAGAATCCTTTCGAGATGGCCTTCAGGATCCTCGAAGGCTTCGCGAACTTTCGGAATGAGCTGGGTGAAGTAGAAAAACTGGATGTACTGAAGCTTCAGTGCAAAGGCCTGCCGTCTGAGTTCGGCGAGGTAACGCGGGTGAAGAATCATGCGGGCGTTTTCATACGCGGTGTGGCCCCGCTCCTGATAAGTGAACACCTCGTAGTCCACGACTTCCAGCGACATCGCATCGGTTTGCGTGCTCCGGTCCATTGCCGTGCGCCCATCCGCGTAGACTGGCGTAAAGGCGACAACGCAGCAGGTCTCCGTTGCCACGGGAAAATCGGTCAGCGCGAGGATGTAGCCATCCTCGAGCAGCCAGGGTGTGGTACGGACTTCCCAGGTCCGGAGGGTATGAGGCAATCGCCGATGCTCGAGGTACTCGTGCTGGTCGAACATCATGGCACCGTAGATCGCGCGCTCGAGGCGCCGCACGCAACTCTCGACCCGCGCCGGTATGGGGGCATCGGGCCGTAACTGGCCATCGGTACAGGGGCTTCCTCCGTTGCTGTTAAGGCGACGCGGGTCGCCGTAGGCAACGGGAGCCGGCACACCGCCCGGTTCTTGCGGTTCGATGTTCATGACGCGATGTCCTGAAGCACTGTCTGCGCTGCCGTGACGCCGGCATTGTTCAGCGCCAGCACACGCACCAGTCTTGAACTGGACAGCTCGATCAGGCCGCTGAGCGGATACACGACGCCATCCTCGGTGAGCTCCGCATAGACGTAGAGCGTGATCAGGCTGCTTTCGTTACCATTCAGCACATCGTCGCTCGCGACCTGCACGCTCGCGAGATCGTAGTAGCGCGAAAAAAAGGAGGTCAGGGCGGCCTGCAGCGCAGTGCAGGTACCGGGAATGTTGCCCGCGTTCTTCGCGATGAGGTACTGCAGGCTCGTTACGTTGCCGTTGAAAATGTACGACTGGTTGGCCTGGCTCTCGTACAGATGAGCCATTAACCGGTCAGCCTTCTGCTGGGGCGAAACGATCCAGCCAGCGGTCGAGAGTGTCGGTACGGGCGTGGTCATGATGGGTTACCTGCACGCGAATTCACGCTAAAGGCGGGTGGCCTTCTGGAGAAAGGTGGCCGCGTCGTTGCCTCGGGTGAGCAGTGGGACGGTACCCGGCAGGCGCGTTGGTGCGGCTGCCGGGTATCAGACTGGCGACTACAGCATGCCCCCTTCCTTGCTCGTGTGATCCTCCTTGCCGGCGAGCGCATACGCGCGGGCGAACTCGTGCGTGGCGATGATGTCGCTCTGTTCGTCGAGCTCCAGATGCCGGTCGCCATCTCTGAGCGGTTCCCAGTATTGTTCGAACACCACCTGACCGTCGGCCGTTTCCTGCGCCACGCCGTCATGGATGCGGCGCCAGTCGTAGTGGTCCTCGCCACTCAGGCCGGGGTCCATATCGACGTAGCTTTCTGAATAGCCGTCGCAGCGTTGCTGGTGATAAAGCCTTCGGGTCTCAGGCTCGGCCATGATCCAGCGCTGCATGGTCAGGGGCGCGTTCTGCAGCCTGCCGATGTCCCAGATCGTCTGGATCGTGTCGCTCATGAACAGGCTGTCGACACGCCGTACGGCCGCACGGGCGAGCCGCATGGCTTCGGATCCGTTGAACGCATCGAAGAGGTTGCGCGCTGAACCGGCGAACTGTCTGCCAAACTCGGTTAGCCCGCCACTGAACGGTTCCAGCTGCTTCTGGAGATAGGCGATCGTGCCGGGATGCTTGCTGCCGCCATAGACAAGCGCATCAAAATCACTCTCGTCGCCTGCGGTGAGCATCATGGCTGCCTCCGGAGATAACATTCAGACATGGTCGTTTCTTCCTTGATTGATGGGTTGTGATCCTGATTGATCGGGCTGCATTAAGGCAGCGCCATTCGCTCAGGTACCTCAGGCAGCTTCGGGGATAAGTGCCATGCGCCGCAGCACTTCTGGATCGGGTGTATCGGGTTCCGGCCAGTGGATCCAGTTGCTGATCGTGAGCACGACGGTCTTCGGCATCGAGAGATTCTTCGAGAGGGCACGCGGCTCGTTCATGCTGAAGGTGCTCTGATGCGGCATCAGGCTGTAGAGCTCGTCGGTCAGTACGTGATCGAGCGTCAGCACGAGATTCATCATGTCGCCGTCGAAGTCGGCATTCGGCCCGGTCACATCGAGAATGCTGAAGAAGACGGTTGGCACGCTCACGTCGGTGGTGACGCGCGTGATGAAGAGCAGCTGGATACTTGCGCGGTGCAGGCTCGGGTTGCGCTGCATGGTCACCGGCACACCTGGCCCGCGCGAACCCGCGATGATCCGCTGGAAGAAGTGGTCAAGCTTCTCGCTGTACTGATTGACGTGCGCGTTCAGATAGGTCTCGGCTTCCCACGGCGTCATGCCTTCGCGAAGCAGGAAATTCTTCAGATGCAACTCGAACACGACGACGCCGACGCTCCACGGGATATGCACCCCGGTATAGTCGTGCGGGTCGGTGTACGAACTGATGACGGCCCGGAACGCGAAGTGGCAGCGCGTGCCGTACATGTTCTTGCGGTACACGCCGGTCTTCGACGCAAGCAGGTCACGTATGGCGATGTCGTAGTATTCAGCCGTCTGGGCAATCATGCGGATGGTGCGGTTCTCGCGCACGATGTCCGAGTGAGGCGACATCGGGGAATCAATTCCCACCATCATGCGAATGGCGTCCACCGCGATGGGCGTCGTGCTGTCGGTGTAGCCCGCGTGATGCGTGTCTTCGAGCACCAGCAGCGACCGGTTTGGTAGTGGCAGGTACTGCGAGAAGACGCAGTGCCGGTACTGCTCGAGGCACGCCTTGAGGGGCGCGAGCTCCTTCTTCGCGTAGTCCTTCAGGTTGAACAGGAAGGCCATGATGGCGTCGAAATTCTCCACGAAGTTGTTGTAGCCCCGTGGCAGTCCCGATGAGCGGATCGCCTCCATCACCGGCGGTTCCCTGACTGGTGCTTTCCAGGTGCGATCGCAGAGCCACCGGATCACATCGAAACTGTTCTTCTGGAATCCCTCGCGCAGCATGGTCCAGACATGCGGGTTGATGAGCGCCTTGACGCCTCTTGGCGCACGCAGCCAGATGAGCGGCTCCAGATCGCCCTGGTAGGGGGCGGTGACCTCGGTGTGGCAGTCGGGGCAGACCATCGCAGGAACGCCGCGGCCGTCGCCAAGCTTGTCGACGCCGAGGGTGTTGCCGCATGCGCACGACGGGATGTTCGAGAGAGAATCCGAGTGGATGAGATCGTAGCGGGTGAATATGAGGTTATCGACGTGCTCCTTCTCTTCGCTGGTGATGTCGGGAAGATCATTGATGATGATGGGTTCGCGCGACGTACGGTAATGAAAGATCTCATCGTGACTGACGAGTCGGGAACTGATTGCCACGTTGGTTCTCCAGCAGGGGCACCTGGGAAGGGCGGTTGCTGCACTGGATTGCCCGGTTCAATAAAAAAATGCCTGTCGTTCGACGGTGTTGCTGTCATTGCGCCGGAACATCCTTGCTGTGGCGGAAAAAACGCCGGCAGGGGAAGCCTCCCCTGCCGGCAGTCTGGATGCTTCAGTACATGAAGCGGTTAAAGCCCGCACGGTTGCCGTACTGCTGCGACGGCCCTGCGTAGCTGGAGCCAAAGAGCCCGAGATTGATACCGGGATCGAGGGCGGCGTCTGCGACGAACGGATTGATCGGGCGCCGGTACTGCGGCTGATGGCCGGCCACCGAGTCGACGTTCATCTTGATCTTGAGTTCGGCAATCGACATCAGGAGCGCAGTGAAGAAGATGTTGTCGAGCGTGCAGCGACGCGCAAAGCCCGTGTACGTCACGTTGCGTTCGCCAACGATTCCCTCGATGATCTTCTGGCGGCGGGAAATCCGCAGGTTCAGCGGCAGGTTGACGTCGGAGAAGGTATCGGACCATTCGAGGACATCCTGGTGGTTGCTGGTGCCCTGGGTTGCCAGCAGCGCGAGATAGTCGATAAAGCGGATATCGAGCTTCTCGCCGGTCCTGTAGATGAAGTAACCGAGGTGAATCCGGTTGTACTCGTCGGTCACGAGCCGGTGGTCCTCCAGCTGCAGCCGTTGTCGGCTCAGGGCGTCCGGATGCTGTTGCCGCGCCAGGGTATCGACGAGAGCCATGTAGTTCTTGACGAACAGGCCGTTGGTCAGGTCCATGGAGGAGCCGACGAGCATCCGGTTGCCCGTACGGCGGTTTTCGGCGTCGCTGTCGCCGGCGAGCAGGATCGCCTCAGAGAGCGCCGTCTCCGGACCGCACTCGGGGATGTCGACCGAGACGGCCAGCCGCTGCCGGATCGTGCTGGCGATGAGCTTGTGGAACTCGCTGCCATTCTGGGGGTTCTGCCGGGTGAATGAATCGAGCGTGCTGTCCAGAGGCACGCCGTAACCCGTTGCACTATTCTCGAAGTTCGCTTCGATATTGAGCGCCCCGATATTTTTCCAGTCGACGTCGCTGCCACCGCTGCGCTCCTTCGCAGGACGGAAGGCTTCAGCCCACAGCATGTTCGTGGACAGACACGCCGCAGAAACGAGCGAGAGTAGCTGGCCGCCGAGGGTGGGCACCTTCTCCGACTCGCTTTGTGTTGCCACAAACCGCGGCAGGTACTTCTGGTACTGCGACGGATGGACGCCACCCGGTTGAAGTTGCTGTGGCGCAACCCACTGGGCGTAGGGCTGGTTCTGCTGGTCAACCGGTGCCCAGACCAGATCCACGAAGCCACGAACGAGCGTGACGGTCGTGTCGCGCACGGCCGCATCCTGCTGGCCCTGGACCAGCTGGCCAGGAACCGTGGTGCGGATTTCGACATCGGCCCGCACCGGATGGCCCACGGCGTTGTAGATCTGCTCATTGCCGAACTTCGGGCGCACCGTCAGGACCTCGTTGCCGACCGCGTCAGCAAGGTTCAGGTCATGCCATCCGCCCGGCTTGTTACGTGAGAGCTCGGACGAGCACGCGTTGCCGGCACAGACGGCCAGCTTGTGCGCGAGCTCTTCGTTCGCCGGGTTGAAGTCACGCGGTACCACGCAGACACCGGCGCCCCATTGCGGAACCATCGGGTACACCTTCTCGAGGCGATTCCTGACTTCGTTGTTGAGTATCTGGTTGTTCGTATCGCCGGTCAGCCGCAGCTCGGTGATGGTCTCGTTGGCCACAAAGCGCGACACAGACTCCAGTGCCGGCGCCGAGCCCTCGATGATGAGGGTGTAGTAGGCGACGCCACGGTCGAGCCAGGCCTTGTGGCGCAGGGTGACCACTACGGCCGAGAAATACAGGTCAACGGTATCTTTCCAGTTGATCGGGATGAGCTCCAGTTCGTGGTCCGGATCTCGTTCCTTGAACTCGCTCCTGAGCATCTCGGTGATCTTCCCGAGAGCCTCACCGCCCTTGTGCCGGGAGATCACGGACGGGACGTAATCATTGGCCGACGTGAACGAGAACTGGCCGCTCTGGCCACGGGTCCGGGAAGCGGATGCGCCGGGTGCCTGCTCCTGCTGCTGGCCTTCGGGATCCATTCCCTGATTGAATGCATGCACCATGCCCGGGTCCGCGCCCGCGTCGCGCGCAGCATTCTTCGAAGGTTGATTCACTGCCATGGCTTTTCCTTGCGATTGGGTTAAACACACATGTGGTCCTTAGCAGTCCTGCTAATGACAATGAGGTGATATATCAGTGAAATTCCGTTGAATCGAACCACCCGCGCCGATATCACGCAAGTGCGCTCAGGCGTTCGGAAGATCACATCTGTTCAAAGAGACATGACACGGCATTCCCTGGCCGGGCCTGTTTCGGTCAGCCAGATGGAAAGGAATGCGAAGTGTCCCCTCCAAAGGATATAGACAGCGGCGGTAAATTCTTACCCGACGCAGTTCTCTCCAATGGGTGGACAGCAACCCGCGCACGCGTCCGGCGCATCCCGTACTGGGTGCCGGCACGGGGTCGCTTCAATGTTATGGGCGAAGTTCTGTCATCCGATATATCGAACCATGCACACGCTATTCAACCTGTCACCACGCTCGCTCCAGGGCATTCAGGTGCCGGGAGCGTGGCACGCCATCCGGGATGGCCTGCGTCGCAATCTGGGACAGGTCATCCGGTACTACCGGCATGCGCCGGGGGCAGTCAAAAGCAGTCATCCGTTGGTGAAACTGGTTCAGAGCGTCGATGTTCCGCTCTCACTCGCGCTCGAGCGTTACCATGCCAATGTCGACGCGATGGCGCTCAACCTGTCGATGGCAATGAAAATGACGTCCTCGATATTCAGGGGAAAAGTCTGGAACGGTGAGTTTTACGGCGCGGGCCATGACGAGATACTCGTTGTCCATACGGAGTACTTTGATCTCGCGCTGGCCCATCGGGATTGGCGCAATGCCACACCTCTACGTGTATTGAGACATGCCAGAAGTGATCTGGAAATGAATTTACCCGACGGTCACTTCACAGGGTCGGAAACGGGAATGGCTGTAATCGCTATCAATCTTCCCATGCTGATGGTTCAGTATCGCGCGTTTCGTGAAGAAGAAAAAAGAAGCGCGGGTCGCGTGGATGAAAAGTCCGTCACGATGTTCGTGCACAGGTTCGTGCTACCCAACATGCTCTTCAGTCAACTCGATCAAACTCTCCTTAACCGGATTCGCCGCCTGCAGGCGCGTGTACCTGCGGGGTGGTCGACACGGAAACATCCGTTTGCGCTGGCCGATTACTCGGTGCGACTTGATCACTGCTATGAAGAAATCCTAGTGGGCCTCACAAGGCAACGCAAGAATTTCATCGGGGTTTTACAAAGCGTGCCGGTAGCAGCACATCACACTCTTGAAGAGGCCATGCATCTACCTGACATGGCGCCGACGAGACAGGTCATGTGGGCGCTCGCCATCGCTCGCCTGCCGATGCTCGACTTCGTACTGGGCGCATCGGGTGACACGCCAGGTACGCTTAACCAGTCGGAAATCAACCTGCTGAACCGCACCTTTCTTGGCTGGCAGCAGGAGCGTCTTTTCGAAGGCGTGATGAATGCGCTTACATACCAGGCGGTACTCGACGAGTTCGATGCAATCCGTCACAAGGCAAATCCTGTCCACGCGGATAGCACGAGTCTTGCGTGAGTACTGGTAGATTGCGCACCGGGTCATTCAATAACGTTTCAGAGCCGATGTTGCCTGACGCTTCGCGATGGCCTCGTGCAGCCCCCATTCGTCAATGAGCTGGCAGTAAAGTTCGCGGCCGTAGTATGTGGCGCACGTGCCGGCTTCCTGCTGGCCAATAATGACCTTTGCAGCGAAGCCGCATTCGATCAGTGCGTCACGGGCAGGCTTGCTCGCAACATCACCATCGTCTACGGGTCCGTTCTCGATCAGCTGGATCAGTACGTCAGTCCAGCCGCACGGAAGGTCATCTGTCTCGATGGGTGAACTTTCCCAGTGTTCACGTGTACGCTGGGCAAAGGGTGTCTTCACGTTCGTCTCCACGTTTATTCCCGACAGGCCACGGCAGATGCCGCGCGGCCTCTATGCCGTCATTGTGTTTAGCAGCGCAGTGCCATCGGCTGCCGTTGCTTTCACGAGAGGCGGATAGTCGTCGCTCACGAGCCGCGTGATCTGCCTGTTCTCCATGGCGACACCGAGACTTTCGAGCACCAGGTAGAAAGTCTTCATGGTGTCCTTCACGAGCTTGCGAATGGCAACGCGTTCAAGGATTTCACGTGGAACACCTCCCGCATGAATGGCTTCTTCTGGAACGTAGAAAGTCGTGAGCGAACTTCTGCCGTGCGAAGCGAGCCATGCGCCAAGACGTGCTGCCAGTTCCTGGTCGGCCATTGCCGTGAGCCACGCCTTGATGCGTGCCGGCGAGCCCATGTCGACCGGAATCTTGATCGCTGTATAGGGGGGTGTTCCCGCCATGCCGTACTTCATCCCGAAGGTGGCGTTCCAGAATAGATAGTGCGCGTAAACGGACCGCTCGGGCGGCAGCGTATAGGCCCCCGCGGGCTTGATCTGTCCGATACGGAAATACTCGCAGCTCGAGCGTTTCATGATCGAGTCGATGATGTCGTGTTCGATCGCTGATATCTCGCCGAGGATCTTCATGATCGAGAGCTTCTCCTCATGCGCGACCGTTTTCATGATGTCGATCATGAGCAGTTTTGCGCGTGCCGTGACGGCCGGCGGAGCACTCGACGACTTCAGATGCACGCCCTTGATCTCCGCTTCGGGCTCGGTGTAAAGCTGGCCTTCGCGGCAGTCGATGAGCGCGTAATAGTGTTTGGCAACGGGTGTTGGCGTGAAGGTGACAAACCGGTATTCGTTTTTCATCACGGTATCGAACAGGCGCTGTTCCTCGACACCAAAGTTGGCCGACATTCGTGCGAGCAGATGCGCCACCGTCATGGAGGCAAGGAACACGAGGACCGCGGCCACGGCCTGCGAGCGCGCATCGAACCCCAGACGCCCATCGTTGAACCAGATCACCCACTCCTGGACCGTAAAGAGTGTCGAGTCCGTGTCGCCCATCAGCGCCACACGTCGGATGCTTTCAGGAAACGCCGCCACCGACGCAGGCACGTTTTTTGTGACAAAGAACGCGCGGATGAGATCGCGGTATTCGTCGAGCACCGTCTGGATATTGATGACGGTCGATGCGACGATGCCATGTGCGTTTGTGCCGGCAACCCCGTCAAGCTTCCTGCCACGCATCTCCTGTGGACACAGCTGCACAGCGAGTGCAATGACTTCAGGTGATGCCGACGCAAGCACGGTGCCAGGATCGGGATGCACGAGCTCGATGCGCGAAGCCAGTCGGCTGATGAAGGTACGGATAACGGCGTCGTTGTAGTACCGCAGGTGATACAGGTCGCCCGTGTAGACGAACGCACTGCGCTCGGCTGGCGTGAGCTGGCTGACGTACTGCCCGATGAGCCGATGATGTGCGGGGTCGCGGAAATAGAAGTGGGTGGAACGCAGTATGCAAGCCATCGTCTCCTCGAGCTCCGGATGCCGGATACCGTGACGCTTCATGGCGGCATCAAGCGCCCCGTAGTCGGTATTCAACCTGATCGACGTGATGTTGTTTTTCACGACGTCGGGCGACCAGTAGTGGCGGTTGCCAGCGAGCAGCTTCTCGTTGTTCGCGGAACCGTAGCTCGCAGTGACGCGGCAGTTTGAGGTGAGGGTGGAGTGCGCCGAGAGGTTGAAGAGGGGCGTGGAAGCAGAAACGTGCGCGCCCGAGCAGGCATTGCTCGCGAGCTTCATGTTGGTCTGCTCGTTATCCTTGAGGATCTCGAGCAGCGTGTTGCCGTCGCTGCGCGCCTGGAACATTGCGCGTTTGGCGACGCCCCGCTGCACCTTGTTCGCCCCGATAAAGCCGGTCAGCAGCGACTCCCTGACCTGCGGATGAAGATAGGTCGTGAAAGTCGGGGCAATCAGTTCACGTTGCGCGACGGTCGTCGCGAGAAAGGCCTGCAGTGTGCCCGTCCTGAGTTCCCGGTCGCCGCGCTCATTGCGCTGAAGGTAAGTGACATCTGGGTCCTGAAAGGCAAACGTACCATCGGACTCAAGGTTTGACTGAACGAACCTCAGGCATTCGTCGCGGGATGCCCCCGTCATTGCTGTCAGGTAGCTGACGGTCTGCCGGACATAGTGCCCGAGCACGTCGATATCTCTCGCGTACTGATCGGCGCGCAGAGTAAAAGGGGTGGGGGTCGCATTGCCCATGTCTTGCCATCCATGAGATCTGGCACACCATCCCCAGCGCCGGTAAAAGTTTGCATGTCACCTGATGGACGATCCCGCGCGGCCCTTCCGGGCGGTAGTTCGCAAGCTATACTTCAGATAACTTTCCATCTTCAGAAAACATGAAACGTGTCACTGTCAGGCGCTCCTCGATACACGGCAAGGGAGTATTCGCGCTTCGCCCGCTCATCACCGGAGAGCGCATTCTTGAATACAAAGGGCTGGTGACGACGTGGAAGGAGGCGTCGCGCCATCAGCACGAGGGGCACACGTTTCTTTTCGGGCGTTCTGATGGGCGGGTAATCGACGGTGGCCGTGGTGGTAACGCGACGCGGTGGCTGAACCATTCCTGCGCCGCAAACTGTGAGGCCATCGAAGAAGAGGGCGGACGCGTCTATATCGAAGCCACACGCGACATCGATCCCGGAGAAGAGCTCTTCATCAATTACGCGCTCGAAGTGGACGCCGGTCTGGATGAGGCAACGCTCGCGGAGTATGCATGCCGGTGCGGCGGCGATGATTGCAGGGGCACGATGCTGGGTGAGCAGACCCGTTAGCGGAAAAAAAGGAGGTGGGCCGCAGTGTGACCTGCGGCCCACCTCCACGCTGGAGAAGACAACGCACCTGCGCACGCCAGACGCCATCACGCCCAGTCCCGCTGCGGGCGACCCCAAGGATAAGATCGCCACGGCGGTTGCGCGCACGATAACTACGTTGTCTCCGGCGGCACTTCCTCAGTCCCCACTGAAGTTCCTGCCTCGACGCGACGTTGCCTGTCGCGTCGGCCAGCAGGCAAACCGGACACGGCCCATGCCCTTTCTACCACCCGCAATCTGTGCTGTATCCAAGCCATAAGATGCGCGATTGCCCCACACATCATGGTGAATGCCTGTAAAAAGTATCCAAAAAAAGAAGCGTCGTTTCAGGCGCGTGACCTGATTCACGAGCTTGAGATAGAAACGTCGATCGCGGTGTACCCATTGCTGATCAGCGCGTTCTGCACACCCTGGATATCGCCCGCCGTGACGTTGCCGATGAGTGCCGTGATGGTCTGGCTCGTGGAGGCGCGGATGGTGCTTTCGTTGATCCACGGCATCCCCAGCGCGGTCACCGATCCCGACTGCGTTCTGATCTTGATGTAGTTGTACTGTGATGGATCGTTGGGCGTGCCCTGAGCTTCAAGCCAGGGCCAGACCTTGATATGCATCCCCACCGTGTCGATCACCTGATTGGCGCTTTCCTGGTTCAGGATGCCCTGCACGGTTGCATTCTGGAAATTGTTGCCGAGCACGGGAGCAGGGTACACATCGAATGTGAGGACCTGCCCGATCTGGTAGTTATACGACACGATACCTCCCGTTTATCAGTACGGGCAGTGAAACAGCACGATGTCGTCGCCAAGAAAACAGTCGAACCCGTAATCCAGGTCGGTCAGCGGGTTGCCCGCACGAAACAGGCCATACGTCATCAGGCGCTCAAAGAATTGGTGCGCGAAAGACTGCGTGGCGTTGATCAGACGGATATGGATGGTGTGTGCCGGGTCTTCCTCGAGTTCGGGAAGGGTCAACCGGTGAATGTCGGGCAGCGCGGCAAGCTTCTGCCCGTCGCCGTCCCAGTCCAGAAATACGTCAAGCACCTGCCGGACGATCTCCTCAAAGCCGGCGTCCGACAGCGTCACGCCTCGCAGCTGCCGGCGAAACGCGCGGATCAGATCCGCGGTGGGCAGCACAATCCGCGACGGGTATTGTCCGTCGGGTTTGCGACGTTCCATGGCGCACCTCAGTGACGACGCCGCCGGATGGTATCGCTCCAGGCCCAGAGCTCATCGTCGGTCAGATAATCGACCGGCCCACGCAGGACGAGCAGCGGCGCCATCAGGCGTTGAAGGATAATGGCGTGGCCGACGAGATCTGCGAACTGGTAATGCAGGTAGCCATCCCGGTAGAGTCCGAGCTGTCGGATGAGCGCATGGAGCTGCATGCCAACCCGGTACATCTCGTTGGCCGTGCGCATGACAGCGTTGATGCGGCGCCTGTGTTCATCGTCCTCGTCGGTCTGTGACACGCAGGCCCCGTCGTTTTCGCGAGGAACGAACTGCAGCGCATCCTGTACCATCTGAGAGCACATGTCCTCGAGCCGTTCAGGGGCGCGATTCTCGTAGGCAAGGCAGTCGACGATGCGCCCGATGAACTCCTCATGGTTTTCCTCAAGATCCGGATAGCGGGTGAAGAGGTCATCAAGAAGAGGGCGTGTTTCGAGAATCACGCTTTCCGGATCAGTCGTAGTTTTCGAAAAGGAGTAGCCCATTTGGGTAACAAGCCCTGAAGTAGTAAGGGAAAATGCCGTCGGCATCGTAAAGACACAGTGCGTTGAGCTGCCTCGTGATTGCGTAGCCCGCCTCCACGACCAGCATCGCGAGCCGGTGCTGTTCGTATCTCAGTAGCTCGTGCTGGCCGTAGAGTGCATCGCCATAACCCACGTCACTTGCGAACTCATGCAGTTCGTCGGCTGCGAGTCTGCCGGCGAGACTCACGCTGTCGAAAAGCTGCGTGTAGAAGGCCTCGATGTCGACCGTAGGTTTCGAGGGGTGTTCCACCCATTCCCTGAGTTCCTGAAGCTCCCGTGGAGTCTCCATGACGACATAGCGCGGGATCGCGGCGCACACCAGGATCGGTCCAGGTTGCACCATATCCATGTTAGTTCCCCTAGCTTAAAAGCCGCACATGAACAAGGAGGTCCGAGCCGATCCAGCGCGGGCTGAATGCCTGACCCTGATGCTCGTCGGCGATCTCGAAGAAGCGTGTGGGAAGATGGAGACGAAAGAGCTTCTCGACCGCATCCTCCATGGACTGGGCGGCGAAGCGGATCACATCAAGGTTGCTGAAAAGAAACCGCTCGTCGAACAGGGGCATGGCCGTCTCCTCGCACGAGTCGCGGTAGCAGTCCAGTGCATAGTCGAAATCCGCCTCGACCTTTCCGACGAGCCCCTTCGGATGCCAGGTGGTAGAAAAAGGGCTGCTCGTTGAATGGATAAGTACCGCTTCCTTGAGCAGATCCCGGATACCGTTTTCGTAGAATGCGAAGAACGGCTCGTACTCGCGATATTCGTTCACCAATGGACGTGTGTCGAGAACGATTGCTTTCATGGCACTGGCCCCGCGGCGGTGGAGGCGTGGGTCCCGTTGAGGTTTCTGATCGCGATGAGGTCGAACCGGGTCAGCAGGAAATCGAATTCGCCGCGATCGTTGAACGCGGATTGCGGCAGGTGATCCAGGATCCGCTCCAGCGCCGCGAAAAACATCTCCCTGTTGAGCTCCCGGGCGCAATCGTCATCGAGCCCCATGTGGCGCAGAACTGACTGGCTCTGGCTTTGCGGACAGGGATGCCTCATATAGCTCTGGTTGCCCGTGAGGACCTCCGTGAGCAGCACGGCAAGATAATCCGACACGTCGATCTGTCCGTCGGTGAGATAGCGGATATTCTCGAACGCCCAGCCCGATTCGTCCCGCGACAGACACTCCCTGATCCGGTGTCGGAGCACGGTGACGATACCGGCAAATGAAATGAGCGTGGTTACACGGGACGTCGCTGGGGACGACACTGAGTCCGTGCAAGGCTGATATCCGATTGCCTTACCCATCTGGCTGCTCCCGGGCTTCTTCGCGAAGCTCGTCCCTGAGCCTGTAGTACTGGACGATGCGCCAGTCAATGGATTGTTCGATGATCATGGTAGTGCGCTGGCGTCTGAGAAAATGGATGATCCACCTGTCGTGTCCGGCGAATTCCTTGACCTGACTTCTGAGGCCGCTTACAAGCAGGAGGATCTGGTCGACGATTTCGAGCTCGTGGCGCCACTCCGGGCGCAGCAGATCCAGATACAGCGAGCAGGGATCGGTGTTAAGCCGTCGGTCATCCGGATCGCCGTAGTGCCTGAGGACCTCGCGCAGGGTGCGCTCGATTACTTCGATCGCGCGTACGGGATACGGGGAAGCTGAGCAGAGGAACGGAATCTGGCTGGCGGTGACCGCAACTTCGCCCTGATCGTCGATGACGGGCGTGCCCTGCTGGACATCCTCAAGGTGCGAAACGGCGGCACGTTGCTGTTCGCCGTGCGCGTCCATGCGTTGCTGGTAATACGTTCGATCGGGCCGCATGACGGGCACGGCCTGTCCGAGCGTGTAGATGCCCTCCAGTGGAGGAATCAGGTAATCACCGAGGATTCTCTCGATGATGAAGGCGGTCGGGAGGGGATCGATCACCAGCGACCGGATGACCGGATACTCGACTCTTGCGTTCATGATGATCAAAGGCGGGTGGGGCGTCGAGGTGGTAGTGCAGGTAAAGATCGCGCCGTGTGAGTTTCAGTGTAAGCGTCTGGTCGCCATAGATATTGGGTACCTTGACGAGATGCCGGGTGAGGCGCTCCAGCGCAAAAGGCAGGGCATGCTTCAGTCTGTCGTGAAGTTCCGAATATTCGCGATAGTTGCGATGATGGTTGGCGATGACAACGCAGTAGCACTCCTCGATCTGGTGGGCGATAACCCATTCCAGCACGTCCTCCTCGACACAGCCTGTATGGGCGTGTTGTGTGATGAGTTCGGCCAGCCAGGGTGCAAGGCTGTGCCGGTAAAGGGTCACGTCCTGAATCAGGGTGGCCTGACGAAACATGGTGGCGGGTTCCCCGGGCAAAGAATGGCAACTACCTGTATTAAACAACTTCAGGCAGATGCATGTGTCGCCCTGAAAGATCGGGCTGTCTGGTGTGGTGGAAGCAAACAGGGCAGGTGATTACCTGAGCAGCAATTCACCTGCCCGCGCTGCCGGAAAAATCACTCGAACGCAATGGCGGCCGGAGGTGGCGAATGACTAGAAGAACATCTCGAAGCGGGTCGTAATGACCCGTTCGTTGTCGCGTGCGAGGACATAAACGCTGCCGAAATCATCCTCGGGCCATGGGCTCGGGCAATCGCTTGCCGCCGCACCGAGTGAGCGCATGAACATCGGTATCACCTCACGATACAGGCAGATGACGATGCTTTTTCCAGCGTACTCGTCGCCACCGATTGTTTTGCCGCGCTGCTTGACACCGGCGATGGACCAGCATAACTCCATCTCGGTGCCAGGGCTCACCCACGCGTTCAGAGGCACGCCCTCGAGGCTTTGCCACAGTGGCAGTACCGTAAGTAGCGCACGCAGGCTATGCCTGGTTGGCGTGGTCGCGAAAATGCAATCCGGCCTGCCAAAATTCCGGATCACAAATTCGGAAATCCGTTCCGCACGTCTGCGGCCAACCGGCGAGAGGCCCTGATCGCCATCGCCAGTGGATTTCTCGGCCTCGCGAAGCACGATGATTTTCCTTGGATAGTCAGACATGCTGCCTCCCTGTTCCATAGCGTGTCAGGGTACCCCAATCGCCACCGGCGTCACATCCATCGTCCTCCATCCATCGGCGTTACGGCCGACGAATTCGAGCGGCGGGCTGAAACGCGAGAAGGTCTCGCCGGTTTCGTTCATGAGGAACACATCGCCGAATACCGGCATCTCCTTGAGGAATCCAGCTTTCCAGACCTTCATGAAAGGACGTCCGCTTCGGTCGTAGAAGAACTCGATTTGCTCACCTTCGACCATCGAACATGGCACCCCCACGTGCCGGTTTTCGTTCGTAGCGCCCATCATCATCTTGGCAAACATATGGTTTCGATCCTTGTGTGAAATTGTGGAATGGAGTTCGTGCGGGTGATGTACGTGCTCCCCGGGGGCCAGCCGCGCCCCCGGGAGGATGAATCTGCGCGGCGGCGCTTACAGCACGACGCCGTTGCTGGTGCTCACGTCCGTCGTTGAGCTGATCGCATTGGGCAGAATGCGCGTGTCGCTCTGCTCCTGCATCTCCTGCAGCACCGCATTCAGGTCGGCTGCGACTCTGGGCAGGATGCCGTCCGAGATGACGTAGTGATACGGTGCCTTCAGGTTCAGTTTTTCCGGCAGCGTGCCTTCCAGATAGCCGATGTACTGCACATCGTTGCGAACGGGCAGCGTTGGGTCGTGATCGGCCTGGGTGAGCGTCGCGACGCTGATGAGATTGCCGAGATCATCGAGACACGCGCGGCCCAGATCGCTGATGAGCGTGAGCGAGGCGAGTGCCGGCCTGTAGGAGGTGACCTTCTGGTAGCGCAGCCAGTTTTCGAGATCCTTGGCGTCGAGTTCGCGGTTACGGGCCGAATAGAGCATGCACAGTGCGGCGACGACGTGCTGGATGCGGCTGTCGATGGCCGCACGCGTCATGTCCCGGCTATTTTGCAGATAGACGAGGTTCACCGGCGAGTGCCGCGTTTCCGTGGCGATGCGCTCATACGACTTCAGCGTCTTGAGCGTGTTTTGAGCGAACTTCCTCGTACTGTCATCGCCCACGCAGATCGCGAGGGTCGACGCGTCGTGCGCAAGCAGCTCCGACACGATCGAGGCTGCTATCACCGCGCCGGATCCACCTCCGCCGGTGGAGAGAACGATATTCAGATCGACCGGCTTGAACTTCTGCAGAATGTTGCCCACGCGAGCGCTGATCGGATCGAAGTTTTCGGCGCGCTCCTGCCCCGAGCCTTCGATGGTGCCTGGGCGATTGACCAGATAGAACTTCTCGGGATTGATGTCGGAGCGCAGGTTCGCCTTCGACGTGTCCATGTACACCACATCGAGCTTGGCAAACTTGTCACTCTTATTGTTGTCGCTGGCATAACTGGCGACCTTGTGGCCGATGTTCATGCCACCGCCGCCGCAGCAGAAAAGTCGAACCTCGCCGCGTGCGCGCTCGTGAATATCCATGCTTGCTTACCTCAGATAAAGTTGGAGAAGAAGGCCCGCCACTGACGTGGGGGCCTTGGGGAAATATGGCTTTCGCCATGGAATGCCGCCTGAAGCGGTATCGACTCAGTGCAGCGCGTCGCTGATGTGGCCAACCGGGACAGCGAACCTGTCCGCGGCGATGGCGTAGATTGAGTGCAGGCAGATCGCAACCGATTCCGTCTCGTTTGCATGGCGACGCCAGGCCTCGGCACGCCCACAGACGTAGCGGTGCCCCTGATTGCCGGAATCCATCAGGACGAGTACTTCGCCGTCGTACACGAAAGGCATGATGACCTTGCAGACGTTCAGCCCGATATCTTTGCCGTCGTCATCCACGCTGTGATCGGGCCAGCCCTGGCCGTTGCTGACGAAGAAGGCATATTTGCCGGCGAATTCGGGGTGCTCGCACACGTCGATGTTGAATGGTCCGATGGCCGCACGAAGGCCATCGATGTCGATGATGCTCACGTAGTTCGTACGTGCAGTGCCGTGATAGTTCATCTCAAGTCTCCGGAAACAGGGCCTTCGTCTACTCCATGCGTTCGCGCCAGTAGAAGTCCAGGCTGTTCTCATCGAGCAGCTCCCTGACGGTTTCGAGGGGAAATCCTTCCTCGACGACGAGCCGCGTGTGCCACTTGCGCTGATCGGTGTAAGGCAGTCTCACTTTCCCTACGGGATGGCCGTCGCGATCGAATACGCGGGTCGTTAGCTTGCGGCTGCCGTCGGAATTGCGAAGGCCCAGCTGGACGATCTTGTAGTTCTCCAGATAGACCTGGCGGTAGTTGATGGCTGTGTCGATGCCAACCATCTCGTCGAGTGCTCTGAAATAATCGCTATAGAGGTCAAACAGATCCGTTATCTCGGCGTTCATGGTTTCCTCATGAAAGAAATTGTTTGGAGATTCGAGCTGCTCCGGATGGGTGATATATCACCGTTCTTTTTTTAACTTGGCCGCACCGCGCGATCGCGGCGCGGGGCGGGAGCCGTTGCATGAATGCCATTTCGAAGAGCATCTTTGACGTGCGCTACAGAATTCCGCCGGAGGTGCTGCATGTGGTTTTTTTCAGGCGCGAGGAGTACTGGCGCGATACAACGGCAGGTATCGAGGACCAGATCCTGAGTCTCGTGGTGAGGCCCCGCGTGCTCATCGACTGCAACCTGCTTGGAGGCACGGAAGTGTGGGTTTTGCTGGACGGGTGCGGCCAGCGCGGGGAAACACCGTTCGACACGGTTTTCCGCATTCCCAAGAAGCGTACCAACGGGCGTAGCATCCTCACGGCGCTGAACGTGTCGTTCGCCGATCCGACGCGTATCTCGTCAGTCGGCATCGCCGCGCTTAACCAGGCCAACACGATGCTGCAGGTGGGTAACGCGGTGGTTGATGCGATGGGCATGGTGCCGATCACCTCGACCGCGCGCATCGAGCTGATCAGCGAGAACGTGGTGCACGTGCGCGACGTGCTGACCGTACCGTCAAACTCGTACCTGCGCTGCATCGTGGCGAATGACGAAAACCTGAACAACATCCAGCTACGCAGCTTCCACGCGTTCTGCAAGCTGGTGGAGTACGCGGTCAAGTCGTACATCTACAACACCTACACGGTGCAACTCGACATCGGGGAGCTCAGGGGGGGCCAGAATCTTGGCAAGATCAAGGAGGTCATCGACAGCTACGCCGACGCCGAGCAGAACTACGAGGACTACCTGAAAGAGAAGTGGGCAAAGATCGCGATCATGAACGACGGGGAGAGGTGGTTGAGAATCCTGCGCATGCAGATTGGCGGACCCCGGTGATATCGCGCCAGGGTGTCGGGACGGGCGGATACAAACCCCCGTGCATAGGAGTTGCTGGTCACGTATTCTTTATCCCTGCACTCCTGGCCCGGTGTTTTGCCAGAACGGGCTGTATGCCATCGGTACGGTCGATGGATGCCTTCGTATTGTCCGGCTTCCAGAATCGGCATGCGAACGATTCTCGCGGCCCGGAACAGCATTTCGCGAGTCGGAGGGAGGGCGATCTTGAGGGGCTGGTGAGGTTTGTGGTTCTTCGAGGAAGGCGTACTGGGGACCTTCGACAAATTTTACCGTCGCCGGAAATTCGCGCACGCCCGCGCGCGCGTTAAGCGTTATTAAGTATAGCTTTTAGCTTAATGTATTGATTCTATAGAGAGCAGATACGGAGTATCTGCTCTCTTTTCTCTAAGGATGCTTCTCGTATACGCGCGAGAAGTACCAACCATAAATTTCTCCTGACGCGAATCGTGTGACGCGGTTTGCGCGAGTTTGCGTGAAGGGAGGACTCATGGCTTCCTTGCTAAGGGCAGCACTGGAGGGCGAGCTGGGCAACCCTCCAGAGGACGAGAAGGAACTGATGGAGCTCAAGGGGCCCCTGTCGGAGGTGTTTTCCCAAGCCCTGAACCAGGTCTATGCGCGTCCCGACGTGCCACCGGCCGAACCGGGCGCAGGCGATGCCACTGCCGGTTCAAAGGATGCAGTGGCATCGCCTGGCGTCCAGGATGGCGGTGAACAGACAGGCGTGAGCGGGCAGTCGCAGGCGCTTGAATCACAGGCCAATGATGCGCTCGCGCTCGCCCAGCTGATCAGCAATGTCGAGCTTGCCGGCACAGATGCGCAGTCCGGCAGTCCGGGCACGACCGTCTATGGCGTGTCAGCTGCCGACGTGAAACCCGAGGACATCGTCGAAGTCAGCCAGGACCTGGCTGCCCGGGGCCAGCATGGCACCGGTCCCGACAACTACGTGGTGGTCATGGTCGCGACGCAGCCCTCGGTGAACGGCAGCGATAACAGCAATCCGGAGCCGCGTGTCGTCGAGCTGGGGCAGGCGCTCGAGACACTGGTGAACGCCTGGGGTGCGAGGGTCTACCCGTCGCTTGAAGCGTTCGCGAAAGACTGGCTCGCGCGCAGACACGGGTCCTGATTCCATCTTCCCCGGCTATCCCCGGCAGGTTCTCGCATGGAGCGCTCATGGCGAAAAACATCGAGGGCGTGTTCGCCGAGGCCTGTCACGACCTGGTGATCGATGCCATGTTTGCCCGCAGGATCAGCCAGTACCGGCATGCCTTTGTCTTCAAGAATGCCGACCACATCAAGTTTTTTGGCGGCAATCTCACGGGTGTGGAGGTCGTGCGCTTTACCGATGACGACCGCGACAGGTGGTTCGAGGAAATCCTGAAGGTGGAAGAGGGCGTGCTCGCCCAGGAGCTCGTCGCGCTGCCGACAGTGAACCCGACGTTCAAGGTGTCGAGCGATACGATGAACCTCTCGTGCGCGTGGTTGATGCATACGCTTTACGCGAGCCCGAAACTCAACGACACGCAGAAGCAGGCTGCGATGATGGACGTCGGGCTCGTGCTGCAGTACAAATTTCTTACCTCGCGCCTCTTCCGGCATTTCCGCTATCCGGCGGATCGCGCGACGGCCGAGGCCACGTACGCGCTGCTCTCGGGCAAGTTCGCGATCAAGCAGTACGGCACCTGGAATGCGGTACTTGAGCAGCGCACGCGCGATCTGATTTCGCCCCAGGGGCTGCACTTCAAGGCTATCTCGAAGATGGACAACGACCTTGAGGTGATCTACCTGCTCAACGATACGCAGAGCCGCATCCGCGACATGCTCAAGAACATCTACGACGTCTTTCTGCAGGTCCATCATCAGGGTATGCGGATCCAGTCGAGCTCGGCGCTGGTCGACTACGACGGCGAGGTGGTGCTCAAGGACCGTAACCGGAATCTGCTCGCCTACACGCGATACTTGCAGTCGATTGTCTCCGACCGGCATTCCTTCATCAAGGAGGAACTGCTGGAGCTGATCTGCAAGCTCATGTACACAACGCCGCCGCGGCTCTTCCGGCAGACGCTCGAGTGGATCTCGGACAACTACCGGCAGGCGCGCGCAAAGCGCGTTGGCGAACTTCTCGATGAGACGCTTATCCACAGTTTCGATTATCTCGCCGAAGAGCGCACCATGGTTCGCACTCACGTCGATCTGCCGACGCTGCTTGCGAGGTTGCGCGGCGTCTATACATCATCGCGCAGCATTGATCCTGCTCTCTTTTCGCTCAGGGAAAAGGCTGAGTGGTGTGTGAAGCAGGCGACGGGCAACCGGAACGACAGCGTGATTGCGTCGGTGCGCACCGCGGTGCTGCTCTATCTCGTGATCCGTACGATGACCATGCGGCACTACACAGGCAGCTGATGTTGGAAGCCATACAGGCATAGGGCCGGAGAATCGAAAGTCCTCCGGCCCTATGCCGTCATTCATCAGCTCGTTATCCCGTGGGGTGCACCGCGATAAGCAGATGCGATCGGCAGCGACCCCCGGACAGATTCCTCGCACTGTTTCATACTTTCAGGTACTTCGCCTTCACGAAATCTCTCGATGGCACGAAGTGCCATTGCCCGGTTTCCGGATCGAACAGCGCGACCTCATCGCACAAGGCGGGATCACATACCGTCACTTCGATGGAGCGCAGCGCGCGATTCGCTGCCTGGGCTACCCTGTCGGGGGGCCACGAAGCGACCGCACGCGCCGTCTCGCGCCAGGCAAAGAGCCCCGCACGTTCATGAATGTCATCGAGCCATTGGAGTCCAGCTTCATCCAGCTCGAACGAGTCTGGCGCTTCGCCGTGCAACACGGGAACCCGGATGTGCCTCGAAACCGACGATAACGTTCTGTCTGTTCGCAGGATGATCCTGCGATTCAACACGGGCCAGCCGATGCGGACGTCGGTCATCAGGCAGCGGCAGTCAGCGCGGTAGAACAGCGCCCGCTCCAACGAGCCGGCCAACCTGGGCGCGTACCCCGGTTCCCGGGCCCGGGCATACTGCGTCGCATCGATGACCGCGGTGACGGGATTGGTGTAACAGGCTACCGATGGCCCGTCTTCACCCGCCTCGCACGATACATCGTATTGGCCACCGGCCACGTCGCGGGCCAGCGCGAGCAGAGGAAAAAGAGAAAAGTACCGGCTAGGTTCGGGCTGCTCGTTCTTCGACGTCATCTTTGCGTTCCATCACGATCCACGCTACTGGTCCTTCGAGACGGTCGCGGCCAATGCCCTCGGGGGAGATGTTGCCAACCGCCGGGGACAGAGTCGCGCGAACGTTTAGTTTGCCCTCAATGCCAGCTCCACAATACCCCGTTGGCTGGCTGCTTGAGGGCTCGCCGACAATAACGAGAACAAATTCTCGACCGTCAATTACGAGGGAGTTTGACTCTGGAAAGGCAATTTTAGACAAGCTCGAAATAGTTTTACCAAAATTTAAACGGAACTCGAATTCTAATTGCCTTTCCCTTGCTATCAGTTATCTCAATTTTGAGTGCATTTGCCGAGATAATTTCGTGGTTACTCAATTCCACTGAAGGCGGCAACTGAGTCTCGCCATTGACGATTCGCAAACAGCAATAAATACCCGGACGACAAAAATTGTTCTAGTGACCTGCGACGTGATCGGCATACCACGCTCCGCCATATTTCCACGCATGGATGCTCCACTAGTCGCATGAGCCATCAACTATTTCGTGCTCTTTGTCGCATTTCAATATCTGATCGAGCGTGGATATTGAAGAAACAACGTTTCCATTGTCGAGGCATGTCAACTTTGTACCTCGGTTTCTCTTTTCGGAGCTCACCAAGAGTGATCGCGTCGTGATACCTTCGTCCCCTCCTTCGGTCGTCTCCGATATTTCATATCGGTAGCCCCCATTCTTGAAGCCCACAACAAAAGTTGAGAGATCGGGACGCGAGTATTCATCATAACCGAACTCACTTCGAGAATTTTGAAGATCTTTAGGAAATTCGAGATCAATTTTATTTGGTGTCCCGTATCGATACTGAATGTACCCTCGATCTTCTGCAAAATCATTCGAAGTGCATATCGATGCAATCTTCTTGCTTTCCTTTATATCGCAGTTGAATATTGTGGCCTCGTTGGACCTGCACAGACCAGCTGCATGTGCGGAACTGGTCAATGCAACCAACGCGAAAAGAATCCCATACTTTATTTGGGCAGCATTGGTCACTTGTCGCTCCCGTCATCAAATGTGTCAGTCCAGTACATATCCTCGACGAGAAATCCCGTCTCGTCCTTGTCTAGCTTCCGCGCCCGCGTGATCTCTTCGCCTGCAATCTTCAGGCTCTTCGTCTTACCTTTGCGAGTTACCTGATATTCTTTAATTTCACCCTTAGAGATCGCGACAACAGCCGCTTTTTCGTCAGCGGAAGACTCAAAGGGGATTTTTAAACCTTTTTGTCTGGCGGCATCAGTCAGGAGTTGCTTGCTTACACCACGCACATAACATGCAACCGCGAACGCAATTCCAATTCCAGAGCGAACATTATTGGTTTTACAGAATGGAAATGTGGGGTTCAGATAATTTTCAACGGCATACGCCAATTGTGCTTCCTGAAAGTCTACTACACGTGCTGCATCCACGAAACGTTGCTTCCACGTGCCAATCCAGAGATCCTGCTTCACCCCACCAACCTGTACGGATATTGGCTGGACGCGCTTCCCGCGAATTTCACGCCCAACTGGCAATTGGCCTTTTGACGCCGACTTGCTAATCTCGACACCTTCCTTGGTTTTTGAGATCGCGTGCCAGTGGTCAAGGCCAGATATATAATCAACACCGGGGACAAAAATTCCGGGGCTCGTTAGGGTGAGCAATTCTTGCCAGTTGTCACCAAAAATCTCAACGAATTTTTCATGATTCTTTTCATTACACTTCTTTAACACCCCTCCGAGGGCGCCGCCATCTTGTGTAAATTGAATAATTCCATACGACAACCCAATATGAACAATACGTGAATAACTAGTTTCAATTCCCTTGTTTCCGTCTTTTCGGCCAACAAATTCCTGGTCGGTATTTTCGGCGCCAAATGGATCTCGCCCACTTTCGCACATTGCGACAGCGGCGATAATCTTAAGACGTTCGTTCCTATCTAGAACCGCACCTTTAAATTCAACGACGTGCGGGTTCTTATTTAATTTATTTATAAGTTGTTGATGATCATTCGCATCATTTTTGTTTCTCTTGTTAGGTGCTGCCGGTGCTCCAGTAGAGGGTGGAGACTTTGGAGAGCTTTGCGGTGGCTGTCCATTCGACGATGCCGGGGCAGCTGTTGGCGTCAGTGGTACGTCGTCGCGATGCTGCACCTCGGTGTCCTCCCCGTTCTTCCGAAGCTTTTCCAGTAACTCGTCGGCAAGTGTAACGGTACAGGCGAATCCTGACTCGTAAGCGAACGGAGTACCGTAAAGATCGTTACGGTACTCGCTATTCTCAGCAGGAACGGGCCGTGTAAATGGCGGGAACGTATCTGCGTCAGTCTGAGATACTTCCGGAATTTGGAACGGGTTGTTGTTGATCATACGTTTTTCCCGCTGAGTTTTTTCAGCACTTCGATTTTCAATACGTCGGCTTCGTCACTGATGGCGAGCTGCGTAATTCCGTCGTGATCGGTCTTTCCGTTCAAGATTTCGCCGTTCTTCAAATGGACTCGAACAGGCCGATTCGGAATCGAATATCCACGTTCGTCTACGACCCAAACAGGGCGATCGAAAAGGTGTTCAATAAACTTCGGTAGTGTCGGCATCGCCGTTTGCATCGAAGCTGTGCCTTGCTTCTGGATCGTGATGGTCTTGATGAAAAGATCGAGCGGACCGCCAAGTGTTATGCTGCCGTCCTTGATCTGGATGAAAGCGCCGCCGCACTCAAGGATGATCTCCTTGGCCGCTGTCAGGTTGACCTTCCCGTTGACGCTGCCGAGGTTGACGTCCTTGGCCGCAGTGAGCGACATCGGGCCGCCCTGCGCCTGAAACTCAACAGGGCCTTTCGCTGCGAAAATCTTGATGCCTAGCTTTTGCGCAAAGAGCGATATCCTTTCGCCCACCGCCGCAGTAAAGCGCTTCATAACGCTGAAGTCAGCATTCCGGCCGGCCACGCCCGCGATGTCGTCTTTCGCCGAAAACTGGATCCCCCCGGCCGCCACGAGACCCGCCGATGCTGGCGTGCTCATGAGGAGGCCGGGCTTCTTCAGGCCGTCGAGATCGTCCTTGACCTGCTGCTGGGCGGTTGTGTCGGCAGGCTCCGCTTTCGCGCTGCTTGCCGAATTGGCAAGCGCTTTGGCGAGCTCCAGTGCGCTTTCAAGCTGGGCCATCGACTCCTGCATCTCGCGCTGGGCGCCATTGGCGGCCGGGCGATCGTACGCCGTCAGATAGAGCCCTTTGCCTGCGCGGTTTACGCCGTATCCCGATGTCCTGAGCTCATAGCCTTCACCGCGGTATTCGAGCTTCTGGTTCACCAGATAGCCCAGATTGAGCTGTGATTTGCCCGAGTGCTCCGTGCTCAGCTTGATGCCTTCCTGGCCCTCCCAGTCCTCCATGCGCAGCTTGTTGTTCTTCTGCGTACGGATCATGTTGCGCGAGAGCCAGCGACGATCGTTGGTGACAAGGTCGCGCGCCTGGCTGTGGTGGTGGAAGCCGCTGATTTCGGGCTTGTCGGGATCCCCGTTTCGGAATGAGATCTTTGCCTCGTCATTATCCAGCGCGACGAAATGCATGCCGGTCTGCAGCTTGCCTGCAAACGGCTTTGCCAGACGCAGCGGCACGCTCTCGCCACCGCGGGGCCACTCTCCGAAGTCGGCATCGAGCCGTACCACGTAGTAACCAACCGAATTCAGGTAGCCATACGTGTACTTGTCCGGGCTGCAAACGCGTGCACTGAGTGTGCCCGCGATTTTTGCCCACTTCGCCGGCTCCAGTTGGAGCCGGAAGCGCCGGTCGGCCGGGATGGCCTTGTAGCTGTTCGAATAGGCCTTGTCGCGCGCGCCGCTGTGGCTGATCTCAACGATCACTTCGCCCTTCGGCGCATCGGGCAGCGCGATGTCGGTCTCCAGCACACGGGCGCACTGCAGAGCGAAAACGGTGCTCTTGCCTTCGAAGATTACCTGGCGGGCGATGGCTGCCTCGTGACGCAGTTGCGCTTCCCACTTCGCGCCATCCTGGTCCAGATGATTGGTACCATAGACGTAGCTCTGGCCATAAGTGGTCTCGTCCTGCGGTGCGATATTGGCCTGGTCGCGAAGACGTTCCCAGGCCTGCTCAGGGTTGTAATCGGCAACGACGACGGATTGCGGCACGATCACGGAGTGCGTGCTGATGGACGTTACCGCTTCCACGCCACCCGCCTCGAGGCCGGCCGCTTCACGGTAAGGAACAATCAACCGCGGATCGTAGATGTAGTGGTCGATGTCGTCGCCAAAGACGATCTGGTCGCCGTATTCGGACTCGACGATATAGCAGTAGATGCCGGCCTTCTCCATGAGCATGTGCACATAGTCATAGTCCGTCATCTGGTGCTGGAAGCGCCACAGATGCTTCATGTACTTGCCGCGCAGCCGGAACGACATCTGGTGATCCCGGATGCCGTGGGCGCTGAGGATCTTCCTGATGATCTGCGGGGTGGTGAGGTGCTGGAAGACCTGCGTGTTCGTGACGGCCTGCAGGCGCCCGAAGTGCGATTTCAGTACGGCCCGATACCGGGTGAAGTCCTTTGTTGTCTGGATCGTCGAGAAGCGCTCGATGTAGCCCGAGAATTTTTTTGGCACACCATCGTCGGGCACGATCGTGAAGACCGCATCGCGATTCAGATAGTCCGCTCGTGAGAGCTGCATCGGATGGGTCATCTCGATGCTCACTTCATTGGGCGCCCCCATCATCTCATTGGCGTCAAATGACACGACCGACAGTGCCGACGCAGTGTCGGTGCCGGGTACTTCGAGGAAATACGCCTGCCGTCCCGATATGGATTGCAATGCGTTCAGCAAGTCCGCCATAGGCGTGTGGCTCCCTGGAATTTAAGGAAGGCACGGCCCGGAGGGTAGAACTGCAATCTGAGATGAGCCGTGACTGCGACCGCGATTGGTCCACCTGACTTTATAACGTTTGATCGTGTCAGGATCAACGGTTCGGACCCCTTTGAATTGTCATTTCTTGTCAAGACGCAACTGTCTCAAAATAAATGAGACCGGACGCTGCCTGACGACGCGATTCCTGACCTGAATCTCGTTCCACTTTCTATACGCCCTGATGGATAATCCGGGCGCGGGCCGTGACAAACTTTTGTGGAGCGGCTCGCGACCAATTGTCAACGTGAAGAAACTGACCATGAAAAAAATCTCTTTTGCGCTGCTCGCTTCGTTGTTCGTGGCAGGCGCAGCATCGGCACAAACGACGGAAAACGGCATTGTCATGACCCATGACGACAATGTCGCTGCACAGATTGTGCAACATGCGAGGGACGTCCAGGCCCAGCCGCCTGTAGTCGATCAGGACGCGCAGCCTGCTCATGAGGGTGTCCCTAGCAAGGGCGCTCACCACCATCACAAAAAGCACCCGGCGAAGCGAGCGCAGGGCCCGGCCGGCGAGTAAGTGCTCGTACGTGCACTAGCGGTATAGCGGCAGAAAAGCCCGACGCGGCTTGTCTGCCGTGACAGTCGCACTACCAGCCACCACGTTTGAGGGTGTGGATGTTGGCACCGGGCGGGGTATCGCTGAAGAATCCCAGGGGCGACGGGTTGGGGGGATCCGCCGGCGTAGCTGCGCGGCGCAGGAGCCGTCGCTCGCGCTTCTTCTCTTTGGCCTGGTTGATAAGCGTGTCCATGCTGAAGATCTCTCCTTCCTCGAGCACGATCCGTCGATCGAGTAGCCGCATCTGATGCTCGATGCGCGCGGCGACCCATTCATTGGGCTCGCGTGAGAGCTCGTCGGCCAGACGCCCGATTTCATCCTGGATCGCCTGCTGTTCGCGGCGACGCTGATGGTCGATCATGGTTTCCTGCCCTCCGGCATTCAGCGCCGAGCCGATGCGGCGATCGTCGATGCCGTAGAAGGACAGCATCTTGCCGCGGGTCAGCAGCCAGTGCGCGAGGAGCCATCCAATCACCATGTCGTCGTGCAGCCCTTCTTCGTGATCGATACGGCCGTTGCGGGTGGTCAGGTGCGCGACCTGCTGGATGAGCACCGGATCGTGGGCATTGGAGCCAGCACGTTTTGCGGCGAGCTGCAGCGAGGCCGAGTAGAGCTCACTGCGCGCATAGGTGCCGCCGCCGGAGGTCGTAAAGCCGAACGCCTTCTTGTAGCGTGTGTAGATATCCGTCGGGCGGCGCCCCATGGGCACCTGAATTTCATGATAGCGGGCCGGGAGCTCGTCGTACTCCTGGACGATGCGGTTGAAGAGCCGCCGGAACGGGTCGATGCCGTGGCCTGGCAGCATGTAGAGCAGGTAGTCGATCAGCGCCTGGCCGAGGCTGCGGTTCTCGATGACGAGTGTCGTGGTATCCCAGCGGATAAGCCACTGGGCTACCCAGCCGCAGAAGAGCAGGATGTTGGTCTCATTGTAGGTGCCGGCGGCGATCACTTCGAGGGTGTCGATGTCCAGTGCCACGAGAGAGATGTCGTCGCCGCCCGAAGCGTTGGACGGATCGAGTCCGATCACGAAGCGGCCCAGGCGCATTCTGGCCTCGATCTCGCGCTCCTGCACATACCAGCGTGTGATGTAGCCTTCCCGGCTGATCTCCATGTGTTTCGGTTCCTGCCGGCTTCTCACGATCAGCTCGAGGATCTCGCGCCGCAGGGGATGCGTTTGCGTGCCGGAGGTCCACATGTTGAAGAAGTCGCGGTTCGCATCATCGCCGGTTACGGCGGCCTCCTCGATCTTCTCGCGCAACCATCCGTCCGTCTTGCCGAGCTGTCGGTGATTGAACGTGATATTGACACGGTACACGCTGCGCCGGCTGCCGTCCGGGGTCTTTTCCCCATGCGAGGACTTTCGCACCAGACGCTCGAGCTCTTCGGCGTTTTCCGCGTCGTAGAATTTCTCCGTCCATGGTGCGGCGCTGCCCTGCATCCGGTAGATGAAGGCGCCATCACGGTCGTCGATCTTGCCCGCGGTGTTGGTGAAGATCACGCCATAGGGCGAGCCGTTCGCACGCGCGGCGTCGACCGCCGCGTTGCGCGCGGCAAGCGCCGAGGGAACGGCAATGCTCACGTTCGGCTGGAACGGCCCCTCGTCGATCTGTATCACGGGGGTGGTAAGGCCGCGCCCGACCTTGTAGGCACCCTTTTCGGAACCCTGGGGCACGTGCGTCTTGTACTTGTTCCCAAGGCGGTTGATCGTGATCTCTTCGCCGTTGTGGGTGTCCTGGCGGGTGCGCTGCTGGAGGTAGGGAGGGAGTTCGTCGATGATCTTCTTGACGCGGTCGACGTTCGTGCGGCGCAGGACCTCGTCCTTGGTGAGCAGGTTGAGCTCGGTGTTCACGCAGATGAAATTCAGCAGCAGAACCATGAGCGAGTCGACCGCCACAGACTTGCCGGTCTGCCGGATCATCATCAGGAAGATCATCAGGTGATTGAAGAAACACCAGATGAGCGCGATGTTGCCGCGGTTGGCCTGGAAGGGGACTGCCTCGTTGGTGCCGCTCACCGGGATACGGCATACCTCGCGGAAGAAATAGAAGGGGTTTGACTTGCACTCGAGCGCGATTGCAGCCATCTGTTCGAGCGTGAGATCGGCGGAGAAGGGATCCACGCCCTGAAGATCCGGGTTGATGAGGGCGAGGAGAAACGCATTGTTGTGCACCGACATCCGGCGGTAGATCGTCGCAAGCCTCAGAAAGCTCTGGTTGGAAGTGTCGGTGTCGATGATCGCCTGCGGATACTGTCTGAAGTCGTCGAGGAAGAGGATCATCTGGTCGCCTCCGCTTGAGGCTTGCCTCCCTCGCAGGGGAGGGGGCCGCATGCCGGCTCTGTGTCCGCTACGTACCTGGATAGCGCACCGGCAGGCCGCAGATGCTCAGCTGCAGGTCGTTTGTCGTCGTGCGCATGTAGAAGGTCACATAGAGCGTGCTGTCGTCGGGAATCGTCACGCCTGTGCTGAAGGTCGACGCCCATTGCGAAATCGGGCACACGATCGGAGCACTGCCATCTGGCATCTGGATGGCGAAATGCGTCGGCACGGGCAGTTGCGCCTCGGTGGCCGGGTCGGTGAGAGGCAGCGTGTTGTAGTAGAGGGCCTGCAGCCAGTCAGCCTGCTTCCGGTAGCCGCTCGCGATATTGATGGTGTACTGGTTGGCCTGAACTTCATTAACGGCCGCGACGTTGCCGGGACCGTAAGGGGGCATCTGCCCGGGTTCGAACTGGATCTGCCACGGGGAATCCTGCATACCGGGCCCGAGCAGGGTGATGGCCACGGTTGCGCTGAACAGATAGTTCGTAAAGCTGGGATCCACCTTGTTCAACTGTACCTGCGCGTTGATGTCCTGCTGGACACCATATTGCAGCGGCTGGAATGGCGGGAACGCCGGCGAGAACTGCACCAGGCTCGTGACGTTCCACCACGTGCTGCGATCGAGGTTGTACAGGAACCAGTCGAGCCGGTAACCCGTGATGCTGTCACGCCACACGGGAAACGCGAGAAGCTTCAGCGCGTAGGCGCCGGCCGAATTGATGGACGTCATGCGGTAGGCCCGCGTGATGAAGCCGACCTGATCGACCGAGTTCGCATTGAAGACCGCTTCGTCGGGTGAAAGGTTGTACTTGAGCACCACGTCAAACGACTGCCCGACGATCGTCGAGACGAAGGCGTTGAAGCCGAGTATCTGGAATTTTGTGTTGTCGACTGGCAGCATGGCGCTCGTGCCGTCGCTGTACCGCACGATGCCCATCAGGTTCAGGTTCGCGAGGATCACGTTAATGGGGAACTGGATGAGCGTCGGGTCTGAGCTCGACAGGAAGGGTGTCCTGAGCTCGATGCCGACGACATACTTCACGCCGGAGTCGGCCAGGCGGATGCAGCCGGTATTCTGGATCAGCAACTGGCGGATGGAGACGACCGCGCCTGTCGATGAATAGGCGACGGCGGTCACCGGCGTGGCGTCGGCCAGACGCACGTTCGTATAGCAAACCGGCACACCTGAAACGGTGCCGGTCGAACCATCGGGAAACTGGACTGTGACGGGCGCGAGTGTGATGGCCTGGGAGACGAGCGTGCCGGACTGATCGTAGTAGCCGCTGACGCAGTTTTCGTTGGTCGTGAAATCCGACCCCGTGAACAGCTTGACCGAAGCCACATCGGGCCCCGGGTACCAGAGTCGGCCATCGACGGCCAGAATGAAGGGAATGACGCTGGTGTCCAGATACACACGAAAGGTGTCGGCAAGTGTGCCCGGGCCTACACCCTGCAGCAGGTCTCCTTCGGTCATGGCCGCGTTGGGCGTGGTGGTGAGCGGCACCAGTGTCGGTACATACGTGATGGGGTCGATGAGCGTCACGCGCCACCACTGGTTGATGGTGTAGTCACAGACGTAGTCGTTGACCTTCGGGATGTACTTGTTAGTGCCCGCGGCGCCGAGCCAGAGATTCTGGTATGCCCATATCTCCCACAGACTGTTGTCAGGACCCCTGATCGGGACGCCGCCGTCGGTGCCGACCGGCAGCTCGACGGCACCGGATAAGATGTCGGCCATGAAAATCTCCGCTGTGCTTCAACTGCTGGTTGCGCTGGTGATCGCGTTGCTACCCGTGAGGTCGGCGATGGAGACGTAGTTGTTCAGCAGCACCTGGTTTCCAAGGTAGATCCGGATCGCGTTATTCACGAAGTTGTACGCATAGATCTCGAGCGCAATGGTCACCGTGAGGTTGTGCGGCCGGATCGTCACGAACCGCGGATCCTGTGTATTGGCTGGCTGGGTCGGGTCGAACGCCAGCAGGTACTCATAGGGTTGACAGACCTCGCGCACGAAGTCGTCGTTGTAGAACGACTGGAGGGGCGTCTCGTCGATGATGCCGAGCACGAGGTCGTAGATGATCTTGCAGCAGAAGGGGCTGAACAGCGGATAGAGTGCTTCGATGACATCGGGGCCACTTGCTACGCCAGGTGCAGGCAGTGGATAGTAGAGGGTCATGTAGTCCTCGACCGCGCGGTCGACGGCAAGGGCGCGGTCGAAGTAGGTCCAGGTGTCCTCGTTCGTGACGCCGAGCATCGGCACGATCACCTTCTGGACCTGATAGGGCAGGCCATTGATCGGCAGCGGCGAGAGAATGTTGGCGTCATCCTCGGCGAACTTCAGGTTCGACTTCGGAAATACACCGCCACCGACCACGATGCGCGTGACATCGTCGTCGCGGATGTTGTAGCGGTTATTGTTCGACAGAAGCCCATACTGCACCCAGCCGACATCGCGATGCAGCGGAATTGACAGATCACTATTGCAGAAGCCCGTCCAGCGTAGTGTGATCTGTTGCTGTCTGTCTTGCGGAAAGGAGAGGGCCGAGACGTTGTTAATCATGATCACCGGAAACCGCATCACATAGTCCAGGTCCTGGATCATCGAGCGGCCGTTCACGAACACGTCGAGCTGGCCCATCGGGATCTGCATCGAGAAGAGCTGGAGCACGTAGTCAAGAATGCCCTGCTGCTGGATCGTGATCGGCAGGATGCCTTCCTGCGGCTGGATGTAGAGCGTGTACGCGAGCATCGTCCGGTTGCTTCTCACGCAAGTGTAAGTCTTCGTGGTGTCGATTAGCCAGGTAAGAATGCCGTCCTGGATCGCATACTGGCTGCTGCCGGTCACATCGGTCCAGTTCAGGAGCGGCTTGCCAGTCACCGACGCGATGTCGCACGTGTACATCCGGTAGTCGAGCCGCGGGTCGATCACCTGCGACGCCTGTCCGTAGGTGTCGTCGGGCAGCTGGCTGGCCGCACCGTAGATCACCTCGACGAGTGCACAGTCGCTGTTCTGGCAGACATACACGCCACCGCTTGCATGCGGGTAATACCCAAGCAGGGTGCCGTCTTCGTTGTATTCCCACGCCGTGACGTTGCTCTGCAGGTTGTAGGGCAGGCTGACGATCAGCTGGCCCGATTCCAGTACCGGAATGAGAGGGCTCATGCCAACCAGCCGGCTCGTCGCGTTGTACCCGTACGCTTCCTCGACCGTCCGGCGATCAAACATGCTGTTACCGCTTCTGTCACTGCATGCGCGCATGATCCGGGTATAGGGCGCGGCTTCCAGTGTGGCTGCCTGCCAGTTTTCGAGCGTCGCATCGACGCCCGCCATCGCGCTGACAATCTGGTCGTCATCGAGCTTGTAGAGCTCGAAGATGCGGTTGTTCTCATGGATGAGTGGCCGCTCGAGTCCGGCCTTGCGAATGTGGAGGCGGATCGTGACGTTCGACTCCGAGTTCCAGTTTCCGCGTGCAGACAGATAGCCTGCGACATAGGCCGTGGGCAACGCGTAGTCGCGGTGCGTGACGTTGCGGATCGCATCTGTCTCGTTGTGGTGGTAGAAGACGCCCTGTGTGAGCCCACTGGGCAGCGTGTAGATGACCCACACGTCGATGTCGTCCTCGTAGTCGATGGTGTGGCGTCCGCGTCCGTTGTAGTGAAGCAGGTACTTGTACTTGCTGTCGAGCGTACTGTTGAACACCGGCAATCCGGTGAGTGCGAAATCCGCGACGCGATAGACCGAGCTGTCATAGACGTACTCGATCACGTCACCAGGCTGCGCGGTAACCACGTTGATCGTGTCGACCTTGAACCCATTCACGAAGCAGTACACGGTGCCTGGCTGCGCCCTGAGTGCCGTCACGGTATTCTGGACGGGCAGGATATCGGTCTTGATCCTGGGGACGATGCCGCCGGTCTGGATGTAGTTTTGTGTCGCGCCGGCGGTAGCGCGTGGGCTCTGGAAAAAGGCATTGCTGTAGAGCCGCAGGCACAGGGGTTCGTGATCCAGGTTGATGTCGATGGTGGACTGCAACTGCACCGCGACGACCAGATTGTTGTCACGGGTGATCATGAAGTACGACTGGAAGCGTGCGAGCTGGATGCCGGAGTTGACGTACAGATCCACGATCAGGTTCAGCCGGTTCATGGCGACAGCAAACGGCGTCCATGTTCGGGCCCACGACAGCAGGCCCAGCAGGAATGGACTGATCTGTCCGATCTGGTAGATGTGATACGCGGTGTTGCTGACCGGCAGGCGGTACTGGGACCAGTCGATCTGCACGCTATTGACGACCCCGCCATCGGGGGTGAGCCGCGCAGGCTGGAGTATGGCCTGCCGGTCCTGGGTGGGAGCACACCAGACATTGCGCAAAGCGTTATCGACGAGATAGTCGTACATGCTCGTATCCCGGACAAAGAGCGTCGCGAAGGGCGACAGAAACGAAGCCTGGGCAAGGGGGCGGCGCTTAGCGCGAACCGCGATCGGCCAGTTGTGCAAGATTGAGCACGGCGCGCAGGAAGAGCTGGTTGGGTTCCTTGTGGGCCTGACGCTCGACCATGCGCGCGAGGCCTGAATTCCGGTAGGTCCGTTCGATGTGCGCGGCGGCAAGGAGGGCCAGCCAGGTGGGCGGATGTTCAAGCGCCACGGCCAGCATTTCGGCGGCGTTGATGCCGAACCACGTGCCCTTGACGATGCTGATCAGGATGCCGGGGTTGAGCTCACGCAGTCTCACGCTACCGGTGGCATCTGCGGCAGCCCCGCACAGGCCGATGATCCCTGGCCCCTCGTGCTGCCGCTTCTCGAGCAGCGTCATGACTTCCTCAGCCGGACAGCGCAAGCCACGCGACACCTGCATCGCCATCTTTATGCGTTGGGGCGTATCGATGTTCCCATCGTCGGAAAAGAGCGAAAGGTAGTGAATGGCCGAGAGGATGGCCATGTTCAACTGCTCGCGGGGATCGAGCGCGAAGCGTCTTGCCAGGTTCTCGCTGATCCAGCCTGCGAAGAGGCTCATCGCCACCGGAGAGACATCACGCAGCAGCGCCGGATCGTCATTGACCCAGATGTCGTTCAGTTGCGCGCGGCGCCGTTGCAGGCCGTATTCGATCTCGTTGCGGACAAGAAATTGCCCCTTGATCCTGTCGAAGGCGCCGAACGGGCGGGCATCGAACACGATGGTCCCGCGCCAATCGTGTCCATGTGTTTGTTCGCGTTCTTTTTCGTGCGTAATCAGCCACGGGTGGGCAAACTCGGGCACCGCGTCCGCGAGCGGCTGTCCTCCGTGCACCTCCAGTATCGTGGCCGCCTCGTTGGAAGGTGCAAGCGCTCCCGCGAGCAGCGCCGCCTTCAGTCCTGAGTCCAGCCTGTCCAGTACGTAGCCACTGCACTGCGTGGTGTCGTACGCCGTCGCATAGCGTTTCATTCTCCACGCCCTCGTCCAGAAGAAACGGCCCGCCCTGTGACCCGCGATGCCGTATCGCGTGAATTACTGAGGATTACGAAGCGCACAAATTTATATGATGCGCCGCATCGCTTTCCAGCCATAGCATTTCATTTCAGGATCACAACCATGACAACAGCCATGATTGTCAATGGCGCTCCGATGACCATCTTCCAGCGTACCGATGATCTCAGTACGCAGCAGGTGACCCCGGCCCCGGAGCAGATTCCCCAGCACCTCCCTTACATCTATCTGTACACGCAGATGGGCCCGACAACCGAGGAAGTCGTGTCGGGTGTCGATCTGACCAACCTGTATGGCGCCGATTCATTCGATCTGCGCAAACCGTGGGCCAATCACGCGACAGTGCTTGCCAATGCAGTAAATGCCCAGGGCAACGCGATCATGGTGAGGCGCCTGCAACCGGGAGACGCGAATCCGCCCGCGTCGTTGCGTCTGTGCCTGGATGTGCTCCCGGCACAAATCCAGCAGTACCAGCGCAATACCGACGGCTCATTCATGACGGGTGAGAGCGGTGCGCCTGTTCCGGTTACGGGCGCGGGCTCAACGCTTGCGGGCTATATCGCGAAATGGGTTGTGTCGACGGTGACGTACAGCCCCGACGGGTCAAGCGACTATGGCGAGGCACAGATTCTGGCTGGTGATCAATCCTCGGGTTCAGATACGTCGCAGCGCTATCCGGTGATGGACCTGCTGGTGCCAAGCTTTGGCGCGTATGGCAACAACGATGGCTTGCGCCTGTGGGCGCCGACGGTGAATTCCTCAACGCCGGCCAATTCGAACTTCATCGAGGACGATCTCGTCTATCCGTTTCGTGTCTCGTGCGTTACACGCGCCTCGGCTTCGAGCACGGGTACGCTCACGCGCATGATCAACGGCTCGACGTATCTCGACGTCACGTTCAAGCCCAACGCGATCGATACGGCCCTTGATGCGCAGATATCCATCCAGGACATCTTCCTGAATGCCTGGCAGGACCTGAACAATCCGGCGGGCACGGCTGACGTCTACGGCCTGTTCGGCAGCCTGCACGTCTACGACGACAATCTCGCCACGCTCATCGGGATGTTCTACGCGGCGGAGGCCGCGGCCATCAATTCGTTTTCTGACTTTACCGGTGCGCATGGCGAGCAGTGGCTTTTCAACTTCGTCAGCGGCGTCTCGTCGAAGGGAGCGCCCTATTCGACTTTCCAGCTCAACACGTCGGACCCGGATGCGGCGTATCTGGGGCAGGCGAGCACGCTGTGGGCATCGGGCGGCAGCGACGGCACGATGGACGATGCAAGCTTTGCGGCGCTCGTGGCAGAGGATGCCGCGCGCTTTGCGGACGCGGCTGATCCGATCCAGGAAATGGTGATGTATCCGTATTCCCACTTCTGGGACTCGGGTTTTCCGATCGACACCAAGAAGGCGCTGGCGCAGTTCATCTCGCAACGGCCGGACACGTTCATCACGCTGTCGACCTATTCGACGCTCTCGCCGCCGCTTACTGCCTCCGAGGAATCGTCCATGGCGGTGGCGCTCAAGGCGTTCCTGCAGCAGTACCCCGAGTCGGACTACTTTGGCACGCCCTGCGCACGGGGCATGGTGGTGCCAGGCTCGGGCTCGCTCACGGGCTCGCTCTACACCGGCCAGCTGCCACTCACCATCGAGCTTGCGTCGAAGGCTGCGGCCTACATGGGCGCGAGCAGCGGCAAGTGGAAGTCTGGCTACGCCTTCGACATGCAGCCGGGCTCGCAGATCAACCTCTTCTCGAACATCAACGTGACCTTCTGGAGTGCGACCGCGCGCAACCAGGACTGGGCCAACGGCATGGTGGGAGTCGAAGCCTGCGCGCGCCGTCAGGCGTATTTCCCTGCGCTCAAGACGATCTACGACAACGACACGTCGGTGCTCAACAGCTTCTTCACGGTCAGTGCCATCTGCACGCTCGAGAAGATCGGCGACCTCGCACGCCGTCAGTTCAGCGGAGTGTCATCGATGACCAACGCGCAGCTCATCAAGAACGTGAACAACTTCATCACGACGCGCGTGGCGAACATCTTCGATAACCGCTTCACGATCACGCCGACCACGACGATCACCGGCATGGACGCGCAGCGCAACTACAGCTGGACCTCGATCCTGCAGATCGCGGCCGCCGGCATGAAGACGGTTGCCACCATCGTGATCCAGTCCGTGCGGCTGGACCAGTCATCGACAGCGACGACCTGAGCGCAAGCCAGTTCGCCCCGTTGGGGAAGCGTCTGCAACGGTAAGCAATGCTGAGCAAAGGGAGATACGGTCATGGGGCGCGTCGCAAATGCGATTCTGCAAAACCAGTTCGGTTTCGCGCAAGGTCATAACAACCCGATGCTTGATCCCCGCTTTGGTGGTCAGATGGGGTTCGTTCCGAACTACGTTCAGTGGGTCAGCAACCAGCAGTACGTCCGGCGCAACCTGATCTGCATTCTGGTCGAGGCTCCGCTGGGTTTCAGCTACCTGCCAAATCCGGACGTATGGATCGGCACCCTGCGCGCGCTCGTGGAGCTGCACGCGCTGCGTATCACAGGCCTGAACGCACACCTGACGGTGGAGATGGCGGAGACGCCAGTCGGTGGCGGCGGGAACATGCAGCAGGACTTCACGGATGTCAAACGCGAGCGTTCGCAGCCTCAGTTCAGCTGGAACGAGAAATACGGCATGCCGGTGTCGATGTTTCATCAGGGGTGGATCACGAATCTCATGATGGACCCTGACACCAAGTTTGCGAATATTGCCACGCTCTCTGGCATCACGGGCATGAGTCCGCCACCGGACATGCTCGCTGACATGTACTCGGCGACGATGCTGTTCATGGAGCCTGACCCGACACATACGCGGGTGGTGAAGTCGTGGCTCGTGACCAACATGTACCCGACGGGCACCGGTGACATCCTGGGCTCGCGCGATCAGGCCAGTGCGCTCGAGAACCTGACAGTCGACATTACCTACTCGGGCATCGCGCAATGGAGTCTGGGGGTGGATGCGTTCGCACAGCAGGTGCTCAGCTCGATCAGCATCGTGAACGCCAATCCCTACACGCAGAACGCGTTCATCAACGCGATCAACCCGGATGTGGCTGCCACGACGACCGGCTACCAGAACGAGATCGCGCAGATCGCGGCGAATCAGGTTAGCCCGACCTCGGTGCTGCCCACAGGACAGGATGTGACGGCCGCGCTCGCGGCCGCGGCGCTCGCCGCGGTCAATACGCCGCCAAGCAGCGCAGTGACGTCCTGATTGCGGTGGTTGGGGTTAAGAAAAAAAGAAAGGTGATCAGTGCCCTCCCCAATGGGGAGGGCACTATGCCGTCTGGAAAATGATCTGTAAACGATGTGCCTGTCGTGCTTCCCGCCTGGCGTCAGTCCCAGTCGTACAACGGAAGCCCGTCGACGACGTCTCCGGCCGCGTCGATGCAAACCCACTCGTGGCCGTGCCTGCGGGCCCAGGCAAAGATATCACCCAGTTCCGCGGGTTGGCCTTCCCCATCTTCGGACTGGACGTAAATGAAAACGCCTTCGTCATACGGTGCGGCAATGGTCCATGGGTTGCGGTCGCCTTCGTCCTGCAGAAGCCGGTCGGTTGCCCGGGTGATGTGGCAGGTCGCGATGACCGGCATGGTGATGGTTTTCATGCGGTGTCTTTCAATGAGGTACATTAAATTTTGATGCGCCCTTGTAACCGGCAGAATGCAGGGTCGGATGTCATGCGTCGCCCGCTGCCATGGACCTCAGATACGCACCTAGCTGCGCCCGCTGATAGCCAATGCTGCCCGTCGTCTCGACCGTCGTTGCGGTGGCCGGGATCAGGCCGAGATGGACACGGCGCTGGATAGCCGCCCGCATTACGCGCCGGTAGGCTGCTCCACCGGCTAACAGTATTGAGCCCGGATCTGAGGGCCACTGGACCGTGTCGAAGGCGGGCAGGTTTGCGAGCATTTCGCTGGCACGTGCCTCCGTCATCCGCTGTTCATAGGGCCCAATAAGCTGGTCTGGCAGGACGAAGCCGTGCCTTGCCGACAGGATGAGAATGGGCGGTGGCCGTGCAGGCATGTTCGCACGCAATGTCGAATACATCACGCCCTGGTAGAGATCAACTGCGGGTGCAGCGACCACGCCCTTGGTTGCGGAACACGCCATGATGACGAGGTGGGATGGCATAGGCCCTTGTGAAGGATCGGAAAGCCGGCCAGGGCTGCTTCGCGGTGCGTTGTGATCAGGTGGATGAGGGCGTGCGGTCATCCCTGGCGAGCGAGCCGTGAGCGTATGGACCACAGAGCGCGCAGACGGTATTGCGTACGAGCGCGTCAGGATCGAAATCGGGCTCTTGGCCGCACATCGTTGCAGCGCGAACCGCATAGCGCGCAGCGGCCACGACAGCATCACGGTATTGCGGTCCCAGTACCGGCTCGCGTAACTCGTCAGGCTCGTGGCCAGGCCTGTTCGCGGAGTAGGTGTGTGGCGCGTAAAGCCAGTGGTCCTTTGGTAGCGGAAGACTCACGATTGCGCAGGCGCTGCCGTCGGGCAGCTTCACAACACCTGCAGCTTCGGGGGCCACGGGCTGGTGTGCCTGCAGTGACGATTCAAGTTGCGCGATTGCCGCGTGAAACTGGTCGACGGACATGACGGCGTGTGAGCCGCGGCCGTCCGCCGGCACGATGAAGGTGCTGTGCGCGAGGAAGAGTTGATCCACCTCTTTCCTGTCGAGCATGGACATGGCATGTTTCCTGTTTGGATGGGTGCAGAAGGGAAGTCGCGGCCTTGTGTCGCCGCGAGGCTAATGAGATATCCGGCTCGTCAACCATGCGCTGATGGGCCTGCTTGCTGGCCAGAGCGCGATGAGAACAATCACGATCACAAGCTGGTTGATAGCTGGGCCGTGACGGTACCTGGCGTAGAGACGGGCGTCGGAGAGAAGGGGGATGCGATTCAGACGTACGGTGCCGATCAGGCACCACAGAAGAATGGCGAGAACGGTGAGGATGTTTTGTGTCATGCCTACTCCCATGCCAGCAAGGCATGGCGGCGCACTGTCAACGAGCATGATCAGTCAGTGAGTGCCCAACGAATTGCTTCAGACACGTACGCGTTATCCGCATCGATGCCTTCGTGCTGGAAGGCCGCGGCCATCGCCTCATAGCTTCGCGCAGGAACGTTTGGCATCTGCAGTTCCGTGAACCCGACACCATTGCCGGAATACTGAAGCCGATCGAAGCTTCCTTGCGAGTCTCGCTGAAACCATGCGACGGATGTGGGGAAAAGTGGCCGGGACGGGAGCCTGCAGGCGGCCTCGATGTACTCCTGAGCGGCGTTCGAGACCGATACCCCAACCTGCGCCGGACTATCCGACACGAGGCCCACCCAGCGCTGCGTATTGGCCTTGCGTATCAGGACGACGCGCACGGCGCGCTTTAGACGGGGACCGCCATCGAGGCGGCAATGCGTCTGCATGGGCGCATGCACATCCTTCTTGAAAAACTCCCCTGTGACGACGACTGGCATTGTTGACTCCGGTGAAAATTGACGAGATCCGGCTATGAGAGTCGGAAAGAAGAAGGGCAAAAAGAAAGGCGGGATGGGAAAGCCCATCCCGCCAGACTCGTGTAGCGATCCCTCGTGTAGCGATCTATTCCGCGAACAGCTTCTTTGCCTGCTTCGCAAACCGCTCCTTGACGGCGTTGTAGTCGTCCGCATTGCCGCCCTTGATTACGTACTTGCCGGTGAGCGCGCCGTAGGTCGTTTCGCTGCCGACCTTGCCATCCTCGCCGGTCGCAGCCCGCTTGACCGATCGGGCATACTGCGCCGAAAAACGCGCACCATCGCCTGCGTTGATCTGCATTGACGTGCGATCGATATCCTTGTGCTTCTTCAGCGCGCTTTCGGAGACTTCTCCGAAGGCTTCGAGGCTTGCAAGAAAGAAGGTGCGATTGTGCTCGTGGAGACGATTGACGGTCTCGATGGTGATGCCGTCTGGCAGGTGCTTTTCGTAGAGGTCGTCGGGCACCTCGGTCCTGCCCTTTTCGTTGACCTTCAGATCCTTCCTGATCGCGGCGGATGTCGCATGCTTGTCAGGGCTCAGTGTGGTTGTGCTCATTGCTGGATTTCCTGGTAATGAAGAGATGGGCTGGCCGGGATTCGGTCCGGGCCTGAGGCGGTGAACATGGGGCGCCGTGATAGTGGTCCGGTTAGCCTCCCTTGCGATAGCGTGACGTTGCGGATTGCCCGCGGGCGCCAGCGCCATTCCGTGGACGCGGGTTCGTGTGCCAGCGCCGAGGTTCAGTGCGTGCTAGACCGGTGTTGCGGCGATTAGCCGGGGTCTGAACGGCGACAGGCTCGCGCACGGGTTCCTGCAGCGCCTGCGCGGATCCTTCGATGAAAGGCGATCCGATTCTGGCGCGCTTGAGCGCAGGGCTTGAAATGATGCGGCCGCGCACGTGCCGGGTCCCGTCTTTGAGCGGCGCCTGGACATATGACTGACCCAGCAGGACGGTGAATTTGCCCTCCTGCCTGAAGAACGTGACCTCCTCGCCCGCACCATCCATTGCACCGGAAAAGAACTGCACCTGAAACGGACCTTCCCCGACTCCCGGCGGATTGAGGTCCGCCGTGCTGATTTCAACCAGCGGTGCGCGCGGCAGTTGTGCCTTGAGGGCCTCGAGCCGGTATTCCTGTGCCTTGAAAATGAATACGGGTTCAACGTGTTCGGTTACGGTGACGGTGTCCATACGTGTTCCAGTTGAAGGAAAGAATTCACTGCATAGGAAATTTCGGCGCGGTAAGAATTTTCCATGCCAGATTTCCACTTGCGGCTCAGTGCAGTGATATAGGGTTCAAACTGGATTGAATCGGGGTGGAGCGAACGGTGGACGGCATAGGGGCCGGCTGCGCCAGCCCCATTTAATTCAGTATAGTTACCATCCGAGCCACGGCGGGGTGACGGTTTCGGTGAGCCATCCAAGCGACTGATAGAGATCGTCCAGGGTCAGCTGGGCTGATTCCATGCCGATATTCGTGGCGTTTGCCGCAGCGACTGCGCGATCCAGCTGCGGCCTGGAAAACATTGCCTCGTCAATTTCCTCGAGCGCGGGCGAATTGAATTTACTCGCGATGAAAAGCCCCGGCTCGTTGACGTAGTCCCACGTCACCACGTTCCTGAGCTCGCGCCGCACGGTGCGCCCGACTGGCACGTCAAGCGTGAAGGAGCGTATCGAGAAGCACACGTTCTCCTTCGGGTTGTCGAGCGAGTTTTTCAGATGGGCGCCCTGGGGGCCGGAAGGTTTGACCTGTCCGAGGATCGCGATGATGTTGCGACCTTCGGGGTCCTTGTAGTTTTCGAAATCGAGCGTGACTTCGGCAATATGATGCGAAACGTTGTTGACGTCGATATCGAGAATGCGCCGGGCGTAATCTTCGATGTTCTGGCCAGGCAAACGTCGCGGATGACCATATTCGCCGCGCAGGTTGCCGGAATGCACGCGCCGCATGAACTGGCTGGAACCCTCGAAAAACTCCCTGGCCGGCTCGTAGGGGTAGTACTGGTTGACCGAGTTGAACATGTTCAACCCGCCGAGGACCACGGGATAGTAGCCGTTGGCGTCGGGCTTGAGGGTGCCCGATTTGTTCATGCCGTTCAGTGCCGTGAGGCCAAAGCGCACATAGTTGGTCATGACCGGGCCTCGCGCGATGTTCAGGACATAGAATTTGGGAGGTGGGCCTGCCGGTTAGCCTGGGAGATGGCATGACATCTGAAACCGCTGCGCACGATCAGATATCCGTGCAAGGTTCGACATTCTTCTATTACATCGGGATAGCCAGTCCGATATGCTGCGGGCCATATGGCGTTAGCTGACATGCTTCACGTGCGAGCGCCATGAAAAAAGGCCCGGCGATGTGGGATCGCTGGGCCTCTTGGTCTTCCGCGATTGCGGATGCTTAAGCGGGGGTCATCCGCTGGTGTAGCCTAGGGATAGGGTAGAGCCATGCCGGACTCTCGATGAGGGTTCGATTCCCTTCACCCGCTTTATCGCTCAGCCGGTTGAAGATACGGATGTACTGCTGATGTGCTAAAGACTCGCCGCCACCTGCTTCACCCGTTGATCCGGTTTGCGCGTCGACCTGATCCTGCTGGCCGCCACGATCCCGGCCACCACGCAAAGTGCGATGAAGTACCACCCGTAGGTGTAGTCCTTGTGGCCCAGTGCATCGACCATCACCAGCGCGGCAAAGATTTTCGCCGAGAATGCGGCAACGAAATAGCCGGCGCCGTTCACAAAGCCCATCGCCTTTCCGTAGACCTCAGGCGTGAAAATCTCCGCCGGCAGCGCGAGGAACGGCCCCCATGCCATGTTGCCGAAGAAGCCCATGCCACACAGCGCCACCGCAAGCAGCATGTGATTCGCGTGCTGCAGCGTGCCGAGCAGAACGACAAACGGTGCGAGACCGATGAAGCACACGAGGATCATGATCTTCCGGTTGCCCCTGAAGACCTTGTCCGACAGCCAGGACGACACGAAGCTGCCGATCGCGCCCGCCGCAAAATACAGGCTGCTCCACCAGCCCATCGTCTGCAGCTTGAAGCCGAAGGTGTCGGAAAGATAAAGCGGAATCCAGACCAGTGCACCATATAGCGTGATCTGCATCACGATATCGACAAAGATGACGGCGACGTAGGTAGGATTCTTGAACAAATCGAGGAAGCGGACACTACTTGCCTTCAGGATCGTCTTTTGCGCTGACGCATATTCCCCACGCCGGATCGTGCCCGCCTCGAGCTCGTCACGGTACGCGTATTCGAGGTCGGCCTCGGTTGCATGACGATACTGCTCTGGCCGATCGTACACGAACAGGATGATCATCAGCAGGGGGACGACACCAAGCGCACCGGTGACGAAGAAAACGATACGCCAGCTGTTCGCATGTGCGGCAAACTGTGTCGCGAGCACACTCGCCCATGCCGGCGTCAGGATCCACGCCCAGGCCAGCACCGATTGCGCGCGGGCCCGCCCTTCCTTGTTGAACCAGCGCATCAGCACGCGAGCCGACGGCACGTACTCCGTGCCGACCAGTACGCCGAATAACGCCATCCGCCACAGATATTCATCGCGCGTCTGGATCAGCCCCATGAACATGGTCATCACCGACCACGCCACCACCGAAAAAATCAGCATCTTCTTTGCGCCGAAGCGGTCAGTCAGCAGCCCTGACACGTACTGCGCCGGTCCGTAGAACAGCAGCATCAGGAATGCGCCGGTTCCGATGTCAGCCGTGGTGAGGCCGATGTCGTGCGCGATCGCCGGGTTCAGGACGCTGCTTTTCACGCGATCGAGATACTGGATGCTGTACGCAATAAACAGTACTACCGCAATGATCCATCGATAGCCCACACGTAATCTCATACCTGTCTCCTGTAGGTGGTGAAGCCTTGTATCTGGCTAATATGTTAGTACCATGTTGACAGAGTATCGCCACCATATCTAAAGTGTCAACCATGGATTGTGATGGAGGAGAGATGAGCGAGTTCATGGGTATGGCGGTCGTCGACGACCGCGTGAGGGAGACAATTGACGCCGACCTGTTTGTCGCGGGCGGTGGCGCCGCCGGGCTTGCGGCCGCAGTTACCGCCGCGAAAAACGGCTTGCGCGTTGTGCTCGCAGAGCGCTACGGCTTCTGCGGTGGTGGGGCCGTCGCCGGCCTATCAGGCACGGTGTGCGGACTGTACGAGGCAACGGAATCAGGGGCGGGCCCGACGCAGGTCGTACACGGCTTCGTCGATGACTTCATCGCGCGGATGAGGGCGCGCAACGGACTTGGCGCGCCGGTCAAATACGGCAAGACGTGGACGCTTGTGCACGACCCGCTGGTGTGGCGGGAGGTCGCTGACGCGATGCTGCGCGATGCCGGCGTGACGGTTATCTATCACGCGACGGTAACCGATGTGCTGAAGGAGGGCGATGCAATCCGCGGCGCGCAGCTCCATACCGGGCAGGGCAAGGTGCGCGTGCTTACGCCGCTGACGATCGATGCCAGCGGCGATGCGGATCTCGTGTCCATGGCGGGTCTCGGCACGACCATTGGCGACAACGGCCGCGTGCAGAACCCGACGATGATCTTCCGGCTGGGCGGCGTCGATGTGGCCCGTTTCCTTCAGGCGTATGGCGCAGACACGATCATGCCGCCGTCTGTCTCGGAGCAGATCGCGCAAGCCAACACACGGGGCTACCGGTTGCCGCGCGGCAAGATCTGGCTCTTTCCGACGCCGCAGCCCGGCGAGCTGCTGTGCAACTGCACGCGCGTGACGGGCGCCGATGGGCGCGAACTGAATCCGGTGATCCATCGCGACTTTACCGAGGCCGAATTCGAGGGCCGTCTGCAGGTCCGCGAATACGCGCGTTTCTTCCGGGATTATCTGACCGGCTGCGAAGCGAGCTTCGTCATCGATACCGGCGTGCAGGTCGGCGTGCGGCAGACACGTCAGGTGGCCGGTGTCAGCACGCTGCGCAATGTGGACATTCTCGCAGGCACGAAATTTCGTGATGGCATCGCGCGCTCGCCGTGGCCGATCGAGCTGCACAGCGGCAGCAAGCCGCGTGTCGAGTGGCTGCTCAACGACTACTACGAGGTTCCGTTCGGCTGCTTCGTACCCGAGTCCGGGACGAACCTGCTGGTGGCCGGGCGCTGCCTGTCGGCTGAGCACGAAGCCGTCGCGTCGGCGCGCGTGACCGCGCAGTGCTTCTCGTATGGGCACGCAATAGGACACGCCGCGGCGCTTGCAGTGAACGAACATATCGACGTGCGTCGGCTCGATGGAGCCGACGTTCGCGTGCTCCTGAATCGCGATGGTGCACAACTTACCAACTGAGGAACATCAATGAACAAGCCGAAACTCCGCAGCAGCTTTACGCCTGGAACCACGCGCTGGGCCGTGCGCCGTGCGCAATGGCTCGCGATGGGTCTGTCCGAAGAGGATTTCGAAAAGCCGAAGATCGCGATCGTGAACTCGTCGAGCAAGCTGTCGGTCTGCTATCAGCATCTCGACGGCGTGTCCCAGGTCGTGCAGGACGCCGTGCGTGCCGCAGGCGGCGTGCCGCTTGAAATCCGCACGGTTGCCCCGTCCGATTTCGTGACCAGCGCGGGCAAGCAGGGCCGCTACCTGATGCCGACCCGCGATCTGCTCGTCAACGACGTCGAGGTGCAGGTTGAAGGTGCCGAGCTCGACGGCATGGTGCTGCTTGCGTCGTGCGACAAGACCACGCCGGCACAGCTGATGGCGGCCGGCCGGCTCAACGTACCGTCGCTGATCGTGACGTGCGGCTTCCAGCTGGGCTCGCAGTGCGGCGACCACCACGTTGATATCGAGGAAGTCTATAAATCGGTGGGCGCATACAAGGCCCGTACGATCACGCTCGAGAAACTGACCGACATGACCTGTCATGCGATCAAGGGGCCGGGGGTATGCGCGGGACTCGCGACGGCAAACTCGATGCACTGCATGGCCGAGGCACTGGGTATGGCGCTGACCGGCAATGCGCCCATCCGCGCGGGCAGCGACGAGCTCAACGGGTATGCTGCGAGCGCCGGCAAGGCGATCATGGCCCTGGTCGAACAGGATCTTCGGCCCCGGCAGATCATGACGGCGGCCGCGTTCCGCAACGCGGTGCGAGTGGCAGTGGCGATCGGCGCGTCGGTCAATGTGATGCGTCACCTGATCGCCGCGGCGATCGAGTCGGAGTGCGATGTCGACATCATCCGCGAATTCGAACTCGCCGCGCACCTGGTCCCGCAGATCACGAAGGTGCGCCCGAACGGGCCGGACCGCATCGAGGACTTCGCGGCCGCCGGCGGCTGCGCGGGTGCGATGAAGCAGCTTGCGAGCGTGCTCGATACGTCGGTGCTGACCGTGACGGGAAGGACCCTCGCCGACAATCTGGCCGGGCAGCCCGCGCCGGACGAACGCGTGATTGCGCCGCTGGCGCAACCGATGCGCCCGGAGCCCGGCCTCGTCATCATTCGCGGCAATGTGGCCCCCGACGGGGCGATCGTCAAGCTGTCCGCGGTGCCCGCGAGCGTGCGGCGTTTCATCGGCCCGGCGGCCGTGTACGAAAACGAGAACGATGCGATTAATGCGATCGAGCAGGGTAAAATCGAGCGCGGTTCAGTCGTGGTACTGCGTATGCTTGGCCCGAAGGGGGGACCCGGCACCGTATTTGCCGCGAGTTTCATGGCAGCGCTCGTGGGCGCGGGACTGGGCGAGTCCGTTGCGGTCGTGACCGATGGTGAACTCTCCGGCCTGAACAGCGGCATCACGATCGGGCAGGTGATGCCAGAGGCGGCCGAAGGTGGCCCGCTTGCCGCAATACAGAACGGCGATACGATTGTGATCGACCTGAACCGCAAGACGATTGACCTCGAACTGTCGGACGCCGTGCTCAGGGAAAGAATGGCTGCACTGCCGCCGCTGCCGCCGACCCAGGAAAAGGGCTGGCTTGCCATGTACCGGCAACTGGTACAACCGCTTTCAAAGGGCGCGGTGCTGGGGGAGCGCGAGGTGCCCGGCAGCCGCCGATAACTTACTGGATGTAGCTATGAATGGACCCAATCCGCTGCCTTCTCCCGATTCACTGGAAGAGCAGAGTCTTGCCGATCAGGCATATGCCCAGATCGAGGAGCGGATTGCCACGCTCGCCTTGCGGCCTGGACAGATTGTGTCGGAGAACAGTCTGTCCAAACTCCTGGGTTTGGGTCGCACACCCGTTCGTGAAGCCCTGCAGCAGTTATCGCGCGAAGGGCTGGTCGTGATCATGCCAAAGCTCGGCATCATGGTTTCCGAGCTCGACGTTCGCAAGCAGTTGCGATTGCTTGAGGTACGCCGTGAAGTCGAGCGACTGCTCGTCGGCGCTGCGGCAAGAAACGCAACACCTTCGCAGAAAGCCCGGTTCGCACTGATCGCCGATCTGATGGCGGCGGCGGGAAAGTCCAACAACGGCACGGAGTTTTTGTCGCTGGATCGCCAGTTCAACAGGATGCTGCTTGAAAGCGGCAACAACGAATACGCGACGTCGACGATGAAGCTGATGCAGGGGCTCTCGCGGCGCTTCTGGTACGCGCATTACGAGCGCTTTGCGAATCTCGGGGAGACCGCGCGTCTGCATGCCGTGATTGCGTCCGCCATCAGCACAGGCGACATCGAGGCCTCGCGCGCTGGGCTGGATCAACTGATCGACAACGTGGAAGCTTTCACACGAGCAACCCTGGAAGCATAAGGCGGCTATCGGGCGAGAATGTCATTGAGCCGCTCGACGCGTGTACTGGGACTCACGAGCGCGCTGACGACGCCGCGGCTGAAATAGCTGCCCGCGACCTTGTTCAGCGCACTGGTGGCCGCGAATTCAATCGAACGCAGGGGGATGAAAACGGGTGGGTTGGCTAGCAGGTCGTGCTGCCCCTTCACCACCGTACGATAGAACTCGTGGCGATCGTGCGGATTGCGCGAGACGATCGACACAAGCAGCTCCGTGATGTCGTGGTTTCGACCGACATTGGCGCCGGCGTGATACTTCGCGCTGTCGAGCAGGCACGCCATTTCGTTATAGCCGATGTACCAGGGCACATGGGCACCGGCGAGCATCTCGTTGAAAATCCGGTAGACGAGTGCATCGTTCTTGACCAGGTTCAGCGAGGGCGTGATGACCGCGCCTTTCTCAAATTCAAACTCGTAGTATTCGTCCTCACCGATGAGCATCTTCATCATGGAAGTCGGCTCGATGCGGATCATGGCGTTCACGAGCGAGACGCCGTAGTAGCTGTCTTCGACCGTGATGGCATAGACGCCGTAGATGAATGTTTCAATACCAACCTCGGCGAGTCCCCGCTCCGCAAATCGGGCCGGGATGTAGATCCTGACGGTATCCCGGGCCACCAGTTTGCCGTCCGGTGTTTCCACGAGGGCGTTCCTGACCCGCTCGGGGTCGCGTACCAGGTGTTTCGGGTCCATCGCACCCTCTGCGAGCTGTCGCGATATAAAAAGAGTGAGTCTGCATTCCGGTTTGATGTCAGCTGCCGCAGTTGCGCTGCAATACAGGAATTTCGCGGGTTGATGGACTGATGCCGACCCGGATACACACTTGCTTGCACCGCCGCGCGGGAGGCCTCCAGTTGAGCTCGGGTTATCCCGTCCAATATCGAGAAGGAGGGACAACACGGTGTTACTGGGCCGGGGATGCTAAAGTCACGCCGGTAGTTCTATCGGCCACGAGTGTTTGCTGCTGAGATTAGGAGGCTAGTGTGGTAAAGGTGAAACAAAGTAACGCGGACGAGATACTGGCGGCATTTCTTCAATCAGATTGTGGCCGCTGGCTAATTGAGGTAAATCCAACCAGGATAGAAGGAGACGCAAAATTTGTTTGCACGTTGGACGTCAACGGCGTCCCGTTTGATTACAGCGTACTTGTACGGAAAGCTACCCTAGATGAACTGCGCAATGCGGAGCGCGTGATATTGCTCGAGTGCGCTCCAGAAGGAATCCCTACAGCAGTGTACAAGTGCGAGAAGCGGGTTGTTTTGTCCGGTAGTGGCACTGACATCGCAGCACTAGATTGGTCCGAAGCGGATGAACCGATAGTCAGGAAAGTTGCTGACATCGTCAAATCTCGCCCACGTGTGATCACTCCAAACTACAACGCGAAAATTGTCGAATCGCAGGAAGGCGGATTGACGTGGATAGTCTTGCCAAACAATTAAGCGAACAGCAATACAAGTGAGCGTGGGGCGCTGCTAGCTGCGAACCTGCAACCGCCTCAACATAGGGAGGCGCCGCACGTTCGGTGTAGACGGTGAGCCGCAAACGATAATGCAGTTCCGCACCGGGCTACGTAGCGATGCACACGGTAATCCAGCGCCTCGTTGGCAGGGCCGAGCGGCAATTCCCACCTCCCTCCCAGAACTGATGCCCGGCGAAGTCCTTAATCGTGATCTTTTCGGCGGTTAGCTGCGCGTAATAGCCGAAGTCGCGATCGGCCTGAAAATGCGTGTAACCGGCTCCGGAGCTAACAGCTCGCAAGCCGCATCTGCGTGGCGACCCACCAGGCGATGTAGTCGACGATACTGGCCGTGGCGGCTTCGCGCGGCGAGAGTGAGGGATTGCGCGCCCTCGCAAGCTCCATGCCGGTCAGGATGCGCTCGGCGTCGGTGGTGTAGAACCTCGCCCGGCACACGAGCTTCAGGCATACGGCGTACAGGTCGTTCAGATCGCTCTCCGTGACGTGCTTCAGGCAGTCGCGAAAAAGCTTGAGCACCGTGTCGCGGTTCTGCGCCGTGGTGTCTTCGCCTTCGGTCGCTTCGTTCAGTTGTGAACGGAAATGCAGCTCCAGCAGTTCGATGACCTTGTTGTAACGCTGGTTGGACTCTGCCGTGCTGATCAGCGCGCTGTGGGTAGCCCAGCGGCTCGCGAGTGCATTCTTGTGTTCGAGCAGATCGGTGGTGGACATCATGAAAGGGCGCGAGAGGGCGTTGGCGAAAAGCATTTCGTTGCTGCCGCCTTTTTCCAGATAGTCGCGGTAGACCGGTTCGTAGACGACGGTCTTGCTGCCCGCGATCTCGCGGACAAGAAGGCCATTTTTCAGCGCGCGCTCGATGCGCTCGAGCGCACGTGTGAGCGCCCCGCCGGCCTGGTTGCGGAACCCGGCGAGCTGCGCACGATAATTGGCCAGCGGCATCTCTACACCTTCAGGCGGCTTCTCGTCGAGTAGCTTGCGGGCAAGGAGGTAGACAGCGAGCGCGACGGGCATGCCGGTAAAACGATCGGTCACCCGCTCGGTGAAGGTGCGATTGCGCTCGCCATCTTCGGGCATGTGCTGCTGGAAGAAGTCGCGCCAGACCTGCATGAAGAACTCGTCACCAATGGTCGCGACCCATTCGGCAATATCCGCGTCAAGCCCGCCATTGCCGGTCTTGATGAGCTCCATCAGTTCCGCAATCGTGAGGTCGGGCATGCGCATGGAAAGGGGAGGATCATCGAGCGCGATGTCTTCGAGTTTGCGCAGCTCGCTTTGCAGCGCTGTATTGAACACCGGTTTTGGCTCGCGCCAGACTTCCACCTCAAGACCGAGCAGGGAGGAGACGCTCAGGTTCTCGACGGAGTTCCTGACGCGCTCGTAGAGATTCTGGATTGTGGGTGCGACGACCGAGCGCGCAAAGGCGACGTGACGCCTGACTGCGTCGATCGCGGTGTTCGCAATCGAATCGAGCACCGCGTCGTGCTCGGAGCAGTCCATGAGCGGATCGATCTGACTGGTTCTCTGCGCAAGCTGGGTGGCATATGTCTGGAAATTGCCGTCCGGCACCTGGGCGAGTCCCGTATCGTAGGTGGTCGCCGCGCACATGGCGGCGAGCGGTGTGCCCGCGACCGGGTGGAGAGCGAAGCCGGCCGCGTCCAGCCGCTCGGTCAGCGCGAGCGATGCGAGCAGGGTGCGTTCATTGAGCATGATGGCGAGACCCTTCTACAGGTATTGCTGAACGGCCGCCTGAAAGCGGGCCTGGGCCAGCTGGTCGATGACGTCGTTCGTCAGCGGCGCGCCGGCGAAGGTGTCGGCCAGATCGTTGCCCACTACGCCCTGGACGATGCAGCGCACGAGCGTCGTGGCATTGGCGAGCGTGACGAGCGTCTTTTCCGATTCCCGCGATTTCATGGTCCATCCCTCCGGGACATCACGATCTATACAGGTCGACCGCTGCCATCGCGATCACGTCGAGTACCGTGGTGGTGGTCCCAATGAGCTCGGGTGAGGAGACGATCCGGTCGGCCACCGACTTGGCGCCAAACACGGCGCCGATCTTCACACCCGATTCGGTGAACATGTCGCGCTCCATCACCTCGCCGAAGACGGTCTTGAGCTGGTTGCCGAACACGCCCTTGTCGCCCACGCCCGCCGGCACATCCGAGGTGATATAGATCTGGATCGCGGCTGTGTCTAGCTGTAGCGGATTGCCCTCGACCCGGAACGCCTCGTCAACGCTTCCCGTGAAGGCCTTCCTTCCGGTTGCACGCGCGCGGCGAATCATCTGCGCGTCCGTTGTCGCCACGATCTTCGCGAGCGTCGGCGACATGTCCTCGACCTCACCGTGATAGAACACATCCACGCGCTCAATGACGCCCTTTGCCTTGGCCTGGGGTGTCTGCGCACTCAGCACGCGTAGCGTGTCGAGCGATGCCTCATCAAAAAGGCGATTGCCAGCCGTTACAGCGTCTTCAATGACGCATAAAATATCGTCGGACCCAACCTCGTCTCCCACCTTGCGCAGCTTGTGGACCTCCTGGTCGAAATTGATGACGATGGTTCTTACCCGGGTCTGCTTCGTCATCAGGAGCGCCGCGGTTTCCTTCGAGATGACGGATGAGTCTTCCAGCGTCATCGGGTTCTCCATGAAAACCGTCTTGATGGAGACGCCGGTTTTCATGACGACGTTCGCGGGGTTGAGGATGTCTGGCTCGAAGAAACCCTCGTTCCAGGCGATTACGTCGCCAGGACTGAACGTCTGGCCCGCGCGCATCTGCGTCCTGATCTGGTGGGGAACAACGAGACCCGCCGCGTTGCCAAAACGCCGCCCGAGCTCGATGCCCTGGGTTTCACCGTCCTCGTACTGGACCTTCATCCCCTCGGGGCCGACCGAGATCACGCGGCCGGGTTTTTTCGCCGTCACGGCGAACATATCGCCGGTCCGGTGGGCGATCACCTGCTCGTAGCCAGTGCGCAGCGCGGGCTGGTGATAGCCCCGGCAGGCGATCTTGTGGCTGCCCTGGATGCTGATGAAGTTCACCCGCTTGGGGTCGTCGCGGTCGGCGGCCGGCGCAAGCAACGCCGACGTCGAGAAAAGGGCGGTGGCACCGGTCCTGCCTGTCTCGTAGCGGCGCGAGATGCCACGCAGCGACGTGAACTGGGGATCCGCACTCGTGTACGTATTGACACCGACATCGCTTGAGTCCGTCGTTGCCTCGGAGATCGTGCCCATGTCGTTGCGGTGATAGGCTCGCGTGTGCTTGACCATGCTGCGCGCGCCACGTCCGCCGACACCCGAATAGGTAACGGCTTCCATCTCCTTGATGTTCTGGATCGGGTTGATTTCCGAGATCTGGAGCTTGGCGGGATCCTGCGTCACGTTCTTCCAGACCTGGAACGGATTCAGGTCGATGGGCAGACGGTTTCTCCCGGGCCGGCCGTGATGCACCCGGATCGAGCGCACGATTTCCGAATAGACCGCACCGGCCATGCGCTCGTAGCCCTTGATGCGCATCCAGGCCGAATCGAGTTCGTCGGGGTGGTGGTCGGCGAGCAGCATCGCGCAGGCGCGCAGCAGCAGTCCCTGATAGTCCGTGGGCTCCTTCATGTCGACGAGCAGCTCGCGCGTAATCGGGTCGACAAAGAGCTGGTACTGCAGGTCGATCTCGCGCAGGTAGCGTTGCGACTGTCCGCCGGACTCGAGCACATTCAGGTAGACGCCGCGGCGGTCGAATTCGTGAACGTTGAAGGTGCGGATGCTGCGGTGGTATTCGTTAAAGCCCGCGAGCACCATCGAGGCGAAGGTGTTAGCCTTCGGAAAGACGAGCGTTTCGTCCGCGAACACCAGGGCATATTCTTCGGGCTGCAGGCTCACACGCTGGCCAGCGGGCACGCGCCGCGGCGTGACGCGCAGCAGCTTCATGAGGGGCTCCAGCCCCATCTCGTAGCCGAGCACGAGACCAAGCGGAATAGCGCGCCCGAGCACCATCACTTCGGCGAAATCGACTGGCGCTTTTGTGGCATCGAGCTGCAGCATCGCTTCGAAGGTGGGCAGCGGCTGTTCCTTGCCCTCTCGCACTTCGCGCAGCGCGCCATGCTGGTCCATGACAGCCAGCGCGGCCGGGTCGGTGAGCGACTGTCCGCAGACGATGGCGCCTTCATGCTCACCATGTTGCTCGTAGCGCCTCAGGGTATCGGTGCCATAGAGGGTCTCGCGCCGTGTGTGATCGAAGTTCCACTCGAAGCCAGCAAGCTGGAAACTTCTGAACGACGTGGCCAGCGTGCTGTAGAGGCGTGGGCACGCGAAGAGGTTGTCGAACACCGGCGCCGTATGCATCTGCGTAACCAGACCGGCGTGCGGATCGAGCCCGGCTGCCATGATGGCGTTGGTGAGCCACGTAGCATAGTCGTTGACCCGTTTCGTCGAGCGTGAGACGAACACCTTGCCGTAATAGCTCGTGAGCGCCACGCGCCCCGGCGCGATCTTGCGGATGGGCAGGTCCCCCTTCTGCTTGCGCATGCGGTATTTCACGCCGTTGCTGGTGAAGGTACCGTCCTCGTCGACGACGGGCAGCCGGAAGCGAAGGGTGGAAGCTGCACCTTCGATAGGCACCACGCGTGCGGTATGGATCCGGTATGCGCCCATGACGTCGTCGACATCCTCGACGTCATAGCCGGTGACACACAGCCCCGCGTGCTGGAGGTTCAGGACCATGCCGGCGATGTCCTTCTGCATCACGGTCCTGATGTACTTCGGATCGAAGGTGAGCAGTGACGACCTGAGCATCGTCTTGTCGAGCACCGTGGGGATGTCGGTAATCGCGGGGGATTCGGCAATATGGACGTCCCCGGGCGGAATCTGGACGAAGGCGCTGAGCGTGGACCTGCCATCCGGGGCAACGATCTTTTTGTAGGCCTGCGAGAGCGTCTGGTAGCGCCGGTGTTCGCCGGCGCTCATCATGCCCTGCGCGGCCAGACGGTCGGCGATTTTCATGACCGCGTCTTCTGGTGCCAGGGGGCCAGCTGGCGCCGCTGTTTCGGCTGGTGCGGCCGGACCGGCCGTCGTGTCTTCGTCGGAGAACGTGAGGCCAGCAATATGCTCGAGCTGCTGCAGGTCGGCCTCGATCTGCTGCTCCAGTTCCTCATCAGGGTGGATGTCGACGCCGCGTTCATCGGGTTCATGCTGGGCAACGGCCAGGCGGGCGGCGACGCGCCCGACCCTGGCGTTGTCTTCTTCGCGTTCGTCCTCCTGATCGTCGTGCGCCTGCCTGGGATGCGTCGCATGGAACGCAGGCGAGTCGGGTAGCTGCTGCGGCTGCTGGACGGTCCGGGTGACCTGATCACCGAAGTGGGCACCGGCGGGGCCAGCCTCGGCACTGGTTTCGTCCACCACATTTACGGGTTCTTCGGGCGGTGCGGCCGACGGCTCCCGCGCCGCGCCGCTTTGCGCGCTGACTTCGGGCGCGGCGGCTGTGCGCACTTCCATGAGCGTCATGAGCATGCGCAGGAAATAACGCTGGATGCGGTTGGGCTCGAACCCGTGCCGGTTCGCTTCGGGATTCGCTTCGAGCTCTTCCTTCGTGGCTACGCGCCAGCCGTTGAGCGTGCCAAGATTGACGACGAACCAGCGACCGCTTTCCTCAAGGATCAGGTTTACGCGGCTGAGCCTGTCGTCGGGAACATGGGAGATCATCGAAGCCTTGCGGTTTTCTCCCAGCCATTTCCAGATCTCGAGGATCATGAGCGATTCGTGGGCGGCAAAGCGCTTGACCAGACGCTGGCTCATTTGACCCATCGGCTGTCCCATTTCGCCGAGCTTAAGGTCGGTCAGACATGGCAGGACGGCTGGCAACGCCACGGGTATGAACTGGTTGCGGTTCGAGCGGCTGGCGACTTCCGTGACCTGCATCCAGAGGGTTTCGTTGATGTTGTGCCACTGCCAGGTACCGGCGTAGATCGAGCGCGCATAGCGGTACGTGCGCCACAGGAACGCATAGTTGAAAACGCATAGCGTGTTGTCGTCCCTCGTGGCGGTTTCGAAATTCACCAGCTTCTTGTAGCGGCGCTTCTTCTGGAAGAAGCGTGAGGCGAGGGTGGCGACGGGCGTGGGTAACGGTCGCGGGTTACCCAGATTGACGGACTGCCTGACCACGTGGTGCACGAGGATGGGGCGGGTGATCCCCCTGAACTCCAGCTGTGTCGCATCGGGTCCGTCATCGAGCGGGCCCGTGCCAGGATAGTGAAACAGGCTGCGTCGTGGAAGGATGAGGCGGTCCATGCCGGGCAGCGGTGGCTGGACGAGCTGGTTGGAGCGACGTACACCAAACTGCCGGTACCACGTCTCGAAGAGGACGGCCATGAGCTGCTCCGATGCGATGCTCCGATGCGATGCCCGGTTCAGGTCACGGTGCCTGTCAGGCGTCGCCGGTCATGTTGTGCAGGACGAGATCGACCGTGGAGACGGCGCAGCTCTTGAGCGGTCTGCCATCGGGTCCGATGTAGGCCTTGCGGCTTCTGAGAAACGCGTCGACCTCCTGGATCGAGTCGTCCGTGTAGGCGAGATTGAGCGATCCGGTGTCGCCATCGAAATCCATACCGAGCTCGCCAAGAAGCGCGGGCGCGACCACAATGCTGTTGATGAATTCACCATCCCTGATAGGAAACTCGTGAGCAACGTAGTCCTCGCCGAGTGGCGTCCAGTCCGCGCCGAGCTCGCGGCGAATCTCGTTGCGGATGGTGGTGCGCATGTGGATCTTTCCCGGCACAACCGACCCCAGGCCCGTGATGGGATAGCGCGTGAGAAAGGCCGCCACCTTGTTCATATGCCGGTAGGTGGAGCAGTAAAGGAGCTCGCAGAACGTGAGGGGAAAGACGTGCTGCTGGTCAAGATGGCCGGGCAGTTCATCGATATTGTTCATGAGCCGGAAGGTCATGTCGGGCCCCTTGTAAATGAGACCCAGATAGCGGCCATCGATCTCGATGACCCGATGGCGCAGGCTCTCCTCGCCGAAGAGCGTGAGCAGCTTCTCGATGCCCTCGATGGTCGCCCATCGATCGTAGTATTCAGGCCGTAACTGCACGGGTTCGCTCCCGAGCGTCTTCCGGTTGACGAGCCGGGCCGGCTCGTTGGGTCCCGGGAAAACCGACTGCAGAAACCCCGCGCGGATGTGATAGACCGCGAGCGGTCTGGCGGCCTTGAGCGTCTGGTACAGGCCCGCCACATGATCGTTCAGACCGGTGGAGCCGGTCGAGCCCAGATAGCTCTGCGAGGCATCCATGGCAGTAACAACGTTGCGGGTGCCATCGAAGATCCGGCGGCTTGCCCACCTCCCCAGCAGCAGCTTGTGCTTGCCTTCGACCATGCTTTCGAGATGGTCATAGAGCTGGTTGAAGGTGGTCTGGAGGCTGTAGCGGACGGTGTCGATGAGTTCGGGATTGCGTCTGACGGTGTTTTCGTTGACGCTGTTCGAGCGGGCGATGATCGAGCGGTAGATCGTGTTCGTCTCGTCTTCCCGGATGCGCCCGTCGTCGGTAAATTCGAGGTCACGCATGCCGGCTGGCATGACGACAATCTTCGAGGTCATTGCCTTCTCGCGATATTTCTGGAGCAGCTGGAGTTTTGCCTGACGCTCGTCGCTTTTTGTTTCGGAGAACTGGATGTCGTGCCAGTGCGAAACAAAGAAATGAAACCCGGTCTGTCCGTTAAGTGTGTCGCTACGATCGAAGTCTTTCGTTACGTCATTCCACACAGCGTACTGGCTGCCCGCGATAACGTCCTTGTACAGCTGCTTGAGGCTCGTGAGCGCGCGATAGATGACGGGGTGAAAGACCGGTACCCGGATATCGATATACGAAAACCGCAGCGAGCGCTTTTCGTCACCAACCCTGCCAAAGATCAGCGTCGAAAAAAGCCCTTCCGGATGAAAGTTCTGGCTGTTTCCATCGAAGAATTCGAGCGAGGTGACGGGGCGGATGTTCTGCAGCCGCGCGGGAGTGAGGTCGAGTAGCCGGATATTGAAGGGGATGGCAGAACGCTCGGGCATGCGCACATCCTCCGTTAATGAATGCAAGCGGAGAAGAACTATGAGGGAGTCACTGGTTTCAACCTGATCTGGGAAACGTCATGTTCAGAAAGAAATCGTTCAAGGCCGACGACGGTTTCGGCTTCGATGCAGATCTGGATATTCCGGAATTCAATTACAGGGAGAAAGCAAAGCGGGATGATCGCGTGCCGGTCGCGAAGCACGCGAAAGAGTTCGTCAAGGGCGGTGCAGGCGGTGTCTGGGAGGGGGTGCGCAGCAAGTCATTTCTGAACAGGACGCTGCGCTCGGCATTGCCGACCGGCTATGGACAGGCGCTGGACCGGGCAGACGAGGCCGCATCATCGATCCGGGATCTATACAATGCTTCGGTACGCGAAGTAAAGCCGATCCAGAATGAACTCAAGCGCGCCGTCGGCAAACTTTTGCCGGCTGGCGGTAAGTTTTTGCCGAAAAGCGCGCAGGACCGCCTCAAATCCTGGGCGGAATCGGCGGACACAGGCACCACCGGCCTGTCTGCCGAGGCCGCGCGTCATGCCTCGCTGCAGGCGACACTCGGGGACATCTTCAGCTACCAGGCGCAGACGCAGGCGCAACAACGTGCCGAGGACAAGGCCGAAGCCGATATCCTGAAGCAGATCGAGACCGATCGCACGAACAGCCAGCTTGGACATCTGAACTCGATCAGACTCGCGCTGCAGCGGCTTGCAGACTATCAGGACCGTGTGACGGTCAACTACCAGCGCAAGTCGCTTGAAGTGCAGCTGCGCCACTACTTCGTGGCGATGGATGCGCTGATGGAGCAGAGAAAACAGGGCGTGGCCACGCGTGAGCTGCTCGAAAACATCCAGAAGAACACCGCGCTGCCCGATCTGCTCAAGGTGAAGATGCGCGAGGACTGGCCGACGCTGTTGCGCAACAAGTTCATGGGCAATGCGGGCAGTTGGTTTCTCGGTCAGCGCAGCAACTTCATGCGGGCACTGACCGGACAGATCAGGTCGTCACTTACCTCATCGCTGCGCAACCTCGTCGGTAGCGCACAGATGGGTCTTGGCATGGCAGACGTGGGCGCCGGCATGTCGGGGATGGACGGAATCGGGCCATCGAAGGCGGAGATGGCCGGGGACATGGCGGGCGGTCTTGCGGCCCAGGGTCTCGCTTCTGTGCTCGGGTCACGCATTGGCCGCACGCTCAAGGGCACGCGCGTTGGCGACTTCATTGAGCGGCACGGCCACACGGCCGGTCACTTCGCGCAGAGCGTGCCCCAGCATCTGACCGAGTTCGCGTATTCGGACAGGCTCAACGACACGCCGGTGGTGGGCTCGGCCGTACAGTGGCTGAAGAACCAGATCATCAGGGCGAACGCGGTGCAGACGGGCGTCCACGTCGACAACCTGCGCAACCTGCAGGAGCCCGCACCTTTTACGCATCTCGTCAGAAAGTCGATCACCGAAATCATCCCCGGGTTTCTCGCGCGGATCTATCGCGAGTTGCAGATCCTGCGCACGGGAGACACGAAAGTCGAGCTTACATCGTTCGACTGGTCAGGCAACCGGTTCCGCGAGCGTTCACTGACCTTCAAACGCGCATTCGAGTCGATTGTGCAGCCGCGCGACCGGCAACACGTCCAGGAGCACGCCGGCTCACTCATCGATGATCTGGAAAAAAACAGTGGCGTAAAGCTGAGCGCGGAGCAGCGGCAGATGTTGATCCGGCGCCTTGTGCGCGACAACTTTGCCAACCGTACCGGGTCGCTCAAACGTTACAGCGATCTGTGGAGCTATGCCGGCGACGAGGCGAAGCACGCGGGCACGTTTGCCCAGCTGTTCCAGAACTATGCCTCGCAGGATCGGGAGGAGAGGCAGAAGGCGTTTCATGCGCGCTTCGCCTATCTGGGTGGGGGCATTGCCGATCCGCGCGAGATGGTCCAGAGCCTCATCAATGCCGGCATGCTCGAGTTCGCCGAAGACGCCGGTATCGTTAAGGACGGCATGATCGACCAGAACCGGCTGATTGACTGGTACCTGTCCGGAGAATACACGCCGGGCGTTGAGCCGGGCGCAGGCGATCTGCGGGGAACCCCGGGCTCTGCAGGGATTTCAGGTGTCGCGCCGATGGCCGCGCGTCGTCATGCTCCGCGCCCCATCAGGACATTCGCGCGCGTGCCGCCGCACCGCGCGAAGGCAACCACGAAGACACGGCGTGCCGGCGTTGTCGTTTCCCAACCGTTCACGGGTGGCGCGCGCCGCGTGGTTCCAGCCATCGCTCCTGCCGCAGGTGTCACAGGCATCGCCAGCATCCAGCCGTCCGCGCAGGTGCAAACGGCGAGCATGGCGCTGCAGGAAGAGCCCATGCCTGTGCAGCGGCATGGCAGTACCGCGCACGATGTTGAACGCTTCCTGCAGCAGAAGTGGGGAAGGTCGTTGCAGCCTGGCGCGGTTCCGGCGTTCGGGGCGGGGCGGCGCTTCACGCCTGCCGATACCGCGGGCGCGGTGCATGGACCGATGGGCGCCGTCATTGATGTGCTCAGGGAGCAATTCAGGGAGCACAGCAGCAAGCCATTGGTCGCGAAAATCTACGAGACGCTCCTTGTCATCCAGAAAAAGATCGAGGAGGGGCTGTTTCACGTACCGGATGTCTCCGGAATCGGCGGTCGCATCAAGGGCGCCGCCGGTCGTGCAGCAAGCGGTGCGGCAGGCAGGCTTGGCGAACTCGGTGAGAGGCTGAAAGGTTCGCGCTGGGGCAAGCGCTTTTCGGACTGGACCGTGCGCGATCTTGCCAGCGCGGGTGTCGACACGCTGCGGGGCGCGCGGCAGGCAGCGACATCGGCTGTGCGCACGGGCTGGGACTGGATGACGAAGTCCGAACATCTCGGCGCGCGCATGATTCGCGGTGGCGTTGATCTCGCGAAGGAGGGCGGCCAGAAGGGGCTCGATTACGTCGCGAGCCTGAAGGATGTCTACCTGCCCGAATCCAGCGAGCCGGTACTGCTTGCCTGGAAAATGCGACTTGGCCACTACCGCGACAGGGCGACCGGTGCCGTCATCCGTTCGTACAAGGACATCAAGGGCGATGTGATTGACAGCGCCGACAATGACAATGTCGTGCTGCAATCGAAAGACATCAAACGCGCCTATGCGAAGGGGCGGTTGAAGGCAAAACTCATCTCGGCTTTTGGCGCGGGCCGCAAGCTCATTGGCCGCGCTGCTGAGTTCATGACGGGCGACGTCTTCTCGATGGCGGCGAAGACCGTCACAAAGGGCATTGCGCTTGCCAGACGTGGTCTCGAATATCTCGACCCGCCCGTCGACATCTACGTCAAGGGCGAGACCGAGCCGAGGTTGCTGGCCATCATGATGCGCGCGGGCGCCTACCGCTCACAGTTGCACGAAGACAAGGTCATCCTGCGCCCCGGCATGATCGACGGGCCGGTAGTCGACTATAGCGACCGGAGCTATCCGAAGGTCGTACTGAGGAAAGAGGACCTCGCGCGCGGCCTGGTCGATGCACAGGGGCATCCCATCCGCACGCCGCTCATGAAGCTCGCGGCGTTGGTCATGGCGCCGGTAAAGGGCTATTTCAAGGCGATCAGAAAGGGGGCTGGCGTTCTCAAGGATCTCGCGCTTTCGCCATTCAGGGGGCTTTCGGATTGGTTCAACAGGATGATGGGACCGGACGGCATTGTCTTTGCCGGTTCGAAGACCATCACGCAGCGCCTGACCGAAATCCGCGACATCCTGTTCGAGCGTCTGCCAAAGCCACGCAAGCGTCTCGTCGGCGATCAGGAGGGCACCGGCGTTATCACCAACTCATGGGAAGACCTCGAGCGTAAACGCCGTCTTGCTGACAGGGAAAAGCCCGGTGGCGCTGCGACCGGAGAGGCAGGCGGCAGCAAGGGGCTCCTTGCCGGGCTCGGCAGCCTGCTTGGCCGGCTCAGGGGGCGCGGCAAGCGCGATGGTGAAGGTGAGGATGGGAAGGACGGCAGCGGTCTGATGGGCGACGCGCAAAACTGGCTGGAACGCAAGCTTGGCAGATGGGGAGGCGGCAGGCTGCTAAAGGGAGCGATGAAGGGTGTGAAGCGGGCGGGGCGTGGTCTGGGAGCGCTCGCTGGTGGTGGCAGGAAGCTGCTGGGCCGGGGCATTGGGAGCGTGCTGGGGCGCACCGCACTGACGGGGGGCGCCGAGGCGCTTGCCGGCGAAGGTCTTGCCGCCGCCGGCGCGACCGGGACACTCGGCCTGGGTGGATCGCTTGCCGGGATGGGAGGATTGGCAGGAGGACTCGCCACTGCGGGCGAAGTGATTGGTGGTGGGCTTGCCGCGGTGGGCAGCTTTCTGTCTCTGCCCGTGGTGCTCGGTGCTGCTGCCGTCGCGGGGGCGGGCTATCTGGCATATCGCGGTATCAGGCGACTGCTCGAGAAGAAGCCTGGGGCGCTCGCCAGTGTGCGCATCGCCCAGTATGGCTTCCTGCCCGATGACCACGACAGCGTCAAGGCAATCCTTACTCTCGAGGACACCCTGATGAAGGGTGTGTACTACCGGAACGGCCGCGCGGACGTCAGTGGCAAATCCATCAATTTCAGAGAGATCGTCGCTCCGTTTGACATCGACCCGGCCAACAGGGGCGAAGTGGCGAACTTCGCGACCTGGTATCTGCGTCGTTTCAAGCCGGTTTTCTGCACGCACCTGACGGTTCTGAAATCGATGGGGCAGAACATCAGTCTTCCTGAGGTCGACGAGCGGCTGCGCAGGAAGGAGGACCGGCAGCAATATCTGAAGGCGGTTTCGTGGCCCACTGGTCCATACAAGGAAATGCGCTCGCCATTTCATGGATCGATTCTCACGCTTCACCGTAGCCTGACGCTCGATGCGGGGCCAAAGGAGGTGGCCACCTACGTTGCCGCCGCGCAGGCTGCGATCGACAGCATGCGCGCGGATCAACCTTCGACGGGAAAGGCGGCCGCGCTGAAGGTGGGTGCCGCGGCCGCAAGTAGTGTTGCAACCGAAGCGGGCAAGGCAGCAGCCGACCAGAAGAAGAAAGCCGACGCCGCGCAGCGATTGCAAACGGCACGGGACGTAACACCCGCGTCGACACCAGCCAGGGATCAGGGCAAGGGCTGGACCGACCTGCTGACCGACAGGATCCAGTCGGGCGTGGGAACGGTTGGGAGCCTCATGGCTGGCATGTGGGACAGCGTCAAGGATGTGGCGGGCAACCTGATCTCGGGGGTGGAGAGTGCTGCCGCAGGTGGTGCCAGCAGGGCATGGGATGTCGCGAAGCGCGCGGGCACCGCGGTTGGAACTATGGCGGGGAAGGTTGTTTCCGGCGTGAAGGAAACCGTAGCCGGTGTGGCGGGTGCTGCAGGCGGTGCGATCCGCACGGGCTTGCAGGCACTGGGCGGCAGGATTGGCCAGTTGCCGCTGCCGATCGGCCGCGGCTGGAGCGCCGTCAAGGATCTGATCGGCAAGGCCGCGTCGATGGTGGGCGTCGATCCGATCCTGCTCGCAGCGATCGGTGCGATCGAGTCCGCGTTCAATCCGTCCGCGAAGGCGGGCACGAGCAGCGCGTCGGGTCTGTTCCAGTTCATCAACAGCACCTGGCAGACGATGCTCAGGAAGTACGGGTCGAAGTACGACATTCCGCCCAACACGCCACAGACCGATCCGCGCGCGAGCGCCCTCATGGGTGCCGAGTTCATCAAGGAAAACGTCGCGGCGCTCAAGGGCGTGAAGGCTACCATCACACCGACGGATGTCTATCTCGCGCACTTTCTGGGTCCCGGTGGTGCGAAGCAGCTTCTCAAGGCCGATCCCGGCACGGACGCTGTAGCGCTCATGCCAGGGCCCGCGGCCGCGAATCGGTCGATCTTCTTCAACAGGGATGGTTCCCATCGCTCGGTGGCCGGGGTCTATGCGGAGATCGGCCGGCGGGTCCAGCTCGGCCTGAAGCAGACAGGGGTGACGACAGGCGCGGTTGACGTTGCATCCGCGCCAGTTAAAACCGGCAAGGGCGCGGGCGTTGCGGACACCGCCATCAAGGCGCCGGCGCCGGGTGCCTCGGGGGTAGGTGCAAATGCAACTAACGCTCCGGCGGACGCCGGACCGGCGAAACCGGCTTCGCCGGCATCTGCGAAAGCGCCCAGTCCTGCGACGGGCGCGGCGGCAATCGCCCCAACAACGCCGGGCATGACTGGAGTCGGCGGTGCGGGAAGTGCCACCGCCGCTTCCGCTGCTGGTCCAGCCACCGCGTCGAAATCCGCGACGGCGGGGGCCATGATCCCGGTAACGAACACCTCGCAGGGTGACCCTCTGAGCGTCGTACCCAGGCAGCCAGCAGTTGCCGCGGCGGTGACCCTGGCTGACGCCTCGGTTGCGCGGACCAGGTTGGCTGGGGCGATCAGCAATGTGCCCTCGAAAATCCCCTTCGCGGGCGGTTCGCCAGCCGCGCCGTTCGCGCAGTTTGGTTTCGGGCCGGGGTCCGTCAAGCTGATCGACCAGGGCCCGAAATCCCTCATGACGATCCAGCAGGCCCAGCATGACGAGCACATGGACGCGCTGGGTGGGGTGGGAGAAACGCTGGACAGGTCGCTCAAGGTTCACGAACAGGCACTGGACGTTCTGAAGGCCATGTACGACCTGATGCAGCAGGCGGTGAAGCAGGGTGCGCGCTCCGGTGCCGGAAACCTGGCGGCGGGTGCCAATGCGGCGGCAGCCAGCACGGTCCAGTCGCTGCCTTCAACGTCGCGACCGATGCCAACGGCTCCCGTCTCCATGGCGAAGATGGCCTGACGGCATGGTCTGACGGCCGCCCGGGGAAGCATGCCACTCCTCCGGGCACATCATGAAACATAGGACTCCTCCATGATATCCAATCTCAACACACTCGATACCCAGGGCAGTGACGTCAGCTGGGTGAGGCAGTCGTTTCTCGTGCCTTCATCCAGTTTTGCAACGGGCAGCCCCGATGCCTCGAACCGTTTTTTCACGAGCGCGGCGCTCAAGTATGTCGACACGCGCCCGGGCGGCAACATCGCCATCAATCCACCGCCGCAATTCACGCGTCATGCCGATCCCAAGGCACCTTCGCGACTGAATGGCAGCAACGGTCTTGGCATCTACTACAGCGAGGCGATCGACGACAACGCCCAGGTCATCCACATGAGCTTTGGCGTGCCCCAGTTCAATTCACTCACGCAGTTCTTTACGAGCTTTTATAACAGTGGAGCAGGAGTGCTCGCAAGAACCGGGCGCGGCACGACCTTCTTCTACACGCTGGGCAAGGCAGCCGGGTTCGTCGTGTCGCTCATGAGCTGGAGGCTGCTCGCGTTTCATCTGGCCGGCGTGGGCCTGAATTTCCTCATGAACAAGCCCTCCTCGAAGTTCTATTACCTGAAGCGCACGATGCCTGTGTACTGGCAGATCGTGCAGACGATCGTCAACCAGATTGCCGTGAACCTCGGGGTCATTCCGCGCGCCGGCGACGCGGTGGTTGGCGCGGACGTGACGAACATTCCGGGGCTTGGCGATCAGTACCAGTTTGATGCAGCAGGTATTGCACAAATGCAGGCGGCGTGGCCGGACATCTTTTTCAATGGAGGCGGAATCGACGTCTACAAGATGTCGACGCGTGCACGGCGGCTGGAGGCGAAGCAGATTGCGATGTATCAGGCTGCGATGGATACCGGTGCGCTTACGAGCCAGAATCTCGCCTCGGTCATCCAGAACCTCTTCAGTCCTGGCAACAAGCTCGCCGATACCGGCGCACGCTCATTCAGCGACTATATCTCGCAGTGGTTTGGCACGGTCGCCAATGCGCAGGTGAAGCCGGCCGGCGGCGGCGATGACAGTGCGCCAGGCACGAGCGCGCCAGCAGACTCCACCGGCACAACCAGCGCCGACACATCAGGCGCGTCAACAGCCGTTACCCAGACGCAGGATAACGCGACGCTGGATTCGGTCACGGAGAACTTTTCACAGTCCCAGAGCGAGAACGCCGGGTTTTTCGATTTCCTGAACGCGGAGCTCAACGATGGCGGATCGTTCGTCAGTTTCCGCGTGAACGCGACCGGGGCGGTCACGGATTCATTCCAGAACCAGACGGCGGATTCCGAGATCGCAAACAAGATCAACAGCATGTCGAGCCAGGCACGCACGACGCGCTTCGATGCGGCTGGTGGCAATCTCGCGAGTGGTGGCGTGCTGGGACTCGTCGGCAGTGCGGTGAACGATGCACTCGACTTTGCGTCCGGTATCGCCGGCGGCATGGGGCTATCGGGCCTGGCCGCGCTGGGCGGCTCGGCCTTCGTCGATATCCCGCGGCACTGGCAGTCGGCCTCGGCATCACTCGCCCGCACGAGCTATACCGTCAACCTCGTAAGCCCCTACGGCAATCCGGTCTCGCAGCTCATCAACCTCTACATCCCGCTCGCGATGCTGATCGCAGGCGCGTTGCCACTTGCCACCGGCCGGCAGTCCTATACGGCACCATTCATCTGCGAACTGTACGACCGTGGTCGCTGCCAGATACGGCTCGGCATCATCGACAGTCTCTCCGTGACACGAGGCACGGGCAATCTCGGATTCAATAACGATGGGCGGGCACTGGCGATCGACGTAACGTTTACGGTTGCCGATCTTTCGTCGCTGGTGTATCTGCCGATCAGCCAGGGCTTGAGCACGGCGGCCGCGCAGACGGGGGCGAGTCTCGGGTTCGCCGTGACAGAAGGCGCGGCTGCGGTTGCCGGTGCCGTGGGAGGTGGTGCTATCGCGGGTCCGGTGGGGGCGGTCGCGGGTGGGGCGGGTGCGGCTGCCGCGGCGCTGCCGGTGGCAGCCGCAGTCTCGGCCGCGGGAGCGGCGCTTGGAACCGTGGTGGACACGGTATCGAACGTTGCAACGTCACTCGACAATATCTTCGATGGCGACAATCCCTTCACCGACTATATGGCCGTGCTGGGTGGTCTTGGTCTTGCGGACCAGATCTATGTTTTCAGAAAGCTGAAACTCAATCTGACGATGCAGATGGCGCAGTGGAAGTCCTGGCTTTCACCCGCGCACTGGGCGAGCTTCGCGGGAGACCTGATGCCGGCGCGTTTGATCTCGGGATTTTTCAAGGGTATTGATTCGAATATCTGAAAAGAGCATTCCCTACGGAAAAAAGAAAAACACATAGCCCCCAATGGTAGGGCATCAGAGTCGTTGCGACGGACCTATTGGTCCGGCCGCAACTCTCCGAATACCAACCAGGTCCGGCTTCTGAACAGGGAAAAACAAAATCCGCCATCCGGGCTCGAAAGGCGTGTTCGCTTACCAGAGCGCTTCGAAGGAGGAAATGTAGTGGTGAATGCTGAGCAGCGCGGGCGCGCCCAGCGCAGACGCGAGCCACAGCGTCGCTGGGGGCGCTACGTACCCGACCCGGGCACGATTCTGCTCCTGTATCGCATGTTCTTCGCTCACTGTAACGACTGTTGTCTGAACACCAGCACGCTTTCGAAGTATTCGTCCTTTGCCTGAGGCCGAGCCATACTTGCTGCGTGTTTCGTAAGTTGGAGTTTGATTTCGCGCTCCAGTCTAAATCCAGATGAAATCGCCAGTGCCGAGTAGAGTTGGCCGCAATTCACCACGTGCTCAATCTCTTTTCTTTTGTGAGAGTAGAAGACGTGCTGCGTCGCAACAACTAACAGCAACAGGCCATCTCCTTTAAGGGCGGTCTTCGCCGCCGAGAAAAAATCTTTGATCAGGTGCAGATACTCGATAGTGGGCTTGAGCTTCCAGATCGAGCGCATTGCATCAGTCTGCAGATTCCCAATTCCTTGATCGGCACCTAGGTACTGGATTAAGGCGGCAATCTCGGGCGCATCGAACCATTCTTCGCTGGGACATTCCGTTGAAGAGGGAGGCGCCTTCGAAGCCATCGCTGGGGCGTCGACTGCAAAAAAGGACAGCGCACGTGACGACGTATAGTGTTCACGTCCAGAAGACGCTGGCAAATACGGTGGGCTGGTTATGACTATGTCTACCGCCTTTTTCAAGCCCCAAGTGGAGAAGTCGCCGGCCGACCCTCTTCGTGCGCTGGTCTTGCCCAGCTTCCACGGCAAAATCCCTGAGAGTTCGGCGAATACATCACATAGCTCGACGCAGCGCATTGCCTTTTCGCGGAAACGGTCGACTGCTCGTAATCGAAGGACCTCAACGGTGTAAGCCCCGTTGCCGATACCCACATAGCGGTAGCGCACTTTTTTCGTAAGGGCATCGCTTGCGAGCACCGGTACGATTGCCGTCGACAACACGTTTTTGATCGAGCGGTAAAGCCCCCTCAAGAGCACAGCATCGCTGGTTACTTCCTCGAACTCGCGGGTCCCGAATTTCCGATCGCGGTTCTTAAGCTTTATTCCTAGCTCTTCGGGAAACGCCGAATGATCGTCAGCGGTTGGCGTTATCGTTTCGAACGCTTTTTGTGCTAAATGAAGGTCCTGCTTCAGCGCAGTCGCACTCAAAAACGGCGTGACTTTCGAGGATGAGATGAGCTCGCAGATGGGGTCGAAATCTATGCCGTATGACTCGAGCCCAAGTAAGCTCGCTTCAAGCAATGCGGTGCCGCTACCGCAAAAAGGATCTACCACGCGGGCATGCTCCGGCGCATAAATATTTAGAAGCGCTCGAATCATTCGGGGGAAAAATTTCGCCTTATAGATGTGGAGATCGTGTGTGAGTGTCAGTGTCGTCCGCTTCGCACCACCAATTCGATGCGATTTCGGCACGGGATTCGTGACCTCAGATAGCAAAATCTCATACAGGCACTCAAGTCGTCCTCGGAGCAGATCGCCTTGCACCGCGGAGACCCCTTCGATCTCCAGGACATAATACAGGGACAGGGTAACCATAGCGCGACCACCGGGCAATTCGGTCGCTGGTAGATGCGGAAACTGCGGGAGCGTCGTAGTGCTGCTCCAAAACGCAATTTCTTGAAAAAATGCAGTCCGTAGAGCGAAGGCGGCCAGAGTTGCAGATGTAACGTTGTTAATGCGGACCGCTACTGCGCTTAAGTTGTTCGCAAGAAGTGCGTTCTCTGCAACCACACGAAGCTCAGCAGGCAGAGACCGCCTGAGAGCGTCCGCATTCTTGACGGGTTTGCAATCGTCGCCGCATAGAGCTTTGGCTTCCTCAAGCGCTAGTGAAAAATCGGTTTCTTGCTCAACGTTGCTCCGCAGAATTGCTAATGCATTAAGAACAGGCATAATTAATTTTTTCCACCTACGGGAATGGTCATCCATTCCTCAATTAATGTGTTTAAACGACCGTAACGCAACGACTCGCCTAGTCGATCAAAATTAAATAATTTCCGCAGCGTCTCGTCATTGATATGAGGGTTGTTGAAAGTTAGTATCCCCTCATAGAGCCATTTAAGGCGGTCCCGCTTGATAGCAAACTCCTCGAATTCTGGCAGATCACGAAAGTCGACATTTTTGCCCCAGCGAATATCGAGGAGTTTCTCAAGGTAGGCCGCATGCATAAAGAGGGGATCCAAATTGGCGACGAGCGCCGACTTAATTGTCAGATCCGGCGTTTGCAGTGCATAGTAGGCACCGTATTTGATGAGCTGGTAGGTTCCTTTCTTAACGTCGTCTGTACGCCCAAGACCGGGTTTCGTTTTATTGGAGTCGATCTCATCACCCCAACCATTAGCGATGTAGCCAAGTGATATCTGTGAGCCGGTACGCTGGGTTTTGGGAACACTGTAAGCCTCGAATATCTCTTTCCATGCTTCAAACAGCACGAGAAAATTCTCCGGCACACTTATCCAGTCGGTGAGGGGAACGTAGGGCCAGTCTTTTTCGTCGACGTGTGGCAGAGGAATATGTAATTGACGATGGGGAATAAATAGACTCAAAGGATACTTACGAAAATCCACGTTCACTAAAGCGTGTCGCGCTTCTTCAATCGGTCCATCTTCGCCTTCCTTCGTGAGCGATCCGTCTAGCTTGGCGGCAACCGGGAAAGTCACGAGAGGTGAGGACTTGACCTCTAGGAGCACCAACAGATCTTCGTTGAATACAACTGCGTCCACATCGTGAGATTGTTTCGCAATGGGTGCGAGCTGAATATTTTCATCCGTGGCCTTCGCAAGCAACGTCAGTAGAAGTACCGTTATGGTAGAGGTGATTTCCCCAATGTGATGACTGGTCGGTTTGTGCTGTGCTTTTTCAATTCTAGCATCAAGACCCATCGAAAGACAGCAGTCCGGGCATTGTTTAAGGAATGAAAAATACGCCTCATGCTGCCGCGATTCACCTTCAACATGAGCGTCGCAGTAAATCCATCGATCATTGGTTAGCCGGTCGTGCAAATATTCGGCATTGCAGGTCAGGTCGAACAAAAACGCGAGCACGAGTTTCGCGTCCGGCACGGTATTTGGATTAGCGCCCTGCTGGTCCTTAATTAGCAATTCTTTAAAAGAGTTGATTGCCGTTCCAATAAGCCGGCGCGCGGCCGGGGCATCCATATACTTTGATGCCAAAACATTTTCTTGGATCAGTCGGCGCAACGTATCGAGTTTGGCGCTTGTGTCAGTTCTCTTATACTTCGGGAATTTTTTTAGATCGATTAGCATGTTTTATGTGACAGTTCGCTCAACTAGACGGCTCGACCGGCGGCCTCCGTGAAGGCTAATATTGTACCTCTCTGCTACCATCTGTCGCTTCCAGACAGAATTGATCAGGGAACACATGACGGCAACAACGCAGTCCGGCTTGCGTCTGTCTGATGCGCTTGCTGCGGTTCGGAGAGCAGCCGCATCAAGCGCACGCCGGGGTTCTGGGCGCATCAACCTCAAGTAGGAAGGCTGGTTCCGACGGCAGGGCCGCACGTGCATGACCTGTCGCTTGTCAGGCCGGTGAATCGGTTTCAGCCAGTGAGCCAGTTGATCTGGGTATTGGTCATGGTGACCTGGGTTGCTGAGTTGGATGAGAGGAGACCGATCGTACCCGCATTGGGCTGGCTACAGACCGGGTCGTTGGGAAGCGATTGAGTGACTGCGATGCCGGATGTCACCTGGACGGCTGTCGTGCTCGTCGCCGCGTTGACCCCGGCGGAAATGCCGGCCTGTGAGGGATCGACCGGCGTTCCGGTGCTGCGCAGTGCCGGATCGATGTAGGAGCCCGGGTACGTGTTCTTGAGCAGCAAATCGACATTGGTGACGGGGCATGCCGCGGCGAGGCCGTATAACTGTTCCCCGAGATCGCTGCTGCTGGCAACGCCTGCTGCGAGCACGCTGTTGAAGTTGTCTGTGCCGCCAATGATCGACGAGATGTCGATGGTATTGTCGTCCGCACTAGGGGTCGAGCGTGTGCAGACGTTCCACGAGGGCGCGGCGGTATCGAAGACGGACATCATCTGCGTGTACGTCGTCGAATCGAGCGCTGGCGTAGCCTGGGTGACATTGCCCGATGCCGTGCGGACGTAGGTCTGCGCGAACTGCGAGATCACGCCGGGATTCACTGCGGCAATACCGGCGGCCCCCGCCACCGCCACGAGGCTCTGGAGACTGGCGAGGTCGCCCGTGCGGACGAGACTGGGCAGCGTCTGTTTGACGATCGCCGACAGTACGGTCGGACTCGTGATCTGGCTTACGAGCGGCTGGAAGACTCCGCTGACGCCAAGACTCGCACACTGGTTGATGACCCCTGCGGCGACACCGCCGAGCGCCTGGTTGTCGATCATCATGAACGACGAGGATCCGGAGAAACTGTTGATGAGCTTGCCCAGGCTCTGGATGTCGCCGATCGCACCGTTCGTGATGCTGCTCATGACGCCGCCCACGCTCGTCTGCACGCTGCCGACCACCTGGGCCGACGCTCCGATGCTGCTCTGGATCGAAGGGGAGAGTGCAGTAAAGGCGCTGTTGACGGTGCCACTGAGCGTGCCGCCTGAAGCGGCCTGCACAAGAGTGTTCGACGCCGTGAGAATGCGCGCGATCGTGTTCTGCGGGTTCATGAGCAGCTGACCGTTGGCTACGCCTTGCACCAGCGGTAGCAACTGCGCAGCCGCGGCGCCTGCACGCAGCATGCCGATCAGGTTGACGTCGTATTTTGCCGCAAGGCTCTGGATCGAGTTGATGATGCCAGCTGCAGTACCGCTGTAGACGTCGACAGCCGCGAGGTTGTCTCCGGGACCCGTCAGGAAGCCTGGATTGGCCAGTGCGCCGGATGGCATGTTTGACTCCTGCTGCGTTACTCCTGCCAATGCTGGGTTACGTCGAACTTCACGACGGGCGCCGGCGGCCAGGGAAAGCTCGCCTTCAGGTGGCGGCGGATTTCCTCCAGGCCATCACAGAGCCACCCGGAAATCGGGCTGTGGATCTGAAGCTGCTGTGGCCCATGCAGGTAGTAATAGCCGAACGGCAGCGTTGAGGCGATCATGGCCTCGCGAATATCATCGTTCTGCACGATGCGGTAAAAGTTCGCTTCGTTGATGATCTGGCTGAAGTGCTCTCTCCAGACCATCCTTTTCGTTTTCGCGTGCGCCTTTGCGCGGCTGCCGCACAGGTTGCGAAACTCGTCATCAGGTCTTTCGCACTTGATGTAATACCAGAAGCCCTCCATCGAGCGAAAAGGTCCATAGACCGGATGAATGAACGGGGTGACGCTGTAATGGGCAAGCTTTCTTCCGAGTGCTGTTTGTCCGCTTGTCGAAATGTTGATATGGGTGATGCCATCGTCCTCGGGTTTCATGCCAGCAAAGGTGATGGATGGCGACAGGGCGGTTTCATGGAATGCCGTAGTCATGACTCGATCTCTGACGGGATTGTGTCGCTTGTGAACTGTCCTTTCTGGCTGGTGACGCCAGCCCCGGGTAGCTATCAGGACGCCTTACGCCGTATCTCAGGCAAGCGCAATCAGGGATTGCGGCACGGCATTGGACAGCAGTGACGCCGTTTCTTCCTCGTTACGAACGGGCTCGCCAGATTCATCAAGGAGCTCGGGGCGTTTTGCGAATTCGACGGTGGTTCCGTGAATCGAGACGCGGCCACTGTAATAGTGGCATCTCACCGAGAACTCGACTTTTATGACCTGCAGAAAACGCAGGCCCTTGAGGAAGACCTTGAACGTCATCCCGTCCCGGGAAAGCTCCTTGGTCAGATTGCCACGCGCAGTGGTGAAGTCTTTCGGTGTCCGGGGAACGCCGTTTCGTGGATCGTTGACATAGTCGTCGAGCAGATCGCTGAACCGCCCGGGGCCGATGTCGAGATCGACCAGCATCTGGCGAAAGAGATCAGCGAGGATGCCGTTGGGCGAAACCACCTGATGATCCCTTCTGCTACCGAAGTCGATCAGGGCTTGATGGATCGATGGGCTGCCGGTGTAGTAGTGGCACCTGACGCAGAAGTCGAACTTCCTGACCTGCAGAAAGCGCATGCCTTTGAGGAAGACCTTGAACGTCATTCCTGAGCGCGACAGCTCCTTCATCAGGTTGCCACGTGCAGTGGTGAGATCCTTCTGGGTCTGCGCAATGCCGTGTCGCGGGTCGGTCACGTACTCGCGCAGAAAATCGCTGAAACGCCCTGGACCAACGTTGAGTTCGACCAGCATCTTGCGGTAAAGATTGGCCAGAATTCCATTGGGACCGGCGGTGCGGTGGACGTCCTTGTCGCTGGATTTGAGGATGTGACCGAGCTGTTGCGAAGCCATGATCGCATTCCTTGCAGAAAAACTTGTGAGAAAACGTGTGAAGCGGCTTGTGATGGGCGACGGGCGCGCCTGCGCAGATTGTCCGGCTTGCGGTCTCGTTCAGCGCCCGATTTCGTGACTCATTCCGATCAGTACGATGACGAGCCGTCTGAGATTGACGAATACCCGAGTGAGCATGCGCAGGTTGTATTGATGAATGCCGGTCTCGGCTCCATCGCTCTCACGCATCAGCGTGCATAAAATCAGGATTTCGTTTTTGAACCGGGCAAGGTGCTCCGGGACATTGATGTAGAAGCCCTCCTTTGATTCGAAGAACCGGTCAAGGGTGGTGGCGTTGCCATCCAGCATCGCCCATTGCGGCGGCAGTGGCGTGCCTGTCGCGAGTCTCGCATTGATGGCCTTCAGTTCGTCGCAGTACTGGCCAATCGTTGCGTAGAACGGCCGGATATCGAAGCCGAACGAATCGGACAGACCGAAGCGCTGGAACCTCTCGATGTCCAGGCACTGGCATAGCACTTCGAGCATCGCGCGGCCTGCCTCGTGACTGGACATCGCCCGTTCTTCGCGGATCAATCTGGTGACCAGCCGATCCGTGCGTTTGCTGCGAAACCAGTGGGAGAGTCGAAAGCGCCACGATTGCATGGAGTACCTCATACGCCCGGGTTTTAGCGCAATCGTTCATTTCTATGATAGTCGCCAGGATTGAATTCGTGAGGAATGCCATGTCCAGTACTGTTTTGCGGGCGGATCAGGATGACGGGCCAGAACATGCCGTGCCCGTATTCGAGGTGCCCGACGATGAGGATAAAGTCCTCGATTACACATTGCGCCAGCGTCAGGCAATCATCGTGACCATGGCGGGAAACAGCGGGGAGAGCCTCAGCAAGCTCTCCCCGCGCGAGATGGACGTTGTACTCGCCGCGCTCGACGGTATGGATCGTGTCGCGCTTGGCAGGAAGCGTCTGAAGTCGGAAAACATTGCGCTGGCCAACCAGGCTGCCGCTGCTGCCGTCATCGCAAAGATTCTCGGTACACCCGGAATCGGGCAGGCTGCGCCGAGGCCGGGCGGGCAGTCAGATCAGCACTCAGGCGAACTGCGCCCTGCGATTCCGATGCTGCCGTGTGATGTGCCCGAACCCGTCTTCGTGCCAGGGGAAACGGACATGGAAGCCGCGCAGATGAATGTTGACTCGTTCATGGCCGGCTTGGGCACTGCTGGGTGAATGTGACGAGCCGAAGGGCGCCCTGCAGGCATGACCAGCGTCCGCCTCCTGCCACCCCGCGGAGGCGGACTATGCCGCCGGTATGCCGGCAGGCTCTGCGATACTGAAGTACTTCACGTCGATCAGTTCCAGTCCGACAAATCCGGACGTCAGCATCGTGATGGCGGCAAACGGATGGGCGCCGTCACGGACCAGTTCATCAAATGTTTTCTCGTCGGGTCTGTGGTTGAAATAGAGCGCGGGAACGATCACGTTGATGTCCGCAAGCGAGGTCTTGCTGAAGGCCTCGCCATGCATGTGAAGCCACTCTTCATATTCATACATGAAGAGAATGTCGAAGTTCGCTTTCACGAACGCCGGTGTCAGCTGGCCGGGCGCGTAGTCGACCATTTCAACTGGCGAAGATCCACCGCTCCAGAGTGCAATGACCCCCTGCAATGCGTCGAGCGTGGGTGCATCGAGCCGGTATGGCCAGGTGTTCACGAGGATGCGCACCCCATCAAGCCATGGACGGGTGCCCACGATCCGCGAGAGCGTGCGGGAGAAGTCACCCAGCAGGGTGGTCAGCGTGGTGATCGTCGAACGTTTGAGCGTCTCGACATCGCGTGCCCGGTACATCTGGCGAAATTCCGCAGTGTCCACGCCTTCAAAAACATCTTCTTCGCGCTGGTGATAGCTGGCTGAGAGCGCGCGACACGCGAGCGTATCGCTCATGCGCGCGAGGGTGCCCAGACGGGTATCGAGCAGGCAGTCGAGGAAGATCAGGACAGTGGCAAAATTCGTTCCATCTTTCATCGCGTTTTCATGGCTGGACTTCATTGCGGGTGGCCTTCTGACGCTTTGCGCGAGGCGCCCCAACGAAAAGATGGATGAGCAGCAGCACGCTGAGCCACTTGTTCTGCAGCAACAGGTCCTGGGTGAGAGCCGGGTCGGGCAGCGATTCGTGAATTTCGGAGGGTGTTGCGACGAGCACCTGGCGCTGCGTGGTCTGGGAGCCCGGTGGGGAAAATGGGGCGTCTCCCGCGACGGCAAACGCGAGCGATTCGACAAGGTGCATGTACCGGCTGAACGATGCACCCCATCTTGAAAAAAATACGAACACGATCATGAGGATGAAGTCGCACACCTGCGGATCCACAAAGGCGAGATTCACCGCCCGGTCGAGTCCCTTCGCGCTCGCGAGCAGATAGGGCTTGTCGGCGAGGATCAGCGACATCAGGAAATCCGTGAGCTTTTCATGCAGCTCCTCGTTGCCTGCCGCGATGTTGTTCAGCACAAATTCCACGCTTTCCGTAAAGATCAGCGCTGTGTCGCGCCACTCGTCGCTTGTGAGAGACATGGCCCAATTCCCTCCTCCTGTCCCCTGGTGAGCGCCATTACAGTCCCTCAGCATCGAGGTGCATGGACAGCAGCATGACGCGCAGCGCCTGGGTCGACTTCACGCCACCGCGGAACGGTTCGATCGCCTTCTGCGAGGCGCCGCCCGTGCGGGCGAAGCTCTCGTTCATGGCGTTGAATCCCTGGGTGTCGCCACCTCGCAGGGTGATCAGCTCGTGCAGGGTCTTGTCCAGATGGAAGGCGGCGAGCACCTGGTTTTCAGGAAACGAAATCTTGCTCGCTTCCGACTTGCCGGAAGGCTGGCCGGTGAGATCGTCGACGCTGCGGTTATCCTCGGGAATCGAGATCTTCTTCACGAGCAGCTGCGCCTGGCGGCACAGCGTGAGATCGCACACCAGATACCGGACCGGCGAGAGATAGGGCGGGGCATCGTTACCGTTGTCGATCCAGATGCGTTCGAAAAAATTGTGGCCGAGCTCGTCGGCGATCGCCAGGTTGTTGGCGACGGTGACTTTCTCCTTCGAAAGGTTGGGCGCCACGATGGCAAGCCGGATTTCACGGCGCTCGAGCCTGCCCATGAAGGCGTGGAATGCCTCATCGTCCATGCCGGCAAAGAGCGCCCGGTAGATCCTGACGTTGCTGTCAGAGCCGGGAATAAGCTTGCCGATATACTCAAGAAGGAACTTCTCTGTCTCCTTTCTTTTTCCGGGTGGGCTGTCCATTGCGGTGCTCATTCCATTGCTCCGGATCGCGGTTGATCAGAAAGATGGAGGGTTTGATCTGGTGGTCTTCGGCCTCCTCGATCATGTTGCGGGTGCCGGGCGAGACGCCATCCCAGAAACAGACGACGCGTGTGGCCACGCGGGCCATCTCGCGGTTTCGCTGATGGCCTGCGCGCGCGTTGTAGGGTCTGCCCGTCACGGCGCTCTTCTTGATGTAGGAGTTCGGCGCGCCCAGGTTCTCCCAGTCCGCAGGATATTCGGTCCACGCCTGACCACGGGCACGGCACCAGCGGATGATCATCTCGTCAGGACCGCTGGGAGCCTTGCCCGAGATGAAGATCACCGATGCGCCGGGGCGCACGTTCCTGTCAAGCCACGACTCGAGAAGTTCGGCGAAAACGCGGTCGTCGTTGAAGGTACGGCTACCCGCGACGACGACCGCTTCGTCGAACGAGCGAATCGCGGTGTGGCTGAGCGCAGTGTGGCCGATCATCAGGGGCGGCAGGGCGGTCAGCCGGGACGGCGCCGGCGGCGGCAACCGGGGAGCAACCCGGGAGCTCAAAGCGAGCCGGGAAGCTGATGCTCCAGAATGAACGGCAGCACGCCCGTTTCGAAAAGTTTTTTCCAATCCTGAATACTCCCTTCCTTGTCTACCAGGCAGTACCGCACGTCGATGGTGTCGATACGTTCACGTTGATTCAGTTTGGCGAAGATAACGCGCCACGCACGATTGATGGCGAAGCGCTGATAGTGGGGGTCAGATAGCGTATCGACCCCTGACTGGAGAAATCTCAGCCAGGCCTGTGGCTCCGGATGAAGGTTTTCGGCCAGCAGGCCGGTCACAAAAGCAGCAAGATTGTCTGGCGCAGCCGGCATGGGTTCAGGCCCGCCGGAGGTGTCGATCGGGTGACTCATGATGAGCGCTCTGTCCAGTAAGTAATATAGGTTTCACCGCGCGTGCATTCCAGGCACGTCCATCACGCATGCACGGTTGCGCGTTCTGCGTCCCGTGCGCGGTACTGTTCCATGCATGCCTGGTATCGCGGCCTGACAGTCTTCCTGTCCTCCTCGAGCCAGTACGGCACGTAACGTTTGGGATCGCCAACGGGCAGGCTCATGCGGAGCAGATCCATCGTCGAGAGGTAGGGGAGCTCCCGTGCTTCCCCCGGTTCATGGGTCCACCACCCGCGTGTGGTCAGCAAAACCGTCCAGTCGTAGCCCTGCGACTTCAGGTTCTCATACAGCGCTTTCGGACCAATGCGGTACTTTTCCGGCTGGGAGTGCCAGAGATAGCCCATCTGGCACATCTCCGAAGTGATCGCAAGCGCCCGCCGCAAAAGAGGATCGGCATCGATCCGGGCGCGCACGGAGGTGCGTTGCAGCTTCACGTCGGGGTAGAGCGCGAGCGCATAGCTGGTGTTGCTGCCTTCCAGCCCATAGCGGGCGTTTTCCCGGATGTGATGAAACTCGGTCAGCGACGGCAGCACGCCGTCGGCCTGCGACACGATGAGGGTGACGGGCATGCCCGACGGCCCGGCTTTGCCGCGCAGGTTACGGATCTGTACGGCATTCAGGTCGGTATCGTGCGCCATGTCATCGCTGCTGTTGCGCGGATACTCCGGCCCTTTCGTTCCCTGGTTCAGCAGGGGCGCGGCACTGAATGCGTGCCAGCAGTTGTGCGTGAGGAATGTGAACTTGGCCGGTACGCCCTTGATCTTGTCGCCGTTGCGCAGATACTTGAGCATGCTGGATTGAACGCCAGCACCGGGTGGCCCGCCCAGGTCGATCACCTTGCCGATATGGGCCGTCATCAGAAGATAGTCGTAGACACTGGTATGGGTGCGCGGCACTTCCATCAGGATGCGGTTCTTCACGCGCCCCTGCTGCATGTCGATGGTATTGCCCTTCGCCTCGCCGAGTTCGATATCGTCCTGCATCTCGATGATGTTGCTGGTCTCGAATTCACTGAAGGAATCAATTTCCGTGAAGGTCGGGATGAGCATCCGGAAGGGGCCGGAATGCTCGCGGTTCCAGTGCGGCGTGTTCACAGCGATGTCACGGCGCTTTCCCTTCTCCTCCAGTTCCTCCTTGTGAATGCGATACCACTCGTCGCCCACATAGACAGTTTTGTCGGTAATGATCCAGCGGCCGTTGCGCAGAATGTTTTCGTCATGAAAATCGCCGATATTCGCGGCAACCTTGACCTGATGCTCTTCATGAATGTTGGTCTCGGTGTCATAGGTCTTGGCGGTGGAATGCATCATGCGCGCCATGGCGGTGAGCATCATGAAGCGCTCGATCGTCGATTTGAAGTTGTTGCCGATGCCAACGATGCCGGTGATAAATCCGAGTCCGCCATTGAGGATCGATTCGCCGCGTCGTCCCTCGATGTAGTGCCCGGTCGGGATGTCCAGACACGCGCCGAGATTGATCATGAGCTTGACGTTGGGCGCAGGCGTCATCCTCGACCGAAGATCAATGTCCTGGGTCATCTCGCCTCCGTGTCAATTGCAAACTGATCTGGACTGCTTACAGATGATGATCTTCGAAAGTTAGATTTTATGACCGCCCGCCGGGCGCCCGCATGAGGGGACACAGACCATGACGACCCTGCTCAAGAACCAGCGCAAGGTGGTGGCGCTGGAGGCATTTGCCCTTCAGGATATCGCCGGATTGCTGCGCCGGGCCTTTCCGGCCATCAGGAAGGGCTTTGAGGATCTGGCGGGGCTCATCTCACCCGATGATCGTCCGGTAGTCCTGAGCGCAGACCAGAAGACGTTTCTCGGGCTGCTCGCGGGACACAACTACGTCACGCTTTCGCCACTGCCGGCGCGCGTCCCCCAGGGACTGAAGGTACCGTATCTGGTCTATGCGGAAGCACTATCGGATGCCGTATCTCACGCGGCGCAGATCAATGAAGAGCTTTCGCGCTATACGCTCTTTCTTGGCAGGCTCGTGACAAGCCACGAATTCCAGTACAGCGCGGAGTACGACCCCGCCTACTACAGGGAACTGCAGCGCCAGCGTGAGGACGACAACCAGAAGCTCGGACAGTGCTACCAGACGGGATCGACGAGGACGGAGCGCACCTATGCGGACGTCGTCTCGCGCAATGCTGACTGGAAGACCGTGTTCGAGGTCGCCAACAGGCTCACAGCGGATATTAACCGGGTCGATCGCTCGATCATCACGAAGAAGATCGCGGAATCGGTGCACCTGCTCGACGTGATCGAAAAGAAGATTGTCCGGGAGGAGCTGGAGGGCGTCTCACCCGGGATCGTGACGGAGCTCTCGGAAGGGGCATTCCAGATGGCCTCGCAGCTCGAGATGTACAGCGCCGTCTGGTACAAGGTGCAGACGTTCGTGACGGCTGTGGACTTCAGTGCCGAGGTCGTGCTCCGGGCGTTTGTTGGCAAGGAGCAGGCGAGCCGGTAGCAATCCGGTAATCGAACCATTTTTGTTAAATAAGGTCATGACACGGTATCGCAAAAATATGCCTGTTATTCTCGCGAGCTTCCTTTCATGACGTGCTGATTGCTCTTGCCTTGGAATCTGGCGGACTGGCTAACACTCCGGTCGAGCTGCGAGATGACCAGCCGTGATTTCCGGCCCTATGGGCCACGGCATCCATGCGGCTGACTCTTCCAGGTAATACGGCAAAATTTATTTCGAAAGCCGGCGCGGCTATTGTTGTCACGGCAGCAGCCACGACGGCCGCACCTGCCTGGGCGCATCACCGCCCGCACAACCTGCATCGTGAGCCGGGACACCGGCGCGTTGCGCTCGACGCGCACCCGCAGCCAAAGCGGGGTTTTGTCCACTCCCCCGACGAGGATTCGACGCCTCTCGTTGTACAGGACATGGGGTCAAGTCCAGTGGCAACCGCCGAGCCGCAGACTGAGGTGGCCGATGAGTCCACCACGGCGCTCGAGCGGGTGCAGGAAAAAGCTATGAGCCTCGTCGGTGTGCGGTATCGGTATGGCGGAAGTTCTCCATTGAGCGGATTCGATTGCAGCGGCTTTGTGCAGTACGTGATGCGCCATGCGGCCGGGCTGCAGCTTGGCCGTACGGCGGCGAGCCAGGCGACAGCGGGACAGCAGGTCGGGCGCAGTAACCTGAAGCTGGGTGATCTCGTCTTCTTTCATACCTACGGACGGGGGATTTCCCACGTGGGTCTATACCTCGGCCACGGAAAGTTCGTTCACGCGCCGTCGTCCGGCGGTCATGTGCGCGTTGAAAGACTGGACGATCCGTACTGGCACGTTCACTACGTCAAGGCCGAGCGTCTGAGTGATGCGCAGTTCCGGCAGGACTAACCGTCACGCGTGCAGCGGCGGGCATCAGAGCCGTACGCCGGGGCATTGAGAATCAGGGGATCACCCGCAGGTTCGAATACGTGCCGGCGCTGATGCAGATGTCCTCGCCCGCCTTGACCACCGTCGCATACCGGAAGGATCGCCCTGATTCGGGCCATGTGATCAGCGTTACCGTGGGGCTGGACTTCTCCAGACGCTTGAGCGAGTTGCGATTGAGCAGGTCGATGCCAAGCGTCAGGGTCAGGGGAATCGAAGCTACGCTGTCGGCTGCGTGATAATTTGCGCAAACGCTCATCGAGGCAAAGCCGACGCCATACTCTGGCCGCAATTCCATAACGACCTGTGGCTCTCCTTTTTTCGCAGCGGGTTTTTCCTTCGTTTCGTAGAGATGGCCGGTAAGGTCTGTGGTGGTGATGGACGCATCATGCGCTTCATACAGGCGCAGACGCTCAATGAGGCCGGATATCGCTTCGATCGCACGCATGGCGATGCGCGGCGGCCGGCATTCCCGCGACAGCGGCTTGTGGGTATGGCCGCCGGGCTCTTCATCGAGGCAGTTCAGGTCCAGCCTCCATGTGTTAGGCCTCAGCAGGGCAGCTGTGCCCCAGGTAATCAGTTCGCGGTGGGTAGTGGGACTGAAAAGCTGGTCCAGACGCACAATGATGATCGAGTCGAGGCCGGCCGCCAGTTCCGTGGTGTAGTTGCGGATGAGCTCGATTGCCGGATCGGGTGCGCTGAGTCTCGTGACCGTATGCGCGCCGTCGCTGATGCGCTTGCCGAGCAGCTCGTCTTCCTTGCCATGATCTCCGAGATAGTAGACGCCAGGCTGCTGGTACTGTGCCACGCTGTTGAAGTACAGACACCGGTTGGCGAGCATCGGATGACGGCCGGTATCGTATTTCCAGTATCCCTGTGCGGCTGCCGAGCTTATCTCGTTTCTGGGAAGTCCCTGGGCGGACAGCGCAATGCCGATCGTGGCGAGCTTGTCGGCCAGCACGTTGCCCAGATGATGACTATGGGCTTTGACCCAGATGAACCTGACGTCCACGCCACGTTCCAGAAGGCGCGTTCTCGCAGCGGTCAACTCCTTCCAGAGTTCCACATTGGAAACGGGCCTGCCGCCGCGTCTGATCCAGCCATTCTTCTCCCACGTGTCAACCCAGCTTTCCATTCCCCGGCGTACATATTCACTATCAACCCTGATGACAACGCGCTTCACGTCAAAGTCCTGGGCATACTCGAGCGCGCGCGCGGCGGCCGTCAGCTCGCCGATGTCGTTGCTGGGTCTGCGCTCGCCAGTGATGAGCATGGAGCCGTAGCCGTCGACATAGTGGATCGGCGTGACTTCAGTGAGACCGACGCGCTTCGCGGCATCGTACTTTTCGACGTAGCCCTTGCGGGTGAGCAGCCAGCGGCTGTTGCCGCTGCCTTTCGACGGCGCGGAGTCGGCGTAGAGGTAGCCGTGGACCCCCCATCCCGTTGGCCCCGGATTCGGGTTGCTGCCAGCGTCCGTATACAGAACGAGACCGGTCGTTACCTCACTCGCAAGCCTGTCCGGGACGTCATCTGCGGGACGACTGGACGAATTGACCGGGGGCGTGTCTGCCGCGTCTGCGTCCCTGGCTTCCTTCTCGAGAAACCCGTCTTCTGCGTACATCACGCCTCCCCATCAAGTCCGGACCACACGATGGAAGGAGCCGGTAACGTTTTACGGTGCGGTGACGCGGCAGCGATGCAGGTAATCCTGATATGCGGTGTCCAGCGAGCGCTTCAGGCGGACGATGTAATGATGCAGGTCGATGATGTGCCGGTCGGAAATGGCGAGCGCCGACGCGGTATCGCCGGGAAGGACCGCGTCGAGTTCCTTGAGTGGCGCTTTGGGTACGGCCGGGAGATCGGGCATGACAAAGCGGGTACAGACGTCCTGCGCATTGATGCCCTCGTGGGCCTCATGGTTGGTCTGTGAGCTCGCCGGTGCTCCTGGCGGCGTGTGCGTCGATGTGGCGCGGTGCGTTTCCGGCACTTCTGGAGGACGGATGGCGGGGTGCTCGGCATTATTCGCGGGTGATGGCAGCGTGAAAACATAGAGCACGGTGGGAGCGGAGGAGGGAGGTGCTGTGCTGACAGGATTGATCGTGATGCAACCTGGTAGCAGGGCAAGCGTGATGCCCGGGAGAATCCATCCGTACTGGAGCATGGTCGGACCTATCGTCAGTTGTCAGGTTCCCAGTCGGTGAGCGCCGCGCGTAGCCGGTCGACCGGATCGGATTGCGCCGCGGATGCGGAAGCCGCGGCCTCGTGACCAGCGTCCGCGGCGCGATGATCTGAAGCGTGTTCCCCGTCATGCTCCCTGTACTGCGTTGCGAGTTCCTGATACTGACGCTGCAGTCGTACATAACTGATCAGGATGGACACGAATCTCGCGTCCGCGCCGAGACTGACCACGCTGAAAATAAAGCTCGACATCACGAGGACGCTGAAGATCGCACGTCGCCGGTTGCCCCTGAGAACCTGTGTGAAAGGCTGGTCGTTGAGCACCATCTCCCGCACGACTGACCATGTCACGGTGAACAGCTTTGTGACGTACTGGAAAACAGGCATGCAGCACCTCGAATTTTATGGTCCTGGAAAGGCGGGACGCTGGATGCCCCTTTTGCCTCATTAACGACACTCTGGCGGGAGCGCGAACGCGATGTATCTGCTCAAAGGTTTCATCAATAATTCGAAGCTCGCGAGCGCCGCTCCTGCGGGCACGCTTGCCGTGATCGGCGCGCTTTCGGAACTCTCGAGTACCTACGCGATCACGAAATCCATGTTTTTTGAGGAGTCGAGTCCAGACCTCTTCTTCGTGAGCTTTACCAGCGCGGACGACACCGGCACGGTGCAACCACCGCCGGGAATCGCGACACAGGTACTCCGGTTCGCCGCTTGGGTGTACGCGCAGACGCAGGCCATCCCGAACCCCGGCGAGATCGCGGCACAAACCCTGCTCGACGGGTTATTGGGCCAGTTCCAGACCGAGGCACAGAATTTCACGTGCGGCACCATGGTGACCGACGGCACGTACTGGGTGCCGGAATGGCTGCAATGGGAAAACCTCACGGATCCGGTTTATGGCTCGATCACGACGGGTAGCACCTGCCTCATCCGGATCTGGTTCACCGATGCGGCGTTCGCTGCACAGTACGATGACTACACGATCCTCGTCGTGCCGCCGATCCAGAATCTCGATGACTTTTTCACGACCTCCTCCAACGTCGCCGCACTTGTCGCGGCGCAGTCCTATACCGATACCATTGCGCTGGTCAACGCGGCCAGAGGCAATAATCCGGAAACAATGATTGAGGCACTGAGCTTCAATTACATCGATCCGAATAACCCGGCCAATACGATACCGACAAACTGGACGATCCTGATTTACGGACTGGCCGGCAACAATATCGACTCGATTGCCAATGCCATCATCAATTTCATTCTGGCCAACAGCGCGCATGACCAGGCCGACTGGGAAACGATCCTGCCGGACATTTTCAGACGAACGGAATTCACTCTCGTGCCGATGTGGGACCAGTTCGCGATTCCGGATCGTAGCCAGCAACGCGGGATTTACTCGCCAGTCGCCAACCTCAGCCGTGCCAATGCCATGATCAATCAGGTCGCGGCGTATGGTTCGAATCATATTGATTCGAACGCGTGTGTGCAGACCGTGCCGTATAAATGCGTAGCGCTCGTGAGCTGCGGTTCACCGAATAACAGGAACGGCGCATTCCAGATCGTGAACGTGTTTCCGGATATCCTTTCGGTGCCCACGCAAAGCGTGGATTTCAACCGCATGGCGGTCGACACGCAAAACTTCCTGCTGCTCCTCGTTGACATGCTCAAAACCGCGGAAACGCTGACGCAGTTCGGTAGCGTCCCGGCAGGCATGACCAAGCTCGTGCGCAACAATATTCTGTATCTCGTCTCCAGTTATGGGGGCATCAGCTATCTGATGGTCACGCTGTCAAACTTCCCCCTTCCCGGTGTGCCGGCTCCCGTACAGCCCGCCGACACTGCATCGCTCACTTCGTGAACCAGCCTGCCATGACGACACCCCTGAATCCGAACGTCGGTGCATCGGGTCTGTGGTCGCTGGTTGCACCATTCGACCAGCTGATCTCGCCCGCATTGGCGTACAGTTGCGTGGCGGTACGCCTGCTTGTCGATATTATCGCGGCCGGCGGCGATCCCTTTACGCTCTACTATCAGCCGCAGGACCTGACCCAGACCGACTACCAGAATGATGTCGCCGCTGGCGCCGCCATCGTTTCACTGCAGGCCACGGGCGGCAACTGGGTGTATGTACCGAGCACGTACATCAGCCAGATGCCTAACGCGAACAACATCCCGTATCGGGGTATCGTGCTTGGCGTCAATCTCGGTGCGTTGCCGGATTCGCTCGACCTGACCTACGTGAAGTCGCAGGTGAGCGCCGCAGTGCAGGACGCGATCGGTGTGCACCCAGGCGCGGTGACATCGCTTGCCGTGACGTCGAAGACCCTGATCAGCCCGCAGGAGGATGCCTCGATCACCGCGAGCCGTGAGGCGCTGATGGGTAGCAAGGGCACGCCTACAGCCCAGTTGGCCGCAGCGCGCGCCCAGATCGCGACACTGCAGCAGCAGATCGCGATGCTCTCGCAGTTCATCCAGAGTCTGGTCGATGACGGAACGATTCCCGGTGGCGATATTCCTGGCACGGGAGGCGGTACGAAAATCCTGCCGACAGTGACGGCGACGTTTGATCCCGAATTGCTGCCAGACGGCATGGAACTCGCAAACAGCAACATGACGGTGGCGGCGAGCGCGAACGAATGGCTCACTGCGCGCACGACTTACGGGCAGGTTTCGGGCTACTTCTACGCCGAGGCGACCTATGACCGTCTGACGGGGGCTGTAGGGTTTGGTCTCACTAACCAGTTCGGGGCACCGGTAGGCGAGCTGGGCGCAGACGCGAACAGCATCATGATGTTCACCAACGTGGCCAAGGCCACGAGCGGCGTCTACTACCTGGGCGCCGTCGTGGATTCGACCGGCGCGCAGCCGCCATCGCAGGGCATCACGGTGGGCATGGCGGTCAACCTCACCGACGCGCTCATCTGGTTCTACAACCCGATCACCCAGCAGTGGAACGGCGATGCGCCGAACAGCCAGAATCCCGTTGGCAACGTCGGCGGGATCTCCATCCAGAGCATTTGCCGGCACAACGCTCAGGCCGCCCAGGTGTTTCCGGCCGCGTCAACCTGGCAGGTCGCGGATCAGGTCACGTTCAATCCCGGCAATAGCGCGTTCATCAATGCCGTGCCGGCCAGCTATCTCGCATGGAATACGGAGGCCGGTTCGGGAAGCTGACCGGCAGACGCCTTCTTCAGGCAGCAGCTTCAAACTCCCCGATACTTGCTGTATCGACCAGACTCGCGATATCCGGCAGGGTCAACTGGAGTTCCTTGCACCCCGAAAACGCCAGCGATCCGCTGCTGGCTACTAGGTAAGCGACGTCCGTTGGCCCGCATACGCGGTTTTCGACATCGTTTTGGCCGAGTTTCAGCCCGTAGTATTCGTTGATGGCAGGCAGGATGTTATACGTATCAAATGGGTAAGCCGTTATGGGGATCGGCTCGTGACCTGCTTCTGGAGGATCAAGCAAGCCGAGATCGATCCGCCTGTACCAGAACGACCTTCTGCCCCGAATGCGCTGGCTGCAGGCGCCTCCTCTTTCTATCCCTATTTCGATTACGGTATCCCGTTTGATCGTATCTCCGTGAACGGGCTTTTTAGCTACAGGCTTCCCATAGATCACGCCCTGTTCTGGCAGAAGAAAACCGGAGGTAAAATAGACCAGATCGCGAAGAATCTGGGGCGATGTTCTGTGATAGATCGAGTATGGCGGTTTCATTGAAGTCGACTCATGAGACTTGCGATTGCATTGCCGATACCTTTTCCGTTCACGGATGTGCGCTTGTCCACATCCTCGCGGCGAGTGGTAGATCAGATCCCGAAGCATCTGGCTTGCGCTCCGGCGCTCACCTGGCAATGCTGGTTTCATCGTGTCTGGCTCCCGGGGCTTGCGATAGTGATGCTGGGACGCCGTCATGTCAGGCCCCGCCACCAGCTTCCTGCGGCGGCGGGGGTGGCGCAGGCGGCTGGTTGTTGACGTAGCCCATTGGCGGCTGCGGTGCCAGGGGTGAGCCCGTGAAATTCACGGCGTACGAGCGCGGCGTGCCCGTCTGCCCCACCGCACTGATCCCGCAGTACAACGTGAAGAGGCCATTGCCCGTCTGGAGGAACGTGTACGAGCGCGCGTTGGACAGCAGAACATTGTCGCCAATCGACGACGTGAAGGTCATGCCGTCGAGGCTGCCATTGAGCACATAGATCGAGATGACGTTGCCCGAGCGGAAAAAGCCCTGAACCTGAGCTCCGCCGGTCACGCTGAAGAACGGGAAGATGCCGCAAAAGGTGTTGTCCCCGCCGGACGGGCGGTAGTACGCTGTGCCGGCACTGATGGACCAGGCAATCTCCAGGCTGCGCTCGAAATTGCCCCCCATCGCACCCGAGTAGTTGATGCTGAAATACTGCGTTGGCGACTCAGTGACAGGATGGCCGCTCGCATTGATCTGCGCCTGTGCGTTGTTCAGATCGCCCGCGAGATTGTTCCAGGGTCCGACGCAACCGATAGCCTGCGCGCTAACCTGATGCGGATTGCCGAAATTATTGACGTGCCCGACCATCGCCGCGTTGTTGTTCGAGTAATAGGACAGCAGTCCTGAGAGTGCGCTATTGATGGCGCTGTCGATCGCATCACTCGCCATGCCGCCGATCATGTCGACCGTGTCGCCATGAGGATTCGAATAGTTTGCGGCGTGTCCCGACACCGCACTCGCGAGGCTCTGCAACTGCGCAGCAGTCCATGTTCCGAGTTGTGCAGGGGTCAGCTCGTGAGGGTTTGCGGTATTGCCTATATGCGCGTTAAGCGTCGAGAGCGCAGCGCTTACCCCGGATGTCACCGTGCTGGCGGCCGCGGCAATTGCCGCCGAAATGTCGCTGGCGCTTAGCGTGCCGAGTTCGGCGGGAGTCGTCTGGTGGGGGTTGTTCGTGTTGTTGATGTGGGCGTTCATTGTGCTCACGTTGGACGCGAGCACGGCGTTGACCCCATTCTGCGCAATACTGATCTGGTTGTTCGCCTGTGCGACTGAGTACATGTCGACCTGCGCAAGGGTGGTCTGGTGCGGGTTTGCGTAGTCGGTGATGTGATCGTTCAGCGTCTCGTCGACTTCCGTGTCAGCCGCGATACGCGCTGACGTCTCGACCCTGATGGCAGCGTCCTGCTGCGACTGTGTCAAAGCCAGAATCTGGCCGGGTGTGAGCCGGTGGGGGTTGGCGTGATCCGCTTCGTGCTTCACCAGCAGATCGAGCAGTGAACTGATGGCCTGCGTCTGTGTATTGTCGGCCCCGTCCGCGTAAGCCTTCACCTCGTCCTGTGCGATCGGATCACCCATTAACGCCAGCTGCTGCAGGCGATCAATGGCATGGACCACATATTCGAAGGTGATCAGCCCTTCCTGTCCCGCGTCATGCAGCGCCTGCGAGGCAGGCAGATCGGCTACATCGTCGATAACCGATGGCCATTGCGGTGATCGTGTATCAGGTTCATACGTTTCGATCGCATTGGCGATTGCGGTTTGCGGTGTGGCGTACTGCACGCCAAGCGCCTGATAGTCGAGTTCGACGTTGCTGGAAACCGCAGGATCCGTGACAACAACGATCGAGACGATCTGCGTAGCATTGGCTGCGCCGTACTTCGCGGTGGCCAGATCCATGATCCCTGACAGGAAATACTGGTCGGGTCCAAGCGGCTCGCCGGTTGCAACGTCCCGGATGATGAGGCTAGAAGCGTAAAATCCACCGTAGTCTGTCGCGATAGCCCGGATACCGGCTGATCCGATTACGTAATGTTCGTCGGTGATGTGGTTTGATGGTGCCTTTCCTGTTGCGTCCAGTGGCAAACTCATGACTTCGGACATACACAGTTCTCCTGAACGTCGAGGTCAATGGTAAGAAAGGTTGTTGATCGCGGCCTGTAATGCGGCCTGCCACTGTGCGTAGGTCCAGCCGCCGAGCATCGCCACCGTGGTGTTATGGGGGTTATTGAAATTGCCGACGTGGGCGTTGATGTTGTTTGCCTGTGGCGTCAGATACGAGTTGTTCGCCGGGTTCACCAGGTTGCTGGTGATGTTCGCGTTGATCTGTGCGCCCGTCAGCGTACCGACCTGTGAAACGTTCAGCTGGTGCGGATTGCTTCGGTTGCTGATGTGGCTGGTCGCCTGCGTGTTGACCGTGCCGATACTGCCGTTGTCCCACCCGCTGATCTGTGCGAGCGTGGTCTGGTGCGGATTGCTGTAGTTGGTGATGTGGGTATCGAGCTGGCTCTCGATGGCCGCGAGCTGCGTGGTTGCCGGCTGCATCGCCGTCGAAATCACGGCGTTGATCTGTGCCGTCGTCAGTCCATCAATCTGGGCGAGTGTCACCTCATGAGGATTGTCAGTGTCGGCGATGTGCGCGGCCATCGCAGATGCATCCTGCGCGAGCGTTGCGTCAAGCGCATTCACGATGGTGTTCAGGTTGGCATTCGCCTCTTCGCTTGTATAGCCGCCAATGTCGGCCGCCGTGTCGCGATGTGGGTTGCCCAGATCCCCCGAATGGGCCGCAATGCTGGCAAGCAGAGCGCTGTCACCCGCCTCACGTGCGGCTGTCTGGCTGGCAATCAGCGTTGCGACCTGCGCGGCGGAATACATGTTCAGCTGGGCGAGCGTGGTCTGGTGCGGGTTGCTGTAGTTTGTGATGTGCGCCGAGAGCTGCTGCGCAAGATTGGCAATGTCGCCGTCGCGAAGATTGACCTGCTGATCGATGAAACCCAGCACGGTGTCGTAGGCTGCCGTTTCGGACAGGCTCACGATCGCCATCAGCATCTCGATGGCCGTGACGATATAGTCCCAGTCGTAGGTGTCCCCGATTGCGTGCAGATGTGGCACGGGGGGAAAGGTATCCGGCCTGTTCGTGATGTCCTGGAATGCGACACCGCGCGTGTCGTTGGCTAACGCGGTGATTTCATCCGTGATCGCGGCCAGCGGCTGGCCGTACTCGCCGCCCAGCGCCTGGTAGGTAATCAGGACATTGGGGCTGACGCCCGGATCGGTGATGACGATCACCGCGTCGACCTCCTTGCCCGTCAGTCTCGTCGCGTGTTCGTGCAGGAACTGGAAACGATACTGGAGCGGCAACAGCGTGTGCTGGGTGAACGCGTCCACGATCTGGACGGATGCGCCAAAGAAAAGCCCCTGACGGGGCGCGATGACGCGTACAGGCATGGTTCCGATCGCATGCGGCTCGCCAGTCACGAAGTTTTTCCGGCGTTCGCCCGAGAGGTCGAGCGGGTAGCGATAGAGATTGGGTATCATCCGCGGCCCCTTGTAGACGCAACCTTTCCACCCAGGAGAGGCTCAGCGAGGTGCTCAGGGAAGCGCGGCAATGGCATTGCCGGCGCTGCCTCCCGGACCCTGCAGCTGGTTGATCGCGTTTTGCAGCGCCCCGGCCGTGAAGCCTCCCGCACCCGTATTCGCCAGGGTGTCCTGATGCGGGTTGTTCATGTTGCCCGTGTGCGCCGAGATATAGCCGTTCAGCGAATTCACATCGCTTACGATCTGGTTGAGTGCGGCAGCAATGTTGTTGTTGATAGTGGCCGACGAGTAGGTCCCGAGCTGGGCGACTGTCACCTGATGGGGATTGGCCAGATTGTTGATGTGCGAGGTGAGGGGATTGACGATGCTGTTCTGGATTGTCGCATACGTCCACGTGCCGACGTTGGCCGCGGTGTCCTGATGCGGATTGCCCGTGTTCGTCACGTGGTTGTTGACCGAGGTGCCGAGCCCCGAGGCCTGCGAGCCAGGCGTGGCGGCGCCAGCCGTTGCAGCACTGCTGATCTGCCCGCTCGTGAGCGTGCCGATATTCACCGCCGTGTCCTGATGGGGGTTGGCATGGTTCACAAAGTGGGCGTTCTGCACGGCTTCGGTCGTCGTGATCGCCTGCATGAGCGATGCCTGCATCGCAGCCATGGCTGCATCGGATTGCGCAGTCGACCAGCCGCCAATCTGGTTGGCGGTGACTTCGTGCGGATTGTCGTAATCAGCGATATGGGCATTGAGAGCGGCCTGGATAGTGGCATCGGCCTGCTCCTGGTTCACCGTCTCGACGGCGATCGCCGCAGTAGTTTCTTCCGTGGTATAGCCACCGATCAGGTGGGCAGTGTCCTGATGCGGGTTGCCAGAATCCGTCTCGTGGGCGTCAAGCGTGGCGCCTGCGGCCGCGATCGAATCGAGGACCTCATTCACGCAGCTTTGCGCATAGGCCATCAGTTCGTCCTGTGCGCCACCCTGTCCCTGGAGGATCGATGCACTCAGGCGCTCGAGCGCAACAACGATGTACTCCGCACCGTAGATATCGTCAGCAATATGCGGATGGTGTGGCGTGGGCGGGTAGGCGCATGGTTTGCCTGTCACGTCAGCCCAGCTCACAGGGCCGTCATTGATGTGCAGGTTATCGATCGCGATTTGCAGGGCACCGAGTGCCACATTGTTGACGCCGCCAAGCGCCTGATAGGTCACGCGAACTGTCTGGCTCACCGTGAGGTCGGTGATGACCACAACCTCGTCGATCTCGCTGCCGCATCGCATGGATGCGCCGACATCCATCTGTGTCGCGTAGTACTGCGCCCCTGGCGTCAGGGGCAGGCCGGTCGCATTGTCGGTTACAACCAGGGAGGTGGTGAAGAAAAGCCCATAATTCAACGGAAAGGCTCGAATGCTGCGTAGTCCGATGACCTGGATTTCGTCCTCGACCAGGTTGCTGCGCGCGCTGCCGCCGGGGTCGAATGGTAGTGATACAGGCAGCGAAACGGGTGGAGTCGACATGAACGCTCCCACGTATCTGACCGGGGTATGGAGTCCGCCTTCCCGCGAATGCAATCCACCAGCCCCGTGCCGCAGGCGAAGTTACGCAGCGGAGCTGAGCGAGCTGGAGAAGGTTTCAAACGCGAAGTACAACTGGCTTACGAGGTCGGCCATCTGCGACACGGTCGCAAACGCGTCTGCCGCCCAGTACGTAATGCCGGAGGGCTCGGCGCTAACCTGAACAACGTTGCCGGCAAGCTGGGTGGTGTTTTCGGACAGCGAAGTCACGGACATCTGGTTGGTCTCGCCCGGCGTTTTCATCCACGTGGTGAGCACGGGTGCTCCCGGTGTCGTGGTGCTGTCGACGGTGAAGCCGAACGACACCGTGTCCATGTTCACGCCGTTCAGGCTCACCACGCTCAGCAGCGCATTGCCGGGTTGTCCGCTCGCCCTGACCGAAATGCGTACAAGCCAGACTCCACTGCCGGTGTCCGTGGTCGCATCGCCTCCCGTGACAATCCACTGCACATCGGGAAACACGGTCTGCGTTTGCGCCGGACCCGGCATCGCGACCTGCCCCAGTGGCGTCCAGACATTGGCAACGTTGTCGGTGTTGGCCGCAATGGTCTCCTGAGCTGCGACCACCGCGCTGACAGCGTTCACCGCTGTCTGGATCAGCACGTTGGACGTCATGCCGTTCAGTTCTGCGGAATTAGCGGCTGTGCCCTGAAGAATCGCGCTGGCGAGCTGGGCCTGCGTCAACCCGTATGCGAGTTCACTGTTCGCCGCGGTGCCCGAGAGAATGCTCGCACTGAGCTCCGAGACCGACATGCCACCGAGCTGGTTGGCATTGGCAGCGGTTCCCGACAGGATCGCCGCCGTCAGGGCGTCCTGGGTGAGGCCATACGCCAGATTGGCGTTTGCGACGGTCGCGTGCGCGATATAGTCCTGCCAGTCGGCTGGCGACATGCCGCCGAACGTGGATGCATCGTCCGACATGCCGCTCGTGATGTAGTTGATCAGGTCCTGCGGTGTCATGCCCCCGACCATCGTCGCGTTCGAGGCCGTGCCTTCCAGAATGGAAGCCGCGAGTTCACTGAGCGTCAGGCCGTACGCCAGTGTGCTGTCGGCCGCCGTAGCGGTGAGGGGGAGGTAGCCCTGCAGGAGATTGTTGACGTCACCCACGGTGACCGCGCCAACCTGTGCCGCGGTGACCTGGTGAGGATTGCTGTAGTCGGTGATGTGGCTGTTCAGTTGCCCCATGGCACCCGTCTGGGCAATGGCGGCCGCGGTCGCCGCAGGTGTCATGTAGAGATCGTTGCTGGTGCCGGCCACTGCATCTGCTGCACTCGCCGTTAACAGGTTGCGTACATTACTTAGGCCCACCTGGGCGGCGCTCACCTGGTGCGGATTGCCAAAGTCAAGCAGGTGCTGGTTGATCGTGATGCCAACCGTCCCGTTGATCGCCGCGGCCGTGGTGGACGGCGTCATGTAGAGCGTGTTCGAGGTGCCACTTACCCCATCGGCTGGCGCTGCGACGCCATAGTTCCTGACGTTGCCTAAGCCCACCTGGGCAGCGCTCACCTGGTGCGGGTTGTTGAAGTTGCTTGCGTGAATCAGGAAGGGGCCCAGAACCTGTGTCTGGATCGCCGCAGCGGTCGTCGCCGGGGTCATGTAAAGCGTGGTTGACGTGCCGGCGGCCGCATCACTGTTGGCCGCAACGCCATAGTTCTGGACGTTCCCGAGCCCGACCTGCGCAGCCGTGACCACGTGCGGATTGTCGTGATCGGCTTTGTGAGCGGCCAGACCAGCACCGCCTGTCTCCTGCAGTGTATTCTGGATGTCGGCCAGCGCCTGAACGACGGCGTCCATCCCGACCATGTCATAGACGTCCCACGTATGGGCCTCGGGCGGGAAGGCGTAGGGTGTGCCGCTGATCTCTTCCCACGAGGTCACGCGCGCGTTGTTCATCGCGCTTGCAAGTATCCCGGCAATCGTGGCAGCGTCGAGCACCCAGATTCCGCCGATTGTCTGGTACCGCAACTGCACCACCCCGGACAGGGCGGTGTTGATGAAGCTGATGGAGCCGTGCACCCGCATGGCGCACGAACGGCTCGCGGAAATGAACCAGTGCGTGCAGAAGTAGTCCGTCCCCTCCTTGAGCGTCGTGATCTGTCCGCTCGTATCCCTGAACTGGATCTGGAGTGTGTCGGCAAAATAGGGGGCGGCCGCCGGGATGATCAGGTGCTGGTCGCGAAAATTCTGGGCAACCAGTACCTGCTGCTCTCCGGTGATGAGGTTCGAGGCGAGCGAACCTGTTGGATCGAACGGGTACGAGGGCATGGTAGACATACGGTTCGTACTCCTGAAAACGCGTCGCTCATCGTATGGCTGTGCGAAGGACCATAGGATGATGAGCGACCTTTTCCGGAGAAAACGATGTATGCCCTGGTATCTGCGATCGGTAAATCACTGGGCGGTGGACAGGACTGGTGCGCCATCGATCTCGGGGACATGACCTTTTCAACGGTCGTCCAGACCTTCTCGACGGTCTGCGCGGTGCTGACCAATCCCTTTCTCGGCAACCCTGTCAGCCTGAATCTCAACGATATTGCTGGCACCATCACCGACCAGCAGCAGACCTTCAACCAGTATCTGGCTGCCCTTGGTGACATGGCGCTACCGACATCCGATACCATCCCCACGCTCGACACCCGGTATGCGCGGTATCAGGACGCATTTCAGGCGGGCTATGCAATCGAGCCGATCAGCCCCGTTGCGTCGTTGTCCAGTCCGCTACCGACAGCGGAGAAGACGGATCTGTTTCTCACGCGCGCCCGAACGTCCTACAGCTCGTTTTTCCAGAGCTGCATGGTGACTGTAAACGGATTCTTCCACCTGATCGACAGCGACGGCCAGAACGGTATATGGGTGACGGACGGAATGAAATCCGTTACTCATGCCAAAAAAAATAAAGTCGGAATTCTGGATTTTCAGGACCTGGGGACGCTCACCTATGTCCCGATCACGCGTGAGATGCTCTTCAAGCAGATCGACGAGCAGAACCTGGGCAATCACACGTACCTGAATCTCGGGAGAGATCTGACGGGCTACACCGTGATGGCGGTGATCGGGGGATATCTCCACGTGCTCGATCCGAAGACCGTGACGCTGGTGGGCGCCGACACGATCATGATCGACTTCAACAACCTGCCGCTCTTCGACCGCTGGTACGAATCGAAGCGTTTCATCGACCTTTCTGCAATGCCGCTAACATCGTGGCCGGATAACCCGCACGCGTTCACGGTCACGGAAATGATCTCCGATGCCTTTATCGGGGCCTATCTCACGCTCAGTCAGTCCTTCATCGTGCTCATCGACAACACCGAACTCTGGACCGAGTTTCTGGGCGTCGAGGCGCCACGCTGGCCCCATGCCTATATTAGCTATGTGCAACCTGTCTGGCCACTCGTGACGGGTTGCGGAAAAATTGCGGAATACTGGCCTGTCCCGGAAGACAGGCAGTGGTCGCTAAGGGTGGAGGACAACTTCAGGAACAACCCCATATACAGGACCGTCGACGCGAAGGTTGAGACGGGTCTTTCCGATAGCCGCAATCCCATCCACGCGACGGGCCTGAGTCCCGCATACTTTCTTCAGATCGGCTGTGATGTCAATCTTTCAGGTGGCTGACCAGGCCGCAGTATATGGCTAGTCCGATGCGGGATCAGGTCTCGTGAACACCGCAGAACTGCCGAGCAGGCACACGAACTCGTAGGGAAATTCGCCATTAGACGATGACCTGGGCGGGAAGATCTGCTTGTCGCGAAGCTCCTTTACCATCGTGAAACCCAGCCCCAGGGCAGCGTCGAAGTACGTGCCTATCTCGTCCGAAGGAATGTCAATATTTGCTGAGATACTTTCCATGATAGCGTTGTCGACTTCATCTTCGGCATGGTCGGCCGTGGTGATGCAACTCGACAACCAGCTGAGCATCGAATTGGGATCGGTGTCGACAAGGCTATCGAGGCACTTGAGTTCGCGCCTGTAATCCTTGATGGCCGTTCCCAGATCCACGATGACCGTGTTGGGGTAATGGACCGTCATGACCGCCTTTCCCGTTCGCTTTTCCGTGCCGATGCGGTGGTATTTGTCGTCATTCGTTAATCCTCAGACGCAAGTGCGCAACACCGATCACGGTTTGAATGGTCTTGGGGTCGTGGTCCACCACATCGCGACCTTTCCGGTTCGTTCGGTAGCGTATTGGCTGGTCGTTGTAAATCCAGGCGGATTCGCCTCGAAGTTTCGCCACAACAACCTTCTTTCCAATGTACCCCGAAAACGCCTGATGCCAGACTGAAACGATAGTACAGCGTGCATTGACGTACAGCGGGTTGCCGTCCACGTCGAGAGATTCAGAATCCATCTGTTATCCTAATTGATGTCAACGCGTTGATCCACGGCTGAGTCTTGTAGATCGGGTGTGATTCGGCCTGCCAGCTAGGCAGTCCGCCTGAAAACAGCGGACCTGCCAAGCAGGCCGGAGTACGTGTAGTGGAATTGACCGTCGCTGCGCGAGAATATGCCGCATTCTTCCAGCTTCCTCACCATCGACAGGCCGAGCCCGAAGGCAGCGTCAGAAAACTTTTCGAGCGCGTCCGGTGGCGTGTCGTCGTCATCGCACACGGCGTCAATAACAGCGTTCTGGATCTCGTCTTCGGCCCATTCGCGGGTAGTCACGTAGCACGCCAGCCAACTCACCATCGCACCTGGGTCAGTGTCGAGCACACCGGTCAAATGTTTGACGTCGCGCTCGTATTCGTCAATGGCTGAGCGCAGGTCCAGGATCACCGTGTCCGGTTGACTCGGCGTCATGTCCGATCTCCCATGAGAGGTTATGCCTGTTGTCGTGTCCTGAGTTCAGCCTTGCGCGTAGCGCTTCCTACCTCGCAGGCTTTCTCGAGCGCTTCATAGACATCGGGCTTCCGGTCGAGCTCCCCGACGTTGCACAGGAACGCCATGTGGTGGACGAAGAACCGGATCGCAGGGTCATCACGGATTTCCTGGGAGCCAGGATTCTCGGTATGGCACTGGTTGATCGCCCGCACCAGCGAGCGCGCGATGCCGCTCAGATTGGACGCGCCCTGCAGGGCGTTGAGTGCCTCGCTGTGCCGGTTCAGCGCAGCCTGGTTCATATCGTTGAGGTTGATCGTGTTTCCAGATGTCATTTTGCGGGTAGGGTGGGAAGATGATCGAGCCACGTCTCGAAGCGTTGCCACAGGGACGGGCGGCGTTTGATGTTGATCGCGAGTTCTTCGCGCGTCAGACCTTCTTTTACCAGGTCGAGGAACAGCAGATTGATTTCACCAGCCGCGCGTACGGCATCGTAGTAGAGTGCAGACTGGGGTCGGGCAGAGTGTGTGCTTGAACTGGACGTCACGTCTCGCAGCTTTCGACATAGGGATGGGCGACGCAGGCATAGCAATCGTCCATCGTTACGGTTTGGGCCTGCTCGTAGAGCCCCTTTGCGGCCTCGATAAAATTGTCTGCTTCTTCGCCCTGAAGAAAGACGTTTTCGCCGATGGCAACGGTTGGCATGCTTTCGTTGACGTCAATTGTCACGTTCCGGACACGCCAGGCGCTGGTGCGGATGATTTCATCGAACCGCGGAGTCTTCCGCCTTACGTGATGACTGATTTTCGCTTTCGCAGTTTTACGACTGCTGCAGGTGGCGATGGTGACCCCCGGGCCTTCGGCATCACGAAGCATCACCTCGATCCGCTCCTTACCGTCCTCGTGCACGCCCTGGATGTGGTGGCCCCGATACTCTTCACTCCAGATGGGCTTGTTTCTCATCTTCTCTTTCCCGGGCTGGCTCCACGATCTTCACCTGAAAGATCTCCGGCCAATCTGCCACGGGTACAGACGTGCACGCGAGAAACCAGATTCCGGAGATGTTTTGCACGCAGAGATGGTATTTCCCTCCGTAGCCATCATTCGCGACGGCTACAATCGTTTCATATCCCATGCGGGGCATCGGGTACAGGCCGCAGAGTTTCCTGGCGCTGCCGGCTGAAATTCGGCGCATGTAGTCACGCCCGTAACTCCAATGGTTCCCACTTTCAGGAAGTCCTGTCTGTCTGATCTCAATCATTCAAAATTTTTCTCTTCGGTAGGTGGCTGAGTTTCGATAGCACATTCATCAAGTTCACGTTTTAGGGATCCAACTGCGGCAGTAAAGAGGTTGGCTCTCCAGTTGCGACCGCTGTAAAGTGACATACCTATTGCGCTTCGGCGCGGGCGGCCAGCGCCCAGTGAAAAGCTCCGCCATTTTGGTGACACTGACACGGCACAGCGCCGATGCGGGCTGGTGATGATGACGACGTCGCCATCACCGTAAGGCTCGGCATCCCAGCCATCGGGCAGTTCAACCGGAAGACGCACGTGGTCGCCAGACGGTATGTCAGGCTTTCGGGTCCCATCGGGGGGGCGCGGCGCTTGCCCTTGACGCCGCGTTCCCGCTATGCGGGGGCGGGTACCTGCTTCCGCTCCTGCCGCGTGCGCTTCCCGGCCGTCATGTTCAGCGGCAACGCGGCGTTTGCCGGAAGGGGAACGGATTTCGGCAGGGATGGTCACGATCACAGTTCCCACCAGCGTGCCACTCGTTGCGAAGGCGCCATCTGGAACAGCCTCGAATTCACCGCCCCGTCGTGCAACAAGCTCACGGAATTCGCTCGCGAGTCGATCCTGCCGGAACGTGACGCTCTTCGACATGACGGAGACGAGACGTCCGCGCGGTGCAAGAAAAAGCAGCGCATGCCTGACATGATGAATATCGGCCCGTTTGCCGAAAGGTGGATTCATGACAATCCGGTCATAGACGCGCTTCGGTTTGACACCGAGAAAGTCTCCTTGCACGATGTTGCAGTTCCTGAGGCCGAGTGAGCGCAGTGCAGCCACATTCTCCGGCAGCAGTTCGTGGCAATCGACGCGTGCGGCATGCGCGAGTGCACGGGCGATGTTTCCCCGCCCGGCACTGGGTTCCAGCACGACGTGATTCGCACGCACATCCGCGAGTTTGATCAGGCGCTGAACGACCTCCTCAGGGGTCGGGAAGTAACCAAAGTCCTGGGGGATGGTGATTTCGCCGGACAGAATGATCTGCTCGATGGCATCTGCGGCATCACCGTCAAAAAGATGGGCTTTCGCCTTCCGATTCCACCTGCCGCCGGCGGCTTCGAGCACCTTGTTGGTGCGTACATAGAGGTTTCGCCCGAGCTCATGAGGCAATGCGAGCGAGGTGTTCTGCGTAGATGCCGCTCCCAGGACTTCCAGGACGTCCTGGCTGACTTTCATGCGGCTTGCCCGGCAAGCTTGCGCATTTCGGGTGAGACACAGAAATACAGCCGCCGCCTGTATGGATACGACTCGATGCTCCAGCGTCGCCATTCGGCGCGAATGCGCTCGCTGATGCGGCGACCGGATTCGCCCAGTTCGGGGCGGTCCCAGAAACCTGCGCCGTGTCCTGCACAGGTGAGGTAGAGGTCGTGGCCGAATGCTGCGGCGGGAGTGCCCGCATCGGGATGTAAGCCGTAACCATCCTTGGCCATGACCTGTGCGCATTCCGACGGCCAGGCTTGCGCAAACTCCTCGACAAAGACGCGGGCAATGGCATCGGTTTCCGGAGCACTTTTGATTTTCCTTCCTTCCGGGCCGTCCGCCCAGATAGCTGCAATGACAAAGTGCCGTGCAGCCGTTTCGATTTCCTGTGTGTTCATGAAGTTTGCCGTGAGAACCCTCCGGAGTTCAGATCATCAGCGTGTTTTGGGGCATCGGTCAGCGAGCCGTAACCGAGGAAATAGACACGCAACACGCAGTCGAGGACAGTGGGTTCCTCGCTGTCCTCTCCATCGCACGTCGTCGCCACGTACGATTTGCGACGGTCCCGGACAACTGGATTTATCCAGAATGAGGTCGAACTCCGGAGTAATGTTTGTATTGGACAGGACAGGGTTGAGCGTCGGGGATGCTCAGAGGGCCCGACCAGTCGCTGCGTGAATGTTCCTCGAACCAATGCAGGGCTGGGTGGTTCCCGAGAGTCGCTGGATCTGCCACAGATGCGTGGAGTTGGGCATGTCCTGTAGCAACTGCTCATACTGCGTTACGCGCTCTTCCGTGAAGAGCCCGACAATCGAGCCGGAGGAGGGAAGGCGAACCAGTGCCCTCACCCCCGCACGTCGGAGCATGAATTCAGCCAGCGCGGGGAGGCAGTCGCGATGCAGCATGATGCTGCCTACGCTCGGCTTTCCGTTCACCAGACTGTTCCAGGGGCCTGTGAGTACCGTATTGACGGGAAGCGAGAGATAGTCGAGGATGCCCAGTCGGCCATCCTCATTGACGTCGCAGAGTATGCGCATCATGTAGCTACAGGCCTCGCCAGTGAGCGCCTTGATACCGAAATGTTCGAGGTGCGCCCATGTGTTGACTGCTAGTGATTCCAATTGGATTCCTTACTGTTTATCGAAGACTGCGCTAATGTGATCGTGATCGCCGATCAGATCATGCGAGCGGTTTGTAGCCGTGTCGCAGCTGAAAGTCTGGTTGAAGCAACTGGCCAGACGTTCCCGCTTTCCTTCATCGAGGCCGACGGAGGGCATCGGCATGAAGCTTGCGAATTCTTCCTTGCCGTAGTTCAGGGTCGAAGCACGTATATCGGCGCGCTGCAACCCTTCGACGAGGATTGCCCATCCCAGATCGGCCCGGTTGAGCAGAAACTGCGTTGCATGAGTCGTGTGTTCCGTATAGAAGCCGCTTGGCCAGTTCTTCAGATGCGCCTGTCTCGCAAGGCGCACATCCTGCTGATAGTGTTTCAGGCCGGCTACGCCGATGCCGAGCGGACCTGTGCCACCGGCCAGCGTTTGCGCGTTAAAGATGTTTCGGAAGAACTCGACACTCGCCTGGTTCCCCGTTGACGGCTCTGTAACAGGCGTCGGTGCGGGCGCGTGATGGGTCGCATCGATGTCGGATTGCTCGACGGTGTCGACCAGGTGCAGCAGATGAGACTGGTCGTGGTTGATCAGCTCTTCCTTGAGTACCTCCTTTGCCGTGGCGAGGGCCTGCGCCGTTGTGGGTCGGAGCCGCGGTGCGCTGACTGCCGTCGTTGCGGCCACCACAGGGAGAAGATCTTCCTGCGAGTCCTCCGGTATGGCGTGCCGGGCAGGCAGCATGTCTCGCGTTTGCCCGGTGAGCCCCTCGTTTTGCAGCCGCAGGGCCAGTTGCAGGAGTTCTCGCTGGGCACGGGTATGGTGCTGGCCGATCGACGCGAGGGCCTCGGCGATTTCATCACGGGTCATGGCATGTCCGTTCAGGTCATGGTGACGTGCGTGTTGTAGACTTTCGGTACGGCGATGTTGCGCGCATCCAGCACACACGTCTGGACATTGCTGAATGCACCGTAGGTCGCGGCGTAGTGGGAAATCAGGAAAAGCTGGCTGAAGGGCCACGTCTCCATGATGTGCCTGATGGTGTTGATCGCATTGCTGCGATGCCCGGCGTCGAAGGTGGCGCCCCACTCGTCAAGCAGCAGGGGGCCGTCGTCGAGATGAAGGCATTTCAGGCCGACAACCCGGAACGCCAGATCGATGATTTCCAGCATCCCGTCGCTGCCGTCGCTCACATCCTCCTTGATGTCGCCTTCGGAGCCCACCCGCAGGGGAAACCTGTAGTCAAGGCCGGCGCCTTTTTCCGTCGTCGTTCCGCACGGAACGACTTCGAGCGGATAAACCCAGACCCGGCTGATGAGCTGGTTCATCTGGCGGGTGAAGATGCGGATGAAGCCCAGTAGTCCCTGCGCGATCAGGCCATCGGTTGGAGAGAGTTCACGCATGGCAGCTGCAAGCGCTTCTTCCTCCAGGGAGCGCCGCAGGATCGTCTGCTCGAGGTTGGCGACAATCGCCTTCTGCTGGTTAAGGTTCGCAAGGATTTCCTCCTTGCGCGAGAGCGTGCTCTGGACGTGGCGGATACACGCATGGATGCTCGCGCGCCAGAGCATCTCGACCTGTTCATGGGTGAGATTTTCGAATTCCCGGCACGCTGCGTCGATGCGTGCGGACAGTGCGATCGCATCGGCGAGCTTCCTGCGATACTGGACGAACTCCCCAAGGCATCGGCGTGCTGCTGCCAGCGCCCTGGTGAGTGCCTCGATGGTGCGCTCCGACTCGCGCAGTTTCTGCGACGTCTCGCCCAGCGTCGCGTCCCCGAGGCGCTCCGACTGGACGAGCAGTTCCTTCACCTTGCCGATCTCGGCGTCCTGTTCAGCCGCCTTGACCTCCAGCCTGAGATCCTCCCCGAGCAGCGCGAGCATGCCAATGACCTTCGCGGGCGCCACCTTCAGGGCGTTTGTCTGCGCGAGATGATCCCAGAACGGTTCAAGCGCGCTCGCCATGCGCGTGATCTGGATGATCTCGCGGTAAAGGTCGCCGTAGGCCTGAATAGTGGCCACCGACTGTTCGGCCTTGGTCACCTCCTTTTCCAGGCTGGCGAGCGTCTCTACGCTCGCGGCGATTTCCTTTTCCAACTGCTGCAACGTTTCCGCACCCACGCCCTGAGTGAAGACATGACGGCACTTCGGGCAGGTGACGCTACCATGGGCACGGTGCTGCTCGGCGTGCTGCTTCCTTGCCTGCAGTTGCGCCAGTTGCCGGTTGCCGCGCGTACCCGCTTCCTTGAGCTTGAGCAGTTGCTCACGCCGATCCTTCAGCCGGATGGAACTGAAGAGGCCTTCCTCGTTGGCGGGCATCTCAGCGAGCTTTTCCGAAAGCGTCTCTGCAATCGACTGGAAAGATTGCATGGCAGCCGCGGCGTCGAATCCTTCGAGCCCGAGGCGCCGCGCCTTGAGTAACTGCTGGCGTTGCTCCTGCGCACGCCTGATGCGCGAGCGCAGGGTGTTCAGATCGTCGGTTCCTCGTCGTCGGAGAATTTCGACTGTTTCCCTGATCTTTTCGTGTTCGGTCACGCACCGGGTGAGCACGGCCTCCTGTCCTGTGATGCTGCTGCGGATCGCTTCAATGTGGCGGTCGACACCATCGGTGCCTTCAAAGGTGAGCTTTTTCGGGGGCGTGCCATCTGCGCCAACTGGATCAACGGGGGCCTGTACGCGCATCGCAAGCAGTTGCCGGCTCATTGCATGAAGCTCACGTTCGCGCTCGCGGCGCCCGGCATCGATTTCCCCGACTGATCGCTCGAGCGGCGCGCGCAGTTCGATGAGACGCGTGAGCTCCTTATGCAGGTCTCTGACTTCGGCATCGAGTCTGGCCTGTTCCTCCTGTGTGATGACCTTTGCCTGTTCGAGTACGAGTTGCCGGCGATCGAGCTTGAGCGCACCCGAGACGTTGCGCCACTCTTCCTTCAGGCGGTTGTAGACGGTGATCGCGTAGTCATAGTTGACGTCCGAGAGCATGGTGAACCATTCGCGGCGGCGCGTTGGTCCCATCGAGGTGAACCGTTCAGCGCCGAGCGCGAGTGCGTGCGTCTCGGGCGTGACACCAAACGCCTGCCTGACCAGTTCCTTTTGTACCGTTGCAGTGCCGCCGGGGTTCAGCTCCTTGCCACCGTCCTTGCGGAAACTGTGAGGCTGCTTGAGGGAAAAATCGCTTTTCAGGACATAGTGATGCCCTTGATCCAGGATATGGATTTCCTTGGATCCGTCCTTGCTATAGTCCGCAGGGCTTCCAGGCAGGGGGGTGAGTTCGTGCAGCAGGGAAGATTTGCCTGAACCGTTGGTGCCGAGGATCAGCTGGACGGCTTCGGTGGGCTGGATGGTGAAGCTCTGGATCTGGTTCAGGCCGAAACGTTTATAGCCCTTCAGGATCAGCGCGGTGTAGCGCATCGTGATCTGCCTGTGCTTGAACCATCAGGCGCATGACGTAATGGGCGCAGCCTTCGCTGGCATCGGTCTTTCCCCTTGCTGCGAATCCTCGTGCCATCACAAGGGCCTGCGCCGGCGAAAACTGGGCCGCCGCGCACAGGGAGAATGCACGCGCATGCGCATCAGGTTGGGTGTGAATGTGTGCCTGACTCATTTTTTCGCTTTGATGGCTTGTGATCCACCATTGACGGCCACTCTTTTGAAGGCCTGAAGGTAAATGCGTACGGCGTCCAGGTCGACAAATTCATTGGCATCCCACTGGTTCACGATCAGTCCGGCATGTCGCGTTCGATCGCAGTGACGTCGGCGGTCTCCGCTGTCACCACGTGGCAGTGCAGAGGTATGTGCCGGCTGTCATGATGGCCGCCAAAGGTACGATAGGCCTTCACCCGTCCGTCACGGGACACGGATGTTACGCGCCCCAGTGTCCAGAATGTGCGGCTCCGGGCTCCTTCCTTGACATGGACGTGCGACGCGGTTGTCTGCGTCACGATCAGGTCACCGCGCTTTGCCCTGACGCTTTCTTGTGTCATTTTCATTTCCTATCCCTGGTACCACGCCTCAAATGCGCTGCCTATCGATTGTCTTCATAAATGGAAGCAGGTAGCTGTTAAGTGCATCCAGGTCCTCGAATTCGTTGGCCTTTGCGTTCTTCGCCAGGCGTGCGACCATGTCGCCTTCGACCGCGTGCATGTCGATGCGGTGGGCGCCAACACCGCCGCATCGCGCGGGCACTTCCTTGTCGATGAAGTGCTGACCGAATCGGCGCCAGGCCGAAACCGTACCATTATCGTCAGCATGCGTCACACGTCCCAGCGTCCAGAACAGACGCGTCGTTTCCCCTTGCTCTTCCGTGTACACGACCTCGCCCATGACAATGGCTACCAGGTCACCTCGCCGGGATGGCTTGGTCGGCTTGCTCATGAACGGCGTCTGCGTGCCTTGCTCATGTCGTGTCGTCGGCTTTTCCATCATTTTGCCGCGTCCATTGTTGCTGGCTTCCAGCTTTCGTCGGGAAACTCGTCCTGCATGACGTCCATGACCTCATCGGTCAGGTCGGGGCGATGCGTCGCGATCCAGGTGGCGAGATCGCCACGTGTAACGCCGTCGATATTGTCAAAGCAGACAGAACTGATCACGCGATGCACGTCGACCCTGCGCAGTTCGCCGAGCGAGTCGGCGGAGATCCTGATATACGGATCGAGGTTTTTCCTGTTCATCAATCAAACTCCGTTATTCGTTGTTTCCAGCATGAACGTTGTTGCGTACTCGTACGCATGATCGGGTATCGGGAATTCATTCGCGCCGCTGTGCTGCCCAACACGATTCGTCATGTCGCCTTCGATGGCTGGCATGTCGACCAGTGTGGCGGAAAGCAGCTGATAGTTCTCTGGCACATCCCGACAGACATAGTGCGTGCCAAAAATGCGGAAGGCGCTGACGATGCCGTCCTGTGCGACGCCTGTGACGCGGCCGAGTGACCAGAAGCACGCCAGCAGTGTGCCTTCTTCAGCGACAAGCATGGGCCTCGTTCTCATCATCAGGATCAGGTCACCACGCTGCGCCACCGGGTTCTTGTTTTCGCTACTCTTCATATGTTCACTTCCTGTTAACGGCTTGCCAATCAGAGAATGATCGTATGCAGTACTTTTTATTGTTCCATTTGCAAACTATCGCAAGGGGAGATCATGGCCAACCCCTCGCCATCCCATCTTCAACCTGTTTCGATTGGTATCGTTGCGGAAAACAAGCTGCCTTCGAGTAACCTGATCGAGGTCACACCGATCGAGAAATTGCCGTTCGTTGATGGCGAACTGACCCAGACCGGGACGACGCTCTCGGCGTCTGGCACGGACGTGAACGGTGCGGCATACAACACCCAGGTGGCTTCCTCTACCACGATCAAGGCTGAATGGTTACGGGAAGGAGAATCCAACCGGGTGAGCGCACCTGACGTCAGGCGTGGCGCCCGTGTCAAGCTGTACCAGTTTGCGGATTCGGACAGGTATTACTGGACGGTGTGCGGCGACGATTCGAGCCTGCGCAAACTCGAGACCGTGACGCACGCATGGAGTGGAACGCAGGACGAGTCGGCGAATCTCGACCCGTCGAACAGCTACTTCTTTCAGGTTTCAACGCATACGGGCCTTGTGACGCTGACGACTTCCAAGGCAAACGGGGAAGCCCACGCCTATGGAATCCAGCTCAACACCAAGGAAGGCTATCTGCGTATCCAGGACGATATAGGCAACTACCTTGTGCTCGATTCAACGCAAAACCTCTTCGAGATCGGCAATGGCGACCAGTCGCTGCTTCAGATGATGCAGTCGAAGCTGAGCATCCTGACGCAGGACGAAATCGACATCAGGACGAAGAGTCTCAACATTCAGGCCAATACCACCCATACCGGTACCCTCACCGAGAACGGTGTGCTGCAACTCAACGGCGACATGACTACAGCACCCGGTGCGCAGGGTGGCGGCACCGGGCAGGTGAGCATCGCAGCCAACGTCAATGTCAAGGGTAACGCCCAGATCACGGGCAATACGACCACCCAGAAGTTGACGTCAGTTGAGGACATCGACGCGCCGAACGTCAATTGATGGTCTACGACTGCTCCCGATTACCACAGAGCCGGACCGGTGGCTTCTGCGATCTGGTAAGCAGCCCAATCCCAGTAGCCACTTACCGTCTCCTGATTGGCCACGGCTTCGCGCCACATCACGCGGGTAATAGCCGGATGCTCGCCGTCGCCTCCAGGGTTGTAAATGGCGTCCAGAGCCTCGCCAGACAGTCCGGTTTCCTGGACCATCAGATCTATCTGTTCAATCGTGAATCCGGTTGTGCTCGCCAGGACGTCCCGAGCCAATATTGCTGGCTCAGTCGGCGCAGGTGATCCAGTAGGGAGACGAAACGCTGGTTCGCCAGCGGGCTCGAAAGATGCAATGTAATCGCGGATGGAGGACAGGGCGTTTGCGTGCAGTAGCGGTCGGAGCCACTGAATGGCCTGATCGGTTGCGTACCCGACGCGGGCGCGGTTCTGCTCCCTCAAGCTTTCGCCGATGAATAGTGGAACAATCATGGACTCGCTTTCGGCGGTGTCGTAATCGACCAGTTCGAGATAGCCGTGGCCATCGACAAGGCGGCCAAGGCTGTCGACATTCGCCTGAATGCCACTGCTGAGGCGGCCATCCGCCGTGTCTTGGAACTCCAGGGAGAGTTTAAGCTGATGATAGTCGGGTAGATATTCAATCGCACCACTGGCCAGTTCGTGATCGAACCTCATGCCGTTGGCGTTGAGCAGGGGAGCGAGCGCTCGCGCGATGGTATCTTCGGAGGTGCCAGGTTTGATGTTGAGAGAGCCATGAAGACAGCATTGATGACCAGACATGTGGTAGTCCTGATTAAATAGATTGGCGTTGAAAAGACGGCATTCGGTGTGGAAAGCGCCGCGCATAAAAAATGACTGAAGGCCAGTCAGTTCAGGAGGGAGCCACCGGAGACGGGGCGAATTTTTGAACGATGGGGATACGTGCCTTGAGGAAATAAGGCGGTTTCGTTGTCGCGAAGGAAAGGCGCCCCGGAGTCCTCTCGGGCGAAGAGCATAGGTGCGTTTCCTGGGTTAGTTTGGCGTTGGTACCAGTTTGCCGGGATCGAGATTCATGGCTGAAGGCGTTTTTACCAGGCGTGGCTCAGCGGCGGGCTGGAGCAGCTTTGCGGCTTGCTGGTCGGCCTGTTTTTCGCTTTCTCGCCGCTTTTGCAATCTGGCGTTCCAGCCCAGGAAGATATGTGTTGGCGTGTACCACGTATCCCATGTCTGCAAGGTTAGCGAGTCTCCCTGAACGATGATGGCCGGAATCCCACGCAGTGACAGTTGCAGATAGGTCATGTGAACGCAGAGACGATCCTTGTCGACACACGTCGCGTGAAACTGCGTTGGATAGTTGAACCCCAGGTTGTGAAAGGTTTCGGCAAGGGCGACGACCATACCGCCGGCCCCACAGGCCGGTTCCAGGACAGTAATGAAACCGTGTTCACGGATCTGGTCCCGTACCTCGTCTTCGTTGCGTAAGGTCATGAGCGCCATAAGACTCTGAACACCGCCGGGCGTAAAGAATTGCCCCAGGCGGTCATTGCCTACGTCCAGCATGCTGAAAATCTTGCCCAGTACATCGCCGTCGCGGTCGATGGCGGAATGCCCAAGACCGGGGGAACCGAATTCGTCAGTGCGTTCCCGATAACACAGCAGGAGCTCGACGAACATGTGCGCGAATTTTGTGGCCTCGTCGGAGGTATAGCCTTTTACTATCTCCATATAGCGCTTCTCGCGCCTGTCGCGCTGGGCGAAATCGAAACGGTTGCTCAGCGCGATGGCACTCGTCTCGATGAAGTCGGTAAAGACCGAGTAAGGGTTGTGCCTCGCAAAGAGCCCCCGCATGAGTTCCACGATATTGTGCTGATGCGGGTTGACCTTGATCGAAAACTGGTTTTTGTCTCGGCGGCCCATGGGCGGATCTCCGGAAGGGAAAATAAAGGAGGACGCCGCAGGGGCGTCCTCAATGACTGTTCCCAACGGTGATATATATCCGAGAGCCGTTTTATTGTCGTGAGCCGTGACCGGTGTTACGCGTGCCAGTTGGGTTCGCTGGCAGCGGGATAGACTGGTGTCAGGCTCGCGAGGTCGAGCAGCGTGAAGTGACCACCTTCGAATACCGCCCCGGTATCGATGTAATGGACGTTGCCCAGCGTGCCATGGCGCGAGACGGGGGTATGTCCGACCACAACAGCGTGGATATCGCGCACGCAAGAGGGATCGAGCGCCAGGATGCGCGCCCGGGCCCATATGGCCAGCTGCGCGAGATGTTCACGCTCCTCAGCAGGAACCTTCGCGCTGCCCAGACGCGTCACGAAGTCCCGCCATGAAGGTACGGGGCAATCGGCGTGTACGATACCGACCATTCCCGCTTCGGTCTCTACCTCGATGGCAACAGGTAAGCGGTCAAGGGCATCCGAGAAGCGTTGCTGAAGTTCGGGGACGTTCTCAATGTTCCATCCTCCGCTGTTGGAGAGGTAGGTAGCGGCATCGACAGTGCCTCGCGGCCAGCGGATGGTGTAGTCGTCATGGTTGCCGCGCACCGGATGAAACCACGGATAATTGAGCCATTCGAGTACGCGGTCCGATTCCGGCCCCCTGTCAACAAGATCTCCCGTGCAAAAGAGACGGTCTGCGTCACGATCGAACCCGACGACATCCAGCACGCGGGAGAGGGCAGAAAACATGCCATGGATGTCACCTGCAACGAGGTCCCGTCCCTTCGTGTTCCTGGCGAAGTGTTCGTGGAAGATCATGATGCGTGCGCTCCGGGTTGACGGGAATCCGGTTGATGGCTGGGGAGGGTGGCGCGGGCGTAGGGGTTCCTGATGAGAAAGCAGCGCTCGTAGATCTCATCGATCCGCGCCTCTTCTTCGGGCGTCTGGCCACCCCTCTGGTTGACAATCCACTCTTCCGCTTCGAAGGGAAAAGGCCACGAATCGATTTCGGTGGTGGCAAGGGGAGAAATGCGCTGCCGGACTTCGAGATCGATCTTGACCCAGGGGTGCCAGGCAGGGCGACGCGGGATCGCGCCCGGCGCGCCGGATGCCTCAGGGGGCGACCGGTGGAAGAAATCCACCTCCCACTTGAGGCCATGCCCCATGCTTTCAGGAAGCGCGCCTTCAGCAACGGGATAGGTGTACCGGTCCTTGAGCATGCCGCTTTCGGCCAGGACCCTGAATTGCCGGAAGTTATCCCCGGTCGTTCCGATCGGCACTTCCGAGTTCGTGCCGTCCTTCAGCTTCACCTTGGTGGTGAGGACGTATTGGGCTGCCTTGCCACGTTCATCGGGCCAGGTCGTACGACGGATGCGGATAGTGCCCCGGCCGCCGTTCGCGTCGCTCTGGGGAACCTTGATTTCCCACTGTTCGTGCCGCTCGGCGGACGTGAAACCTGACGGGGGCGCTACAGTCGGAAGGGAGCCTGTCGCCTCTGGCTGGACCTCGGGCAGTCTTGCGTAGAAGACGTATTCGATTTCGTGGAAGTTCGCGCCCGATGCATCTTCTTCGAGCGCCAGTTTCAGCAGGCTGGACATGACGCGCTCCTGGCGGGAGTCGGACCTTAATCGATACCCCACAGCGTCTTGACGGCGTCCTTCATCAGGTTGAGCATTTCCCGAGACACCGCGCCCGGTGTCACGATGCCGAAGTGAACGAGGGTGGCGTAGATGGCGGCCGCGATGGTCAGCACGATGAAGACTGCGAGAACGACCGCGAGCAGATAGATCTGTGTCTGCAGGTTTGCGACGTCCACAGACAGGGTTGTCGCGGATCCGGACGGGCTGCCCTCATGGGCATGACGTTTGCCCGCGACATAGCGGGCCATAAGGACCATGGCCTGCGAGGGCTCAAGCTGGCCAATCGCGTCCTTCAGCTCGGCGCCGGTCGACTCCTGGCTGAGCGCCGGCAGTTGCCTGCGTGTCGCGGCGAGCGTCTGGTAGGCGACCAGCAGGTCACGCAGGGCGTGCGGTGCTCCTTCGTAGCTATGCAGGGGTACCGGGTCTTCGACATCTGACAGCACGACCCTGATGGTCTGCGCGATCTCTTCTTTCATTGTGGAGCTCCGCCACCGGGTGCGTCAGTGCCGGTTGGCGCGGCGGCGGCATTTGCCTTGTCCACGGCCGCTTTCGTCTGGGCCCACCAGGTGCGCAGATTTTTTTTGTCGATATTGCAGTTGGCGAGATTGGTCGTCTGGGCGATATACACCTGTGAGAGCAGGTCTTCCTTTCCCTCCCAGTCGCTCGAGAGATATTGCGTGCGATCTGGCGGCGGCGCTACCGGGCAATCGGCAAGGAGAATGGCGGGGATCTCGGGAAGGATCGTCTGGTAGTGGTTGACGACCGCCGGGGTAGTCGAGCAGCCTGCAACACACAAGGCGGTCAAGCCTGTTGCGGCGAGCGCGTTAAATCGTTTCATCGTCTTACCCTCAGGTTCTGGCCAGGGTGACATTGATCGATCAGCCGTCCGGGCCGGAGGGGGGTGGCACAAGTGTTGATGGAATGTCCGCGGGCGCACTGGGCGTAGCATGGCTGGGAGAGGTAAATTCCACACACCCTGCCGCATTCGCAGGGGCGGCCGCGCAGTAGCTCTGCCAGAGTCCGGTGATCTGGATCGCGCTGATCTCGCGCGCCTCGGCGTCAGCCTCTTCCTGCTTTTTCATCTGGCCGGCTGCTGGGGCGTACTTCGTCTTGACGCTTTCAATCTGGGCTTTTGTAGACGATGCGATGGAACCCTGCGCGGCCGCCATGTCAGCTTTGGCCTGCACGACGGTGGTGACCACTTCGTCATTGACCCGGTTGAGGGTCTGCGCGAGCTGTAGCTGCTGGGTGAGGTTTCTATTGGCCGCCTGCAGATCGCTGACCTGTTGCTGGGCTGCCGTCAGGCTTGCATTGAGGGTCTTGACCTTGTGAGCCTGGTACGCGCCATAGGCAACCAGGCTTGCCATAAGCGCGAGCACCACTGTGCCGACGATGACTGCGGCGTATGCCTTCAGTTTGTCAAACATGAGACCTCCAGCCATGCTTTCCAGTGCGAATACCCCACTGCAATCGCGTCGATGCTGTGCTCGTCGAGTAACTGGAGCGGAATTTCGCCGTTGTAGTGAAGCTCAGGCAGGCGCAGAAGCGCGTCTCGCACTGTGTCCTTGTCCGCATTGCCTTTCGCACCGACGGCGGTCTTCACACTCGCCGGATCAATGAGATAAAGGGCCTTCCAGATGTCGTAGCGCATCACGGCCCGACGCACGCCACAGATCACCTCGGTCAGGACGCCGTGGGCCTGGGGGCGTCGCAGATTGATGAAAGGAGCCTCGCAGGCAATCATGATCGGGTCGATCTCCCGAAATAGCGACACGAGCGCGTCTTCGAGTGACGCAATCCGGCCCAGGCGCTCACCGAAAAGTTGCGAGGTCCACAGCGTCGCGGGCAACCGTGTTGTCAAATGCAGCGCGTCCAGCGTGCACGCTGTCGTGCGTGTAATTCGCAGCGTCGCGAGGTCGATGTACAACACTGCTGTGCCGAGATGCACGCTTCCCGGATCGATGCCGACGATGCAGATTTCCTGTGGCGAGTCTGCCGGCATGCTCAGCATAGGTACTCCCTAGCCAGTGGAAGTACCAGATTGGGCGCCGGTGTTCTGAAGCACGAAGAGCGGTTCGGTGGCGCCAACGCTCAGATTGATGTTGACGCCGCCGTTCTGGTAGTTCATTGCCTGATACGTGTTGAAGAACGAGCAGATCTGGGCGCAGATGACCTCGTTCACGTTGAACGATCCGCCTGATACCGGGACGTTCACCACCTTGTCCACGCCGCTGACAAGCCCGATCTCGTTGACGACTGCGTATCTCGGATCGCCGTAGATGATGTTGGCGCAATTAAGCAGTTCGGTAACGTCCTGTGCGTTGAAGAAGAGCTTGACGATGGCGGCCGCGGTGATGAAGTCGCCTGAGAGAATGTTGATTGACCCGTTTGCTGGGGTGGACGGCTGTGGATTGAGGTTGGATGCATCCGGCACATAGGGCGTGATGGTGGAGACGCCGCCCGCTACCGTCACCATGTTCAGTTCGACCCCCACACCCGTGAAATCGATCCTGCGCAGGAAGTAGCATGCATAGGGCACGCTATTCCAGGTGATCACCTGTCGCAGGGCATACTGGGCCATCTGCGAGGTGGCGAGGTCCGCGTTCACCGGGCGCATGATGAAAGGCAGGTGATTGAATAGTGCGGCATCCGTTGCCTGATGCTGCAGGGGCTGCGAAAGCGCGACGTTGTCGGCGCCGGCTGTCACACCTGCGCCACCATTGCCGATGCAGTAGTAGCGCTGGGAGGGGAGGATGCCAGGTGAGGGTGCCACACCTGCCTGTACACCAAACTTCTCGTTGAGCGTGGTGTTCGCCATCATCGTGAAGGGAAGGTTCTGCAGCAGGCACGTCTGCAGATACGCGCCCCATGCCGTGCGCTGACTCTGTTCCATTTAGGTATCCTGATCAAATGACGCGAGCCGGCCGGAAGGAGCGGCGGGCTGGTCTAGTCAGATGGTGGCGTGTACGTGAGGCCGCCGAGATTCCTGACTGGCCAGATATCCGGGAGTTGGGGTAGGGGGGCGCCGGGTGTCTGCCAGGGCGGCGGCCAGATGCTGACGATGGAGGCGGCCCGATCCGTATCGGATAGCGCGAGCCAGTTCTCGATGCCAATCAACGGAGGAATGACAGGGTTTCCCGTTGAGACACGTATCGTTGAGCGCACGTCAATGCCCTGCATGCTGACGTAGCCGTAGACGTCGATCGGATCGCGCGCCGGCCGTACGACCAGACCGATCCGTTCCTTCACACTCGATTGCGCCGATGCTTCGAGGCGGTTGCCGATCTGGCCAACCCTCGCGGCATTGATGTCGTAATCGAAATGCACCCTCGCGAGGGTGCTGTGACGGATGACATCGACTTCAGTATCACCGTCGTAGACATCCTCAACGGACGCCGTGAGGTTGTCGCCCGTTCGTATGATGGCCGAACCGACGTCCCTGATCGTGGAGTCGTTGATCCCGGAAATGAACTGGATGCTGTAGCTGGAGAGCTTCTGCATCATGGAGAGCATGGCCGCCTGCAGGTTTGCGACAGAGTGGGTCGACTGCAGGTTCACTCCGGTGGCAGCCTCGATGAGCGACTGGTACATGAGCCCATAGTCGTCAGCGGAGAAGACTGTGATGTCGATATTGCGCAGCCTGAACCACTGTGCGTAGGTTTCGCCGCTGCCGTTGATACTGCCGTCGCCGAGCTGGATCACGTTGTCGGAGTAGATGCGTTCGACCATTCCGAAGACCATGCCGCGACGTTCCTCATGCTCCTGAAAGGCGATCAGCTTCCACTGGTTGGTGGCGGCCTGCCAGATTGCGTTCGCCGTGGCGCAGAAGGCATGAACCGAGATCATCGGCACAATTGCCGGCTGCCAGGACAGCGCTTCAAGGGCGATATCCTGTGTCACGAGCCCGGAGTCAACCACGGACATCAGGTCCGCTATCGGTGGCGTGGGAATGCGCTGCACACGTGTAGCGATCACGCTCGGGACAGGCTCATTGGTCAGGTCAAAGCCGACCGACTGGCAGAAGCAGTAGATCATGAACGCAAAGCCGTCCTTCGCGGTCATGGGCACGATCGGCTCTCCCGTCACGGGGTTGTTCACGACGAGAAAAGCCGTGTAGAGATCCTTGCTCGCGAAGAAGGCCCAGTGGTGGAGCAGGATATCCTCGAGCGTGTAGGGGCTCGATCCAGACATATCAATCATGGCTGAATTGAGCACCTTGGTCTGCAAGGTGTTTGAGCGCGAATTCTCCATACGCGTCTGGATATTGGCTTCGACGTCGGTCTGGACCAGCGCATTGCCCACGGCCACTGGCTGCTCATTGTCGAGCATCTGGTCGAGCGTCCACGTGGTGTCCGCGACAGCGTTGTAGCCGAGGTTCAGTGCGATGGCGTCGAACTCGATCGCCGGATAGAGCGAATCCGGCATATCGGACACGTTGTGGTTCATCACGTAGGCTGCCAGCGGTATGCCGCGGTCCGTTAGCAGCTTCTGGATGAGTGTCCTGAAGGTGGACTGCTTGCCAGCATTGCGCTCGATATAGTTGATGTTGCGGTACAGCCAGATGGATTGCGCGAGCGTGAGCTGATCGTAGTACGCATCGAGTCCGAGATGCGATGCGAGATACTGCCTCACGTGGTAGCTGTGGGCTTCGGCGGTGCCACAGGCGGCAAGGCGATACGAAATGATCGCCATGGCGAGGCCGTAGTACAGGTTCGAATTCTGGACCGTGAAGTAAAGCTCGTCACTGATCCCGTACTGCGGATTGAACCAGCGGTTCTTGAAGGCCTTGATCCAGCCCTGAAGCTTTTGCACCAGGCTGAACTCGTTGGGTTCGATGAGCGATGCTGGCCACCCGAGAATGTCGCCATCGGCCGCGCTGATCGCGCTCTGAACCTCAACCGGATAGATGATTCCAAGGATCAGGAACACCTGCTTCGGGTATTGCGTGACGAGCTGATAGTACTCCCATGTTCCAAACTGGTAGGCGGCAGCAGTCGCTGTATGGACCTTGAGGTTCTCCACGGTGAAATCGATGATCTGCATGCTGTCAAGCGATTTCACCTGCATGGGCGTATCCGTGAAGTGGTACTGCCCGGCCACGTTCATGTAGTACTTCCACGTGGTCGGCTCTGTCTCGTCAAATCTCATCAATCCATAGTAGTCCTTTACATACTGGTTCAGTCCATCCAAACTTTCCTGTGACTTGATCGTGAGGGTGCTCGCGAGCTGGATGCACTGGTTGATATAGACCTGGAACTCATTGGAATTGCTCGATGCCACGGCAGTGCTCCGGGCGGAGGGTGCGCGCAAAGGTTGCTGAAGCGGTTCCCGGATCCGGGAAAAGGGGAAAGCATGAATTCAAGTGCCTACCGGCGGGTGATTGAATCGGCCGCAACGGGCAGGAAATTCCACGTTCTGCAACTCGTGCGGCGCGACCCGGAGACCGCGGCCATACTCGCCAAGCTGGTCCCGTCCACCAATCCGGTGCAATACAACCAGGAGGGTCAGAGGGAGATCACGCAACCCAACCTGTATGAGTTCCGCAATGCGGCGGAGCAGACTGCCCGCAACATCAATGACGCGGAAACCGTCATGGGCCTGCTGCCCGACATGGAGCTCGCGCAGCAGGTACTCGTGGCCAGCATCGGGTCGCCGAAGGACATGATGTCGATCGACCTGACCTTCACACCGCCAGAAGGGCTGATGCCGCCCGATGTGAGCGGCGCGCTCATTGATCGCTATCGCCGGCATTTTGAGCAGGTTCATAAAATTAAGGCGCTCATTCCCGAGATCCTGAGGGCTGCGCTCTTCAGGACGGGCTCATATCCGGTTGCCGTGATTCCAGAAAATTCGGTCGACGCGGTGATCAATGGCGAGCAGCGCCTGTCGATGGAGTCGCTCTCGGAGCACATCTATGCCGATGGCACGGTGAGGCCTCTCGGGATACTCGGGCCGGTACAGAAGACGGCGCCCACCGAGCAAAGCATGACCAGCATCTCGGCCGAGTCGTTTGCTGACTGGCGCTTCAACGCGTGGGAAAGCCGGCACGTCGGGCGGGTCCGGTTCGAACTGGGATTCGCGCAGCCGTTGCGCGAGGATGAGGTTTTTCTGAGCGTGACCGACAACCCGACGGTGCTCAAGATCCCGGAGATCAGGCAGAAGATCCGTGAGTGCCGGATTCTCGAAGCGCTCAGATCGCCAGCGCTGGAATCGGTGGGCTACGGCCGCGACATGTCGATCGCGCAGATGAACGATCGCGAACTTACGGGCGTGCTCTATCGCAACCGGCAGTATGGGTATCAACCCATCGCAAGCGTGAAGACCCAGGAGCAGCTCACGCGCCGCACGGTCGGCAGCCCGCTCACCATGCACATTCCTTCCGAGGCGGTGATCCCGGTGCATGTGCCGGGCACGCCTGAGCATCAGGTTGGATTCTTCGTGCTGCTGGACATGGAAGGGCATCCGATCGTCAGGCAGGCGATCACCGACTCCTACCAGCAGATGACGCAGCAGCTGAACACCGGCGGTGCGTTTCCCTCCGCGATGATCAACAAGGTGAAGTCGCAGATGGAGGGTTTCAATTTCACGAACCGGGAATCGCTCGATTACAGCGCCAGGGTCTACGGTGACATGATCGAGCAGGACCTGCTCGCGCGCCTGCGCAATGGTGTCTATGGCTCCGGCGTCGAGCTCGCGCGGCGCGAGGAAATCTATCGCGTGATGTTTGCGCGGGCGCTGGCCAGACAGAATAGCCAGCTGCTCTTCATTCCCGCGGAGTTCATGACCTACTTCGCCTTCCGGTTCAACGAGAACGGGATCGGGGAGTCGCTGCTCGACGAGATCCGCATCCTGAACGGGCTGCGCACGACACTGCTCTTCTCCAACGTGATGGCGGGCGTGCGCAATTCCATCGCCCGCACGGATGTGAAGATCAAACTCGATGAGGAGGATCCGAACCCCGAGAAGACGATGGAAACCATTATGAACGAGACCGCGCGTCTGCGTTCAAACCAGATGCCAGTCGGAATCAGTTCGCCCTATGACGTGCTGGACTTCATCGCGCGAGCGGGCTTCAATTTCGTAGTGGAGGGCCATCCCGGTTACCCGGACGTGAACATCGACTTTGGCGAGCGGAATACCAGCTATGCCAAGCCCGATACGGATCTCGAGGACAACCTGCGCAAGCGCGCGCTCATGAAGGTCGGCACACCACCCGAGCTCATCGATACCGCGAGCCAACCCGAGTTCGCCACCTCGATCGTCACGAGCAATACGCTGATGTCCAAACGCGTGATGCAGTTGCAGGACGAGTTTCATCCGCAGCTTGCGGCGCATATGCGCATCCACGTGATGAATACGGCGGAGACGATGGCCGACCTCAAGCAGATCCTGCGCGATAACTTCGCCAAGCTGAAGTTCGACAGGGAGGACCGGCAGGAGGCGCGCAACTGGTCGACGTATCGTGCGGGCGCCGCACCGGACCGCAAAGCGGAAGTGCCCGTGATCACGGAGCGGCCGGCAGGAGACAGGAATGTCGGCGAAGAGCAGAAGGAATACCTCGTCGAGCAGATCCTGATCGAGTTTCTGATGAACGTCGAGGTGTCGTTGCCGCGGCCGAACTCGTCGACGCTGGAAAACCAGGTGACGGCGCTCGAGACTTACACGAAGGCGCTTGAGGCCGGGCTCGAAGCGTGGATCTCCGAGAAATTTTTCAACGTCGATACGGCTGGCGATGTCGCTGCGAAGATCGAAACCCTGAAGGAAGTGGCCAAGGCCTACTACGTCCGCCTCTACATGATCGAGAACGGCATGTTGCCGGAGCTCGCCCAGCTCACCACGATGGACGAGGACGGCAAACCGCTCGTGGATGTCTTCAGGATACAGACCGAGCACATCGAGCAGTTGCAGAAGGCCTTCGGTGAGTTCTTCAAGGGTTTGCTGCCGATCACGAACCGCGCCAACGAGAAGTTCAAGACGGTGCAGGACAAGAGCACGACGGAGGCCACCGACAGCTATTCGTCGGGCTCCGACACTTCAGGCGGCGAGGATTATGGCTTTGGAGGTGGTGGTGGCGAGGCGGACATGGGCGGCGGTGAGATGCCGGACTTCGGCGGTGGTGAGGGCTTCGACGCGATGCAGACGTCTGAGGGCGAGGGCGAATTGACGCCGTCGCCGTTCGGATCCGGTGGCGAGGAGAACACGGGCGGTGAGGAAGAGACCGGCTCGGGAGGTAGCAACGAGGCTGGTGAGGAAACGGGTAACGAAATGGGCAGCGAAACGGCTGACGAAACGGGTAGCGAGACCGGCAATGAATCGGGCGAAGGGAAACCGCAAAAGCCGGGAGCGAAAAAGAAAGGGAGCGAAGACGAGGAGGAGAACCCTGAGGAGGGTGAAGAAGGTGAAGAGGGCCCGCCACCGTGACCCGGATTCGGGGGCCGGGGTTGGACAAAATGCGCTTTAATCGGGTGGTCTACGTGCATGGTCGAACGCAACGCACAGGCGGGACATACCGTGATTCTCCGGCTTTCCCGAGAACCAGTCGTTATCGACAGTCCGGCCGTTGCCCGTTGCGATACCGACATGCCAGTGCGCGCCGCACAGCCGGTGCACGACCGGCAATTGGCGAGGTCGCCAGAAGACAATATCGCCGGCCTGTACCATGTCCTGGGCATCGATCTTCCGCCAGCGCGAGAGGGCTGCATCGACCGCGGACACCGAAGCGATCCTGCCGATCGGGTGACAGGCTCCCTGGAAAATCGCACTGACGGTGTAGGCGCATGACAGCAGCCCCGGGAAACCTACGCCGAAATAGCTGCGCTTCGTCCAGGCATTCCAGCGTTGCATTCCGTACAGTGACCCATCTTCCCGAACGGCCCCGGGAGCGGATTGCGCGGCCGCCACGAGACTCGCGCGCAGTGAGGGTTCGCAATACGCGCTGGCGTGGTTACCGGCGTGTGCGACCGGCAAGGACGCCAGCGCAATCGCTGTTGCCGCAAGCCATCGCAGCCGGATCGAAATGGACAATCTGGTCAT